GACGGGATATTCACCGAACACGAGGTTCCTATCATTTACGGCGACATGCAACGCCAAGCAGCACAAATTCTTAACAAGAATAGTGAGAACTCTATCTTACCGGGCGTTATTATGAGTTACTACATTGTAGACCTAAAGCCAGCGCCTGAGCGTAGAAAGCATCAAACTCACACGTCTACTGTGTCTGTAGTTGAGCAGCGCCATACAGAAGACGGGTACGACAGGTCAGGCAAGGGAAACAAAATAGATGTCGAGCGCCATATGACAGCGCCTTATAACTTGACTATTCAGCTTGACATTTCAACAAATACCACAACCACTAAGATGCAAATTATTGAGCAAATACTTATGGTGTTTAACCCAGATGTGGTAATTCAACAAAATTCAAATATGTTGGACTGGTCTAATATCACTTCTATACGCTTGGATGATATTGTCTGGACTAACCGTTCAATAGGTAACCAAATTGATGAAGAGCGCGAATATGCGTCACTAACATTCAACGTGCCTATTGAAATCAGTCCGCCGGCTAAGGTTACGCGCTCGCGTTTAATAGAGGATATTGTATTGAGCTTGGATGTTACTAAAGAGATTTCAGAAGAAGAGATGTCTAAGTTTTACGATCCAGCCGCCGGTGTGATGGAGTTTGAAGAGCGCAAGACACAAATTGTACGTGCCGAAGACTACTACATCAAAATAGGAGTCGACGGCTTACATGACATGCAGGCCGGGCTATTTGACCGAGAAGGGAAACCCGTAAATTGGAAGGAATCATTCTACCAGACTGGTCTGGAATCATTTTTGGTTGTGAACGTTGCGAGTTTTCCTACTAATAAACAAGGCGACATTTATTTCAAGTTTACAGAAATGCCCGGTAACTCTTACATTATTGGCATTGAATTAGACGAAACAACGTTGCCTACCAACACGTTACCGAATGTTGATAGGCTTGTTAACCCGAATAAAACAGAACCAGGAAACGGCTTGCCCGATCCTGCTGAAGGTCAGCGTTATATACTGACTTCGGATTTAACGCAACACAGCGAGAATTGGCTTTTTGATTGTCACACTTTACCCGAAGCTGATGATATTATCGAGTTTAAGGACGGTCGCTGGGTTATTGTTTTTAATCGTAAAATTGCCGAGGACAGGGCTAACGAAGACATGACTGATTTTGTTTATGTCTCTAGCAGCAATAAGCACCTTAAATACGATAAAATAAACGGTTGGGTTTACACATACTTAAACGAATACGGACCGGAACGATGGAAAATTCTAATCAAATAAGTGCGGCAGGCTGTATTATTGTGGCGAAGGACACTCGACGTGTTCTTTTCGCCCTACGCAATAAAGCAAATACCAAACGAGCCGGATGGGGTATCTGGGGCGGCAAGATTGAAAACGGCGAAACTACAATAGACGGGCTCAGGCGCGAGCTTCACGAGGAAATAGGGAAGGTACCCACTGCCTTAAAAGTGCATCCGTTTGACATCTATCAAGGCGCTGACAGTAACTTTTTCTATTACACTTACGTCTGGATAATACCAAGCGAATTCACGCCAATTTTGAACGACGAGCATATAAGTTATGCCTGGGTCAATATAGGTCAATGGCCTACGCCTTTACATAAAGGAGTAGCGCACACTCTTAGGCCTAAAAAGAATATAAAAAAGCTTCACCAAATGATTGATGAAGCCCCCGAATATCCTACATATCCGTGCATAAGTAACACGTTTTACAAGTCAAGCGTCTAGGACGCTTGACAAATAAAGTACTTATTAGATCCGTCTTCGTAGAAGTAAAGCGTAATATTAGGCGTAGCACTTAAGTCAATAATATGTGTAGTGCCTGACGTATATACGCCATTTACGTACATACCTGTTAAGCCAGTAACCTCCATTCTTAATCTAGAGTTAGCACCCCAATTAGATATAACGGTATTTGCCGTTGCCGCTATAACTACTGAGTTACCAGTTTCTAATTGATCTAGGCCAGAGATGTTCATTACACTTGTTGTGTTATCAGGAATAGCGTAGCGAACTAAACTATTACCTTCACTTAGCGCCACTGAGTTGCCACTCACTGTCGTATAACTCGCGTTAGCTGTTATAATTTCAGCTTGTATGTCGGCAATCGTCGCCAATCGATCAGTGCCAGATCCGTTACGTCTGTACACGTCACCTGCGTCACTGTACAACACTGTTTTACCAGTAACCGATACCGTCTGAGCGCCAGCGTTACCGTTAGTGCCGCCGATATCAGTTAGTATGCTTGCGCCCATGTCAACAAGTGCGGCTTTGTCTGTGGCCTTGTCAGAGAACGTGAAACGTGTATTCTCGTTAGTCGTGCCCTCTACATACATCTTCGCTTCGGCTGCCGTAATAGTTAGACTAGTAAGCTCGCCGTCAGTGTCATTAACTATATAATTCTGAGTTGCTATATTTGAGATATTAAGCTGCTCAGTACCGTTATAAAACATTAACGAGTTATCACTTGAATCACACCACATGAAGCCAGCTTCACTAAGTGCAGGCGCCGTGTCAGGTACAAATTTGACACCAGCAGCGTCTAGCGGACTATAATTCAACGATATACTATCAGCTAACACACTAACACGCGGGGCATATACACCAAGTCGCGGAGCAGAGTCAGCACCAATTCTAACCTCTGATGAACTAGAAAAAGCAAGAGGCCTTACGTCACTGAGTTCTAGTGCTACGCCTGCATCAGCTTCATCCGAGCGCAAATATGCCGACGCTGGCTGGCCATTTAGTGATTCGGCATTTACGTTGCCTGGTGACCCAGGAACAAATTGCGTGCCATTCCAAACAAGAGCATCACCGCTTGCTGCGCCAGCTGCATTGACATCTTTAATCATACTGATTGTCTGGAATTCAGTAATATCCCATTTCCCAGTAGTGTCATTGTAAACAAGGAAACGGTTATCAGCACTCGCTGTACCGGTGACGTCGCCTAAGTCACCCACGTCGACCCCTAGCGAACCTATCGGTGTATTCTCCCAATCACCCGAAGCAGAGTTATACGCCAATACATGGGCATCAACAACGTTTGATAACGAAACATTAGTGATTTGACCGAGTTCTACATTAACCAAAGTACTGAAAGCAGCAGCTATCCATTCGCCACTAACGTTGTCAAATACAAGTACGTCATTTGCCGACGGTGCAGGAACGTTAACATTGCTTAAGTCGTTTAAAACCTCAGGAATAAACGGATCCGGTAGGTTGTTTGGTTCCCATTTCCCTGCGGATTCGTTCCATAACAGGACTTGGCCGTCAGTAGCTGCGGTATCCGATATATCAGTCAAGTCACGTGATTCGAGTGTTACAGGCGGTAATTGGATAGGAACCCACGACCCGCCTTGATATATTAGTGTGTCGCCTGGCTGTACACCTGTTGTGTTAACGTCAGATAAATCACTAAGTGACTCAACTATTAGATAGTTCCTAGCAATCCATTCATTCGACTCTTCCTCATATGCTAAGAAAGCGCCATTTGTTGGATTTGTTGTACTAACATCTAACAAGCTATTCAATGTAGTCGGGATAATCACACTATCGTTTATCCACTCTACACCGTCGAATCTAAGGAAATTACCAGCAGCCGGTGACGATATGGTAACGTTGCTTAGTTCGTTGATTGCGAATGCGTTTAATGATACTGAACTAACACTCCATCGAGAGTTGTCAAAGTCCCAAGCCAAATATTTGGTTTCGCCACTTGGCGATACGCCATCAAACACATCAGCCAAGTCGGATAAATTTAGGTTGTTATTTGCAACCGTAGCAATATCAGTACTCTGCCACTCACCATTAGCGGCACTATACGCCAATACTTGTTGGTCGCTAGGAACAGAAGCATTTACGTTAGACAAGTTATCTAGCTCAAGCACATTGCCTGCAATTACCGGCAAGTCTAAGTTAACCCACCTAGTACCGTCGTATGCGACCAAATCATTCAAATCAGGCGTAACGAAGTCAACGTCTTCTAACATGTGCAGTGAAATACTAGGCCAATCAACGTTCTCCCAGTACTGACTCGCGGCATTCCAGCGTAGTATTTGGTTGTTTTGTATGGAAGCCAAATCGTCGGTTTGAACGTCGTCTAATTCACTTAATAGTTTGATGAACTTGTCTTCAGGTAAATCTTGGGTGGTCCATTTGGTGCCATCCCAAGTAAGAACTTTACCGGCGTCAGGTTCTCCTGACGGATCACCTAAGTGCTTAACTACCCACTCGGCGCCAGTTGCATCCCATACATACTGCTCACCGTTTTCAGTCCCTGCTAGCTCTGCAAGATTAAGGCCAGTTTTAACTACTTGAACCAAGTTAACAGACACATATCTGCCAGTTACATCGTCATAAACAATTGTGTCACCTGCTAGTGGCGCGTCAGCGGTAACGTTACCTAAATCACCTATCGTTGCATATTGCCCGAAAGCTTCGCCTACGTTTTGGTTAACCCATACGCCCTCTACATGAACAAGCATGTGACCGGTGTCTAGAGTATTGTCTATAGTGACATCGCCTAGTTCATCTAGTGATAATTCTTCAATTAACGAGTCTAAAATTTCACTAGTAACTAGCTCACTAGCAACCCAGCGAGTACCATCATAACGCAAGTATTTGCCTAGTGCGCGTGAGCCATCGTTAACGTCATCTAGTGAACCCAAAGTACTATAAGCCGGGGGTTGGTTAGTCCATAAAAATCCTTCGCCGTTAGGTACAGCCGTTAGCACGTGGCCTGCTTGTACGTTAAGCGTGTCGACATCATCTAAATCGTCAATTACAATGTTTAAATCGCCTACACTACTCGCAACCCATTCAGACGCAGGGCCGTCATAAATCAATATAGAGCCGTTGGTGGGTGAATCAGCGCTAACATCGAGTAAATCATCCATATTAGATATGAAGTCTAGCTTGCGGTTTTGCCAGCCAGCGCCGTTGTAATACAGCACATGATCAACGGCTGCGCCACTAATAGTCACATCCAATAGATCATCTAACTGATCATAAACAGGTAGAGTAACACCTTCCCAGTATACACCATTATAACGAAGTACTTCGCCGGTTTGTGGCTCTTCATAATAAGGGTTATCGTCTGGTAATCTATAGTTAGGATTAACGTCTTCAAGATCCAAAATGTTTAATGGAATTTTTACAGTTTGGTTTTTCCAACGCGCTTCTGCAATGTCGTAGCGCAAGAATTGATCGTCTCTTGGTGAGTTCAATTCAACGTCATCTAAATCGTCTAATACGTCAACTACTACCGCGGTTGAGTTAATCCAATTAGTGCCATCGTACATTAATACTTCGCCGTTAAGCGGAGTGTCCAAATCAACGTCGTCACGTAGCTGTTCTAAGCGAGTAGGATGCGGTATATTGCCATTAACCCAGTCAGTACCGTTGAATAAAAGGGCGTCGCCGGTAACAGGTCCGGTGATAATAACATTATTCATATCACCGATAGCCTCAGGGAATGAATAATCGTACGGTGTCCACTTACTACCGTTAAAGCGAAGCGCAGACCCAACCGTTATTTGCGATGGGTCTTCAGGAACAGTAACATCAACCAAGTCACCGAAATATTCAACACGAGACCCGGCGCTTGGCACGAACGCGCCTTGGCCGGCATTCGCAGACGAATCCCATTCTAATACTTTTCCATCGGCTATTCCGCCTAATTGAACGTTTACTATTTCGTCGATTGAGTTAATCGGGCTGTTAGTCCAACGGCCTGTGCTCTCAACATAACGTAAAAAGTCACCGTCTGTCGGGTTGTCAACAGCGTCGACGTTCTCAATGTCTGATATTTTACTGACAAACCCGTTTACGAAGCGACTACCGTTCCACTTTAATACGTGTTGATCTCTAATGCCGTTTACTGACTGCTGATCATAATCAATTGTAACGTCGCCTATCTCGGTAATTTGCTGTATAATGCCCGGTTCCCATTGGGACAAAGAGCTGTTATATCGCAGGATTTTACCGTCTGATAAATCGCCTTGATCGATAATAACGTCGTTCAGGTCATCTAGGACTTGCACTTGAGACATGTCAGACTGATACCAGCCAGGACCGTCTGGCCCGTTAGCGCGCCAAACAAGGAAACGGCCTTCCGCCATTGAGCCTTCAGTTTCTTTAACATCAGTCACATCAAATAGCCTGGACAGAGAAGGACCAGTGACCCAGCGAGCGTTTACCACGTCCCACTTAATTGTATGGCCTTCTTCTACAGTACCGTAATCAGGAATATAGACGTTGCCGATTTCAGCTAAATCGTCGATTATACCGGCTTCCCAAACTTGGTCACTGAAGTTGTATTTAAGAAGATTGTTGTCCTGCGACAGCCCGTTTGACATTTCCCTAACATTAGTAATCTCGCCGATGTCGTCTACAAAACCAGGCGCCCATTGCGAGTTGTCCAAGTCATACTTAAGAAACGCTTTGTCGTCAAGATTAAGCACACCATTAACGTCAGCAAGGTCGTCTAATACCTCTACAAAGCTCGTAGCGCTTAAAACCCACTTTCCTGTTGTGTTATTCCAGATTAAGGCTTTACCCTCGTCTCCGGCGTCTGGCAGCGTGCTTTCTACATCCATGATTGAGTGTATACTAGGGATGAATGACGGGCGCCAGAAGCCTGCTCCGGATACTTCGTCTTCTTCAAACCATATAAGAGACTGACCGGGTTCGGCTTCTGTCTCAGTTGACATGTCTACATCCAATAGCTGGAACAGTTTCTCAGGCATAGCGACAGTAGACTCCATCCAACGATACACACCGTCAGATGAGTCTAGTCGATATTGTAGCACACGGCCTGCAATCTCGTTGGCGTTAACGTTTTCTATCTCGTTTATATGAGTAATAAAAGACGGCAGCCAAACACCTTCACTAGCGTTGAATTTCAAGTACTTACCGTCTTCTCTCGGTGCACCAGCAAACTCTTGGTGATCGCCTTCGACGTCTAGTAAGTCAAATAACCTAAACTCGACTACGCCTTGCAAGTCGTTAATAGAAACAACATAGTCGCCAGAACCCATAGTAAGTACAGTATCACCATTGTAAGTGAACTCACCGTTACCCATATAAAGGTCTTGGTCATAAACGATTTCTGATCCAGCTGCGCCAACTAGCGACGAAGTACGAACACGCCATTCACCAAAGCTAGAGTCCTCTACACGAACTTCTTCACGTACAGCGCCGCCTGTTTTGACGCGGACGTCTTTGGGATTTTCAAAAGAAGCATTTTCGCCTTGTATGTTCGTTGACTCAGCATTAGATAGCTTACCGAATTGCACTGTACCCGAAGAGGTAAACTTAGTTGAAGGATCACCGATGTACGCATCAGCAGCGCCGTCAGCGTTATAATGCACAGTTAAGTGGCCCATGGAAACATTAGTATACGCGTCCGGACTTAACTCGGCAACTTGGCCTTCACTGTCTGTTGTTGTTTCACCGAATATAAAACTAGCCGCCGAAGGTGTGTACCAAAGTCCTTTATGATTCTCACCTGACGGCCTTTCTACAATCAAGCCGCCAGACAAAAACGCATCACTCGGGTCTAGTTCAGCAGTGCCGCGGCCTATAGTAATAATTGTATCTTCAATTGTTACGGTTGAAGTTTCCAAAACCGTGTTATTACCTAGCACAGTTAAGTCTTCTGTTATAATAACAGACCCTTCTAACCGAATGTTTTCAATCCCTGATGACTCACCGTTAGTTAGTACAAAACGCGTGCCGCCATTGATATTAAATTCATAGGACATTAGTTATTCATTCCCTGATATATTTTCATAGTATTTAGTTAAGGCGAGGCTGGAAAAGTGATACGGAAAGGCCCCACAAGGGGGCCTAAATATTACCGATTAGAGTAAATTCGGTACGTTACAGGATTCCGACGCCCTGTGCTCTAGACTTGATTGAATCAAGCTTGCGGTCGTACCCCCGCGCCCAGTCACTAATCCAATTCATCAGTTTAATAGCGTAAGCTTTGATAGAGTCGACGATACTATCAAGCACTCCTTCCGCGAGTGCACTTTCGCCGTTGTCAACTGATTCCTTGGGATCGTGTAACTTCGGTTTGCCTAGACGTGACTGAGTAACTTTGTTCTCAACTTTCACGTATTGCTCTCGTAACTGGCCGATTTTGTCAGCTAATTCAGGAGCAAGGCCTAATAGGTCTTCGAATAAGCCGTCTACGTCTGTCACCGTTTGGGTGGTTTTCTCAGACTTCTTACTCATTGAAACGGTTAAGCTAGCCGTTTCGATTACGCGAGTGTAGATCACATCCGTTGGATCAAAAAGCGTATCGAACCGTTGCTTCATTTTTTCATTTAGAGCATCGCGTGCTCTTTTAATTTTTTCTTCTTCTTGAGCTATCTTACGATAGTATTTAGCAGCAACGGTGAACATTTGTGATTCTTTACCGCTCAATTCGGCTATAACACGGTCCAGCTCACCCTTTACTTTTTTCTCTTTATAAGAAATACCGTCTCCAGTTCTACGGGCTTCTTTAATATCTTGGAATCTCATCAAAGGGTACCTTATTCTTTATATATGTCTATTTAGCATTTTATTGACTAATTGTCGCGCACCTTATATAATCAACGGGGTTTATCAAGGATATAATAATAATGATATGGTTAACGATATTATGCGCGTCAATACTCGTTCAGATTCCAAACATATGGGCGATAAGTAGAGGAAGTAACAATTTACAAGACTCACTCTACATATCACTTTTATGCGTTCCGATAACTTGGCTTGCTACCGGGTTATATACTTATTTTTACAGTACGGGATCATCACATTATAGTTACCCAGCCCTTGCGCTCGTAGCGCAAGGATGCTCATTCTTATGCGCAATAATTATCCAAACAATGATTTTTAAAGACAGGATAGTCAACATACAAGAAGTAGCCGGTATGTTATTCATCACACTCGGCTTATTCTTGATTATTACTTCCAATAAATAGACGATTATCTCGGTTTCTTGAACACGTTTGCTATCCCTAAAGACAAAACCCAACGAGAGCCTTTCTCTATTTTAGACACAGAGTGATAGTCTCTATCTGCTCTAAAGACGTGTAATCTATCAAACAACGACCATTTACGCTTACACTTGAAAACACCGCCCTGCTGAGCTTTACGGAGTTCTAAGTTTATACGAGTAGTAGGTCCGTTTGTTTTAGGATCTTTATGCTTAGGAATGAATGAGCCCTCGGGATACCTGAATAGATACAAGTCGATACCGAGTGTTTTGGAATGGAATAAAGTGAATATTCTATAGCCAGTGGCGAACTTATCGTTGCCCCAGCGCCACATTTTAAGTGATGGTTTTTGAGTGTTCTAACGCATGACGTTTCTCCTTAATTATACTTTAAATTTGCACGGGCCAGGGTAATGGCAGCCACCAGACGATGTTGTATATTGGCATAGCCCACCGAACGAGCAAATGAACGGCGAGTTGATGCAATAAATATTGACAACAGGAATTACCATTAGATATCCTTGTAAACTAGGTTGGTGACCCTGGCGGGATTCGAACCCACTTTCGCGGTTTTAGAGACCGGCTACTTATGCCAAATCAGGGCCACATTTACTGTTAAACTTCAGTACAACAAACGTAAAATTTAATCTGCTTATTATACTTTTTGACCATCGGATGGTCAAGAACTTTTTGTAACTCCGGCAAATACTTCATACGCGCTGAGTCAATATCACCGGTATCAACAGCATAAGACAGGGAAGGTTTTTCCGTAGTGTCTTCGTCCCATGGTGAGTGATACGCATTGTCTATAAATGCAATGCCGGAATCTTGCTCACGGCAACCGTCACTAAACCAAGCAATTTGAAAAAAGTCATCATCTTCTATTTGGTCAAACTCTTCTTCAGTAACTTCGCCTAGTTTAATACCGTAGCCATAATACACATAAGGCTGCATTGTAATAATCCATGTATAGTTTTCAGGTGTTACACACAATACAGCACAATTTATATCACCGCAAGAAAATTCCTTACGGTTCTCTAACTGGGTTTCCTAGTTTTCTATCTTCTACGATTTACATACGTCCTCCTTTATAGTTATTTATATACTAACAGAATTCCGAGCAACAAAAAAGCCGCTCGAAAGCGGCTTTTTTAATTTCAACAAATCACTCTTAGAAGAATGACAAGTTAGAAGTGTTGATACCGATGCGGCTGTAGTAGTCGCCTGCGTTACCGAAAGAGTTTGCAGTGTTAGTTAACTCAACGTAACCGTAACGAGTCATGAAGCTTACTACTGGTTGGAAAGTAGTAGGATCAATAATTGGACCAACTGATTGAAGTGGGATATAAGGACAGTAGAACGCACCAGCGTCAGTCTCGTTGCCTTTATAACCTAGTAATACAGCTTCGTCAGAAGACGCAAACTGATCTACGTAGATCTTCATAGCGTTGTTCAGAGTACCAACTAACTTAGTGTTAAGAGGTGCATCGAACTTACCTTCAGTGGTACGTGCGAACGCAGAAGTAGTCGCAGACTGTAGGATAGTTAGTGCCACAGGGCTTACTACCGCAAAGTTCGCAACACCACGACGTGTACGTTGTGAGATCAAGTTACTTTCAAGGTTCATCATAGTTGCAAGAGCGGCGTGCTCGTCACCTACGAATGTAGCAGTACCAGAAACAGCGTTCTGATCGTAGCTTTGTGCAGGTGCGCCAGCTAGGTTGCGTAAGCGGCCAAGTAGTTCTTGGTCGATTTCAACTGTGATTTCTTGCGCAATAGCTTCCATGATTTCTGCTTCGATGTCGATGCCATGAACAGCTTCAGCATCTTGTGCAGCTTCGAAAGTCCAGCTCGCAGATAGCTTACGAGATTTAACTTCAACAGTCTCTTTCAAGATGTTTACAGACATACGGCGACCAGGTTCACCTTCCATAGAGGCAGTTGAACTTGGACCAGGTAGTGGCGACGTAGACGAGTTCGCTACGTTGTTACCTGAGTACGCTTTCGCGATGTCAAACGGGTTAAACGCTTCTTGACCAGCTTTAAAACCAGCACCGTCTTCTGCGTAGTTTACACGTAGAGTATGGATTTGGCCTACCGGACCAGTCATCGGCTGAACACCCATGATTTCATTTGCAATCGTGCTAGGCATAACGCGGCGCAGCAACGGAAGCATAATTTTGTTTACAGTGGCGATATTACCAGTACCGGTTGAACCATGCGTGGCACTTTCTCTAAGCGCTTGCTTTCGAGCATTTTCCAGTACTACATCAGTAGTCTTGCGAACAGAACCCTGAAGGCCTTCCAGCAAAGCGTTCTTGGTAACTCCCCAATTCTCATTAAGAACCTTACTCATCTTATTCTCCTTGATTATTCTTAATTAGTGTAGAGACTTAAACTTTGCTGATACCAGCTAGTCGTGTAATCTCTTTCAATTCTACGTCATCATTCGATTCGTTTACTTGCTTCCGACGAGACTCAGCACCTCTACGACGGCCATCTCTGGCACTTAAAGTAGAATTGCGGTTTCTGCGTTCGGACAGTTTAGAACGTCCTTCTGACGGTTTTTGTTGTTGTTCGCCCAATACAGTTGGTAGATATCGCTTGAAAGCTTTATCCAGATCTTTAGTCTGAACACTCTCTAACAAACCTTCCATCACCGATTGTTGTCGCCCGCTAAGTGGAGATAACATCTCGTTCATCTTGCGGGTGCGAGCCAGGTTATCTTTAGTGATTTCTAATTCCGTCTTAAGCTTGTTTTGAGCTTCAGACAGTTTCTTAATCGCTTGAGATGCCTTGGCGTTTGCCTTCTTAGCAGTGCCCAGCTCTGTGCCTTCTACAAGTAGAGAGCCACCAAATTCTGATGCAAATGCCTCGAATATTTTTCTACCGAACTTGTTTTCACGAGCTTCGGCAATGTCTTGGCGAAGAGCAGTCAATTCAGAACGTAGGGTTGATTCTACTAGTTCAGATGTCTTGCTACTCGCACGAGCGATAAATTTCGCTTTGGCTTCGCGCAGCTTAGCGCGGCCTTCGTTGATCAACGCGACGCGTTGTTCATTAAGTGCTTTCTTATCTTGAGCGAATTCAGTTAACTCGTTAGCGATAGATTCTTTAATGAATTCATTCGCTTTCTTAACTGACTCATTCATACGTTTACGATCTTCATGCAACTCGCCAACTTCGCTTTTAAGCTTACGAAGCACAAATTCCTGCATAGCTCTTAGTTGCTTAGCATTCTGTTTTTGTAACTTCGCTTTGGCTTCGCTTAGCTCTTTTTCTTGATTAGCAATACGAGTCATAGCCTCGCGTAATTCATCGCTAACGAATTTTTCAGCAGCTTCTGCGATTGTTGACTTGTCGTGCTCATATTTTTGAGCAAACTCACGACGAAGCTCAGCACCAATTGAACTACGAGCCTCAGCGATCTGTTTGTCCCATGCTTCTTGAACCATGTTACGATCAGACTCACTTAGTTGAGCATTTTTTAAAACTTTGTTAACACTCATTCGGCTTTCTCCTTTTAAGGTTTTAACTCTTTTATGAGCGCCATTAGCATTGACGGTAGGTGTTTATCTGCAACTTTGTCACCGTGCGCAGCCTGCGCAGCAGCTTCATAAATTCCAGCGCCACCGCGCATGTTAAATAGACTCTCATAAATTGTTTGCGGATATGCTTCCGGGGCAGAAGGTTGGGCAACTATATCAACCGTTACGATTTCAAAGTCACTCACATAGCCCTGGTTGTCTACGTTACCAGAACCGCGCGAACTCACACCAAGACGAACATTAGAACTAAGCAAGCCATGAACGATTTTACCACAAGGGGTATTCTCGATCACTTTGAGTTTGCCAATTCCGTTATTGTCTTTCATGTAAATGTCGGTGATAACATGACTAACACGATCCAAGTTAATTGTTAGTTCATCGGGATGATCCAGCTCACCTAGGACAGATTCTCCGCGTTCCATACGCTCTTTAAGTTGAGCGACAGCACTGCTGATTTCGTCCATTGGATAAACGCGCTGGTTATGATTTCGAACGTCAGCTTGTATGAAGATGCCTTCCATATAAAAAGCACGCCCGTTATCGTCTGCACCTTCGGTAATACGAATTTGCGAACGTTCAGGACCCATATATTCATACAGCTTATTCATCATTATCCCTTATAGTGTACCAGCTAGCTCTTCGTCAGAATCCATTTCTGGATCGTCGATTTCGCTGTCTAAGTCACCGCCGTCCATTTCTGGATCAGCGTCCATGTCTACATCATCACCTGCAAGTTCTTCGAACTCAGCAGCTAATTCAGCAAACGCAGCTTCAAGATCTTCAACGCGGTCTTCAACGTCGCCTGAGTCTTCGTCAGACAATTCGTCGTCTACTTCAACTTCGTCGTCAGACATTTCGTCGTCTACGTCAGCATCAGATACTTCGTCAGATACTTCGTCAGACAATTCACCCATGTCTTCTTCTTTAACTACTTTGTCCTTCTTTTCGGAATCGTCTTCCTCTGCGTCTTCTTCGTACGAAGATTCAGAAACACCAACAGCCTTTGAAACATCTGCATAAATGTCACGTGCTGTCTCAACAACGATTTCGTGAAAGAGTTTCGAAGCAGCAGTATTGTCTTCATTAATAAGAAGGTCAAATACTTGTTCTAGCTTGTTCATGTTCTTACACTCCTATTGAAAAATCACAGTTTTTCTATTTTCTATTTATGAAGCGCATAAAAAAATGCGCTCTAGGGGCCTGGTTTTGGTCCAAAAAGCGCATTCTTACTACTTATAACTATTTTTACTATTCTTCGCCTAAAGCTGGTCCGTCGTCAAAATCAATTTCGCCGCCGAATCCGCCGCCCATGCCGCCGCCAGGGCCACCGCCGCCTACATCGCCTCCGTACATTATTTGCATCAGCTTCATACGCTCAATCTCTTCGATTCTTTTGAAGTCCCTAGACTTGCGCATCTGTTGTAGGTGTTTAAGTGTCAGCTGAGGTCTGCGAACGTCTGTAGATAATCTAACTACACTTCTATCCCTAGCAGGATCGTATATTTCATCTATACGCATTATTCTTCCCTAGCTTTGTTTTGGTACTGTTTAATTGCAGAGCTAGTTAGACCAGCTTCACGTGCAACTGTAGTTCTGGCGATTTCTTCGCCAGCCTCGTCTTTGATGCCGTTTTCTTGCTTCCAAAGACGTTCGTTTTCTAGTATATCGTTATCGTCCCAGCCTAAGTATTTCTTCATAGCAAATCGCTTAGAGATATGTTCGTAATCCGACATTTGTGCATACGCACTAGCGAACTGCATATTCATCTCAACTTCACGATAGTTGCTGAAGTTCTGAGGCTCACAAAACTGGATGTCAAAAGTACCAGTATCTACACGGATTCCAGAATGCTTACAATACATCTTGAATTCATGGTTTAATTCGTCAATAACAATATTCTGTAAACGACGACAATATCTATCAAATCTGAACTCTTGGATGAAAGCATTAGACACTTTACCGTCTTGGTAAGGTGCAGTGCCGTCTTCTGGTCCAGTAGGCAAATACGAACTAGGAATACTCAACGCTCTTATTAATTTGTTGTTGAAGTATTTCAAGTCATCGATTTCACCTAAACCTTGGCCGCCCGGTAGTGTCTCAACTCGGGAGCCTCGGCCGCTTGCTGTTACTGCAAAAAAGTAATCCTCAATCATGCTCAGCGGGTTGTACGCCGAGTCCATGATGTTGTTTTCGCCGTTACCTGTTTTTTGCGGTATACGCTTTTGCTGTACTTCCATACGAGTTGATTCCAAATGAGCTTTTGCCTTGTGTGGCGGTAAGTCACCTGTATCAATAAAGAATACACGGCGTTCAGGTGCGCGGTGAATACGGTATATCAAAATACTGTCTTCAAGCAGTTCTTTCTGCTTATATATCTTGAATACTTTTTCTAGCTCACTAACGCCAAAAGGCCACGTCATATTCATGCCCTCTGACATGCTTATGTGAACTACGTGATCAGCCGAGATATAAGTAATCTCTTCATCAGTGTTTGCTGACGAGACGCCCGTAGTCTTAGCCGATTTAGACCAATGTTGCACTGACAGGTTATTAGCGTTGTGAGTGTTATTAGGATCGAAATCACTAGCAACACCGTCCTTTAAGTTAAACGAGATATTAGCCATAGCGTAAAACTCAATACGCTTATTATCAGCTTCATTAACAATTACGTATTTCACATCAGCAACATCTACCCAATGAAGCTTGAAAGTTTCAGGGTCTCGTATGAAGAACTGGTCGCCGTACTTTATAGTGCCACGGAATGCACTAACCGCGCGTCTACGCCATTCGTTTAGTTCGCACCATTGGCGCAATAAACGATTAATAGTTTCAGTTTCGCTCTCGGTAGGATCTTCTACCCAGCTAACTTCAAACGGCAGCTTATTGTCTTCGTCGTCTTGTACGCAGAATTCTGCAATAGTGTTAAGCGCTAAGTGGACTTCGTGATCTAGGTCCATTGTGTCATATTGCGCGTAACGGTGTATTCTGTCTTGTGAACCGGAGTAGTATTCTGGTAGCCATGCTGCATCTTTATCGAAGCTGCCATGACTTGCACCAGAAGATTTGAATGATCCTGGATTCGTGTTAGTCGGCGATTGATTAAAATACTTTTTCCAAGTCATTTATTATCCTATTCCCTTAATTGCGCCCTTTGTGTTAGAGCTTATTTCACGAGAATATCTATTATTCTCTGTCTGAGCAGATATTAGTTGATCTAGTTTTTCCAACAATAACGCAGTGGTATCCGGGTCAGTGCTTTCTTGAACCATATTCATGGTTTCTACTATTTTATCTGCTCTTGCCTTATCTGTGATTAATTCTTCGGTAAATGTAGAATTGTTAACATTACCTGTTCTAGTGTTATTTACTATGTTGGAAACCGAAGCATTTCTAATTAATTGCGCATCGCGTTGTATGTTGCCGCTGTTCATCCTAGGGGCTTGTCGTTTAACATTATTGGCATAGTCTTTAGCGACACCGGACGCGTGCTCTATTACATCGTTATTGACTTGCTTAGCAGTGTCTTTCATTACGGTTGCGCTATCGTCGTCGCCGGTGAACCACGATTTAGCAGCATCCCATTTCTGTGCTACCCAATCACCCACAGCCGATAATTGCTGTCCGACAAACGACAACAAATCAAACAGTATGCCAAGTGGCGAGTTAATATCACGTAAGGCGTTAGTAAATGACGTTGAATCAAACCCAAGCCAGCCGGCCACAGTGTCAACCATGTCATAGATCCAGCCTGCAAACGTGCGCGGCAGACTCATGATGCTGTCTATTACTTTTCCGATAAAAGTATCAGAATCTGAGTTCATATAACCGTCTATTATCCCGGTTATTAGTGTGCTAATCGCTATACCCACTGGACCAAATAAAGCAGGTATTCTAGACAGTAACCACGGCAATGCTCGTTGCGCAACTGCACCTAACCAGAATAATGACTTGTTCAAGAAAGTGGATACACCGTTTAACATTTGCGGTCCTAGCACTGTGAACAGACGAGCTAATCCACCCGATATTGTGCTGAAAGCTGATGTCGTTGCCTTTATGATACCACCGGAAAACACGCGTACCATCGAAGGTAGTGTCTTAAACAGCCCAACAATATCGAAAGCCATTAGTATTTGACCTACCGTTTTAAACGCGCTGAATAACAACCTAGCCGGAGTAGCGATGAACATTATGCCGCCTACTAATAAACCAGCTACGTATCCGAGCGTATTGGCAGCGCTTTCGGTCTCTACACCAAATACAGACATAACAGAACCAATGGTGTCAGCCACCCATAAAAGACCGGATCCTATCACTTTTAGGACGTCAAATACGGTGCCCATGCCAGACACAAACCCGTCTATAAAACTACGTACATCACTGAAGAATTTACTCATTTTGTTGACAGCTTCTTCAGTGAATTCGCCTTCCTTATTAAACAGCTTGTTTACATCATCAAAACCAACGAAATAGTTTAGTACTTGAGTAAGCAAGCCTTGGAACATTGTAGTCAAGCGATTGTTGAACTCACGTATAAACGCGGCTTGGTTTCGTATTCTGCGTTCAGCGGCTCGCTGTTCATCAGTCATGCTACTGCGCATATCTTCAGTCAAAGAAAGCGCATCATTCGCAAACTGCAAATAAGTTCCACCGACGCTCTGTGCTACTGCTAGAGTTGCTTTTCGTTGGTCGTCAGTCATTTGCTGGAAACGAACCGCCAATGTGTTGCGCAGGCGCTCAATGGCAGACGTGTCACCTGTCATTACGCTATTAAGTTCTTCAGTTAGCGTTGGTATAACATCACCTAAACCGCTTGACGCTAGGCCTCTTACGAGCTCCTGATCGATTGGACGGCCAAGTTGTAAATTAGCAAGTTGGTCTCTTAATGTTTTAGAAACCTCGGGCGCATCAGCAAAAGCCATTGTCATTTCTTTAACAGCTTCTTGCCCAGCTAGGCTTAAAGAGCTCATAATAAAACGAGTATCAGGCGCATCCATTAACCCGTTCACTGCTTTGTCTATCTCTTCAATCCCGATACCCAACCTAGCGCTATATTCCGTCATATTTTCTATGGCGCGGCGTGCTAAGTTCTGCATTTGACTTTGATTGAGTTGGTCTATTTGCCCTAAAAGACGTTGACGGGAGAATTCACTTGCGCTATACTCAAGCATTTGTCTCGAAGTTACACCGACAATATCACCGAAATCAGCCATACCCGAAACCGTTTGGGCGAAGCTTCTACCAGTTGCTCGTTGGTACGCGTTTAACGCGATAGAATGTTCATTATAAACGGCATTTAAGTCCTCGACATTCATACCAAAACGAAGGATGTTATCAGCAGTGTTGGAAACAAAGTTACCTGCTATTTCTGCAGATGAGCCAAAACTTTGTATGAGTGCGCCAGCTGATCGCGAGTTCTCGGCTAGGTTTGCCAAGTTACCTATTAGTGCAGCTAATGAAAACGCGCTTAGTATTTGGCCTGTTTTGGCCATTATACCGCCGAAACCCATATCCATACGGCCTATAAAGCCACCTAACATGGTGTCTAATTTCCCGGATAAATCAGGTTCACGACTGTTCGTTGGCGAGTTGGCAGGGCCCGGTCCTGTAGACGGTCGGCGCTTGTTTTCTTTAACTTGTTCTTTGTAATTGTCTTCGAGTGTTTCGCCTATATCGGCTAGCTCTTGTTTTAACTCGTCAAAGTCAAGTCCGTCTATGGAATCAACAACATCGCCTATCTCTCCCATGCCAGTTGGGTCATCAAGTTTGTCGGCAATGCGTTTTAACTGATCTTCTACTTTTTTACCGTGTGTTTTGTCTAAGTTGTAGGATTTCTGAACGAGTTTTATTAGGGACTTTAACGTCTCTTCTTGAGCTAGTGTTCTTATGGCGACACTGTCTATATCGGTAATAATTACCGGGCTTACTTCTTCCATAATTCCGTACTAAACCTTATCCTATATGAATATTTAGCACTTTAAAAACACTGCCTGAATTTAACTAAATACACGTATATCTTAATACGGAGTAACAGAATGACACAAATGACAGCCAACAACCCTTTGGCAGGGGCGTTCAGGAAGCCTAAATCCTGGGTGCGTCTTTTAGGCACTGACATCGGTGCTTATCCTGAAGGCTTCATCACAGCAGATAACGAGAAACTTGAGGTGGGTGTTAAACCCATGACAGGTTCAGACGAAACTCTACTAAACAACCCGGACGGCTTACTAAATGGCGAAAGCATTGTCTCGGTTATTAAGAGTTGCTGCCCTACAATTAGTGACCCAACTAAACTTTTACACATTGACATTAGATTGTTGATGACTGAAATCCGTCGAAACTCGTACGGCAAAGAGCATGACATAGACGAAACGTGTCCTAAATGCGGCCATGTACAAAAGAAAACACTTGATTTAGATATGGTGCTGTCTAACGTTAGACGTTTTAGCGATGGCTTTAATGTTGTAGAACTGGATGGTGATCTGGAAGTGATGTTGCACCCGTACGACTTTAGTCAATACAAGAAAATACTTGATATCGGCTACAAGGAAAGTAAGAGTCTACGTGCGTTGTCTCCTGATTCCGGTGTAAGTGACGATGAGCGCTTAGCCGTATTCAGTAAAATGTACAAAGAAATGTCTACACTGAACCGCGACATACTTATGAGCTCTATTGCGAGTGTGTCTCTTGCGGGCAACGTAGTTACTGAACCGCAGTTTATTACTGAGTTCTTTATGGAAATTGACAGGGAATCGTCAGCGAAGATAAAGGAAAAGGTAGACGACATGAATAATCACGGCGTGCAGAGTAAATTGGATACGAAATGCCAGAACTGTCAGCACGAACACATTATTGATGTTAACTTCGATCAAATGAGTTTTTTTACGCGCTCCTCGGATCAGGCGACCCACAACAGGTAATGGCCATGATTCGGGGTCTTGAGAAGAATCAAGATAAATTAACTGATGAAATCCAGTACTTGGCTATTTATGGACAAGGCGGCTTTGGATACGAAACATGTTGGATGATGTCATCCCGAGAACGTCAGCAATTAGTTAAAAAGCTCAAAGAGTACTACAAAGAAGGGTCATAGCATTGGCCCTTTTTTATTGCCTGAATTCCTATTAATCCCGTCCTATGTTTTATCCGATCCGCCTAGACATTTTTACTGATATTCAACCTAGAATATGATGAATCATTTATAATAATTAACGATAGTAATGTTCCTGCAACTACGTTGCCGTTACTCGCTAGCTATTAGTAGACTTCGCAAGGAACTTGCTTCGTCTATAATATCTATCGATAATTTAACTCTTATTAATTATTTCGAATGATTGATTATATTTTAATTATTGTTTTTAATATTAATAGCACGAAGTGACTATTATATGTATACAGACATTCCAAGGTTAGAAGATTATGGCTCGCCCGATATGGGCAAGCCTTAAACAACTAGATTAACAAAAAATTCTTAAAAAACAAAAAAAATAAGAACATTCCGTCGCCGTCGATCCCCGTTCTCTACTGCATTTTTATGGATGTGCAGCCTAGCGAATACCATTGACTAGTGCGAGTGCTCGTTTCCCAATGCCATAACTTTTCAGCTAGTTTTAAATGAGTTTGTTTGTTGAATACGATTATCTTTGAATTCTTTTACTGGGTTCGGAATTTACAGTCTAATCTTTACATATAATATTTTACTTTAATTTTTTACGTTTAATTTTTTACTAATCGTATCAACATAACGATGCGCAGTATCATAAATCACCTCCCAACTAAGTGAGTACACTTTATAATATTACAGTCTGCAACATCCTCCGGCACAAGCTAAAGAACTTAATCAGAAGCTGTGTTATTCCCCAACTAAACCTCTCGGCGTCAAACGCTGGTTTAAAACTAATACACCAAATCTTTAAAACATCACAATTTTATACAGCATGCTAGTTTCGTTTTCCCCTGTCTAATAACTGTCTAATGTTGAGATCACTACATCTCAATTTCGAGCAGGTCCTTTTCACATTACCCTGCGGCGGAAGCGCATAGTTTCTTAACAAAAGTAATGGATTAGAATAAACTAAAGAAGTGATATACTATGGTTTCGACTTGCTTATAGGCTACATTTTGTAATTCGCCTGCTTAGCCCTCTGTCTAAGCCCATGTCGTATTGTTTCAAGTATTGCGACTGCCTAATGACCAACGTGGTTGCCATTAAGCAGCTATCGTTGCCGTTCATCATTTGCTACGTTGACTTGGCGTCATATACGTGCGTCCGTAAGGTTGCGGATGATGAACTCTTTTTCTTGCAGAGCGATATCCTTTTGTGGTACATCCAAGGCGTTGTGATTACCCGTCAAGATTACTAACTAGGGTAATAACTACCTTGCGAGGCCATCACTGAGTTCTACTTAAGTTCTATAAGCAGACCTTCAAGGGGTCATACACTGTAGAAATTTCTTTATACAGTGCGGGAAACCGCCCTCACGGACAGTTGACATCTTAGTGCATGTTAAAAAACACCACAAGTCCCTCTCTTACCTCTAACTTATATCCGGTATTCCAATCTCTGTAAATTGCATAGTTACTCATAGCCTTATTAGCTATCTAAGTTCTAAGCTCGTCTAATTTCACTATACAAACCAAGGTTATTGAGGCCTTGTCCGTTATGGTAGTTCGTTTTATACTCTCTTTCTTACTATGTAATGTAGTACTCAAGCACGATGGAACCTGACCATATAAGTCATATCACCGGACGAAACACCCACTATGTTACCCATTCGCCCGGGGCACTCGCAAGCTCATCCAAACGGTGCATTCTTCAATGCCGTCTTCAATGCGGGTTGGCTTCTCCAACCAATATTCCGTTAAACACGAGTGTAAAGCTTAACAGAACCGAGGTGCCTATCTCACTAAAGGCCCACACAGTTTGCCATTACCTTACACACTGATTAATAATCTTGTCACGTTTTTGGGTGTCTTTAGTACCCGTTCACGCCGTCAGTATTGTGTAAAGTCTGTGCTGCCTTTTAACGTTGGAATCCATCATCACTAGGGATTGTAGCGTTGACAATTTAACCTCTAGTACTAACCATGCTCGTAAGCAATTCCAACGGTTTTAAAAATTTATTCTTTAAAAAATTTCTCATCAGATACTGATAAGAAATCTGTAACACTCATTAATATATAGTCCTTGTATTTGGCGAATCCTTCAATTTCTTTCCATTCTGAAGTAGCATGAAAGCTCTTTTTCAAGAAGCACATGATTTCTGTACGATTATATTTTACGACGAGTAAGGTCTCTTTATTGCCCATCTCGGCGTCTTGCTCGGCTTGGCTAATCCAGGTATCCCATTGCTTAACAGACTGTTTGGCTATGGAATCTAGAGTAGGTGGTGTTTTGTAGGATTTGCATTCAATGCTGAAAATAAAGGAACGTGGGCAAATGAGGTCACCATAAACAGCGAAGTCGGTGTCGTGGGTTTCCACCCTAGACTTGTTAGAACCCCCAAAGAAGCTTCCTGAGTCCGGGTTACGTCTAAACCCTTGCTCGAGTCCTAAGTGCTCGCAGAAGCGTTCACTGAGCATATTTGATATAGTTCTTTCGAAGGAGTTGCCCTTCTGTTTTCCGTTCACTGCCATGTGTAATAAACCTCGTTTGTGTTTATTATTTAGCACCGAAACTCAGGCATGAAAAAGCGCCCGTAGGCGCTTTGTTTTAATTGATAATTTACTAAACTGACGCAGCTAAAATTTTCATATTGTCAAGTACTTTACCGTTACGGGTGAACGAGTAATTGTTCCAAAGCAACCAGCTCAAGTTGGCTTCGTCATCATTGCCATTTACTAGCTTGTACACAATTACTGTTTGACCTTCGTTGTCATATACGTTATGTACTGTGCCAACTACAACGCCGTTATTGTCAGCTACTTGCGCGTTTTTAATTTTCTTTAGTAATTTTGACATATTTTGTTACCTTGTTTTGTTTGTCTGCATTATTGCCTACATCGTTATAATAGCAAAATGACATTCAAACACAAGACTTATTTGAAAATAATTTCAATTTATTTCAGGTAACAAAAAAGCGCCCGAAGGCGCTTGATTATAAAAAGTTTTTGTTAATTTACGCAGTGGCTTCAGCGCATTTTTGCTTTGCGTGTACTCGTGATGTTACCAATTTAACGTCGCTGCTTTGGCTCCATGCCTTAACAAAGCGGAACTTGCCGTCAACATCAGGTAAGTATTTGCGTTTTTTAGCAACTGTTTTAAGCGGGCTGCCGGGCTTGCTGTATTTTACAATGTCGTCAACTACAATAATCGCAGCAACGCCACCAACAGTGTCGGCTATTGCTTGGATTTGTTTAGCGTTAAAACGAACTGTATGGTCTAGTTCTTGTTTTTCACCGGCCAACATTAAATTAGCGTTCGCATCAAACAAGTAAGCGCCGCGGCTAAGGATTGATTGAGATTTATTAGTTCTTAATACAATTGCGTTTTTCATAATTTGTTACCTTGTGTTTGTTTGTCTGCATTATTGCCTACATCGTTATAATAGCAAAATGACATTCAAACACAAGGCCTTTTTGAAAATAATTTCAAAAGTTTTAAAAACTACACTAACCCTTTATTCATAAGGACTATCATCCAGTCATCGCCGAATAAATGCCCCATGATTTCGTCTAGAAGATCCTCTTCGTCGCGCTTGATCGGGTCAACTACGTCGTCCGGAACCCCTACTTTTCGGGCATACCCGGCTAGCGCAGATGCACGCCAGTCCTTTAACTTGGCGTAAAGCTCTACGATTTCTCCCTCGGCATCGATAGTTTCATTGATAGACTCACTTAGCTTGGAAAGCAATACGGGACTCATTTTAGTTTTAAAAACTTCACCCCATACTTGGCTTGCGCTAGACTTAGGAACTTTCATTGCCCGTGTCCAGCTTAAAAACACAGACTCGGAATTAGGAACCAAATGGCCGTTAGCTATTACCCATTTAATATATGCTATTGAAACCGGGCTGTAGTTTTCTTTAGCGTGCGCCAACCACTCATTGCTACGTTTTATATAACGCTCGTCAGCCCACTTTTTGTCTTTTAACAGATCTTCGGCACTGTCGCTTTCGTCCAAATCGTCGTAATATTCACCGGTAGCTGGGTCAATTAGATCCTCTTCCCAGTCCTCGATTGGTTCTGGCTCACGCTGAGGCGCACCGATGCTTTCTGCTTTGGGCCCGGTAGCATTATCTAATGCGTTAAATTCGTCGTACGTCAAATAAATGTCGGTATCTGGATCATAGTGTTGTCCGGCTTTAGGATCGTAATATACAACCTTACCGCTGCGAGTCATTATAGGTCCTTCAAGACCATCGCGCTCTTGGTAGCGCTCTCTGTCAATATTCGGAAGGTAACTATAACCTTCAGTGATTTCATTTATTTTCATTTATGTCACCTAAAAAAGCATACTTTGTATGGTATTTAGTATACATGAAAAAGGCAGCCGTAGCTGCCTTTTTAACAAGAAATAAGATTTAAGCGTCAGTGGTGCTTTCGTCTTCTATTGTGGTAAAGCCGTTTTCTTTAATTACCTTAATGGTGTTGTTAACACGCCCTACAAGCTCATCCCTGTGCGATACAAGGTGTACGCACTTATTAGAGTTACGAACATGGTTTTTAAGAGTGCGAAGTGCACACTCAACACCGTTAACGTCTAGCCCATTATCCAATAGTTCGTCGATCATCATGACGTTTACTGACGTGTTCATATGTTCAAAAACATCACGGAAAGCCCAAGAAAGCCCTAGACTTAAACGTGTTCGTTCACCCCTGCTAAGGTTATCGAAGTCTAAGTCACGTCCGTGTTCTTGTATATCGACGCTCAGATCTGCTTGGAATACAACTTGGTGTGGTAAAGATAGTTGATCCAAATATGACTTAAGACGCGAGTTAAGGAACGCCAGGTTCTGATTTATAACCTTTTTACGAATAAACGAGTCTTTGTTGTTCATCAGCTTAAACAAGTACTCTTCGTGATCTAATCGCTTAGTTAACTCATTAAGAGTATCGTAGTTTATTTCTTGGATACCCTCGTTTTGGAGTTGCTGTATCTGATCAGTGTACGGGTTTTCTGAGCTAATTACATCTTCGAGCTTGTCGGCTAGCGCTGTAATCTTGCTCTTGTGCTCGAGCGCCTCTTCGTACGAGCTGTATTCAAGATCGTATTTGATGAATTGCTTTTCATTTAACTTGTTAAGCTCAGCAACTTGTTTTTCATAAGTTTCACTTAATGTAGTGATCTCGGCTGCATGCTTTTCAATTGTTTGATTAGCTTCATCGCGTAAACGATCCCTGATGTCAGCGCCAATTGTTTGGTTACACGTAGGGCACTCTTCAGAATGATCTAGTCCTGCTAACTGCTTTTCCGCTTTCTTAATAGCAGTGTCGTGTCGTTTAATCTGACCCTCTGTATATCTTAAATCGTTTGTAACAGAAGTTACTTTTGACGCGTGTTCGCGAGCTTCTGCGTGTGTTTTATGACCCTCTAGCTCGATGTCAATATCAAGATTATCAAGCTTTTCTAATTCACTTGCGTAATTATTGATATTGTTTTGTTTGGACCGTTCCCATGCAACGCTGCGAGTTTGTAGTGACTTAATGTTGCTTTGGAAAGTTTCGTTAGACTTCTTGACAGCGTTAATCTGAACCTCTTCATCTCGAATTAGTTCTTTAGTTTTGCGCTTCATGTCAGCAAGTAACGAGGCTTTTTCTGACAGTACTGTCACACCTAGTAGTTCTTCAATAATTTCGCGCTGTTCGATTGGACGCATCTTTAAGAACGGATCGGTGTGCGTTGTCATAGTAACAATATTACGAAACATTTCGTATTGCATACCGAGGATTTTGGTAATTTGAGCCTGGGTATTTTTACTTTCACCACGTGCTTGGTTATCGTCTTCGTCAGTGTCTTCTACTTCTTTATCGTCGATATAAAGCTTAAACACAGCAGGACCACGACCGCGCTCTATTTTATAGCGCTTGCCATCTTTAGTAAACGACACACCGCACATCATGCCCTTGCCGTTTGTTTTGTTTATCAAGTTATTGAGCTTGATATTTCCGCTTAGCGGCTTGCCATATAGCACATAACAAAGGGCGTTTACAATAGTTGTCTTACCTACGCCGTTACGGTTGTCATTGCCGCCTAAGTCAAGGTTTTCGCCTAGTACAAGATACAATTCACCATTTTTAAATTGTACAGACTGGGTTACATTACCAATCGACATAAAGTTTTTGATAGTTAGATATTCAATGTTCAATGACATTAAAGCTTGCCTTCTTCTATTTGTTTCCCACGTTGTGAGTAATAAAACACTTCGCCGCATTGTGTGCATTTATATGAATGGGTGGATACATCAACAAAGGTTGAAACTGGTTCTTGGTACTCCCAGTGACTAACTTCTTCGCCTGTCCAACTACATGTTTCCGTAACCCATACGGGGTCAACTTGCCTTTCATGTGTGCAACTCATAGTAACTCCTAGAGCTGGTTAACCCAGCTCGTTGTAAATGTCTAAAAGTAGTTTCTTATCAAAAGAATCAGACTCAAGGTCTTCGATTTGTTTTGTTACAATCTCGTCAACACTTTGGGATTCTTCTTCTTGTGTAAGCTCTGAATCACCGTCAACTGATTCACTAGGCGCTACCAGTCTGAACTCGCGGATATTAAAGCTGTTCTGGAACGTTTCTTTCATATGCGCAACTTCCTCGTAACTTAGATCAACATCAGTTACTGCCTTTATGTACGCTTTTGGAATAAGGAACTTGTCAGGATCCGCTGCGATTTCACTAAGATTACAACGGATGAATCTTGGACAACCCACCCAGTTGTGTAACTCTGGTTTTTCACCGTCGGCTAAGGTGCACCAACCTCTGTCAGTGTCGCCAGAGTCGCCGTAGTCATGCGGGAAACAATTACCGGTATAGATAATGTTGCCGTTGATTTGGCGCTTGTGTAAGTGTCCTGAAAACACCCAGTCAGAGTACTTAAAGTGGGACGAACTAATTTCACCATGGTCAGGAACTTCAACAATATTGTTCATTTTAAAACCCGGTATTTCAAAGTGGCCGAAGATATATTTTGACTTGATCTTCTTCACTTTCTTCCATTCGTCACCGACTAACCAAGGCACAAAAGTAGCGTTACCTACTGTGGTAATTTCAGTAATCGGCATGATATTAGGGTACAACTCACTCATAGGAATTGAGTGAATATCACGTTTGTCACGGTAAAATAAATCGTGGTTACCGACTATGAAAAATACTTGCTTGAAATTCTGACTTAATTTGCCCAGAGCACGGTGTGTGTAATTGAGTGTGCTCACGTTTATTTGGTTACGGCTGTGGTGCCAGTCACCCATAAAAATGGCAGTTTCGCAATCGTTGGCATGCGCGTGCGCGATCATCGCATCTATGAAATCAAGACAATCTTGGTTGTGTGTAGCCGAGTTGTTGCGTAAACCGAAGTGAATATCGGTAAAAATAATAGATCTTTCGAACTGCTGAAAATCCATTAGTCGTCCTCACTGTAGCGGTTACGGTAAGCTGATTCAAGCTCAAGTTGCTTAGCGTTGCTAGGATCACGATCTGCGTCCATTAACAAGCTGTCGCGAATCTCACTCACTCGTTTCTCGTCTTTTATTACTTTGCTAAAACAACGTTTAATAATAGTAGTGTAATAAGCAAACGGGTTTGGATGATCTGTGCCCTTAGCTTCGTTGAACATCAAACCAACTTTTGCTAATTGAGTAAGTGCCTGGCCTTTCATATCATCGAGATAAGAGTACCCGCGCCAGTTATAGCGGCCTCCATAGCGATTAACCATAAGTAGGTAAATCTCTCCCAGTTTATTGGAAGTTTTACCGTGTGTCATCGAAAACGTATTTTCGTCTGAGTGGTGGCTCTTACCCACTTCTTTAACCTCTTCCTTTTCTAAGTCAGTTACAATGTAATGCTTGAAAGCAGGGAAGTTAAGTTTTATAGGCTCGCCTGTCTCGTCGGTAGGTATGTGCTCATCAGTCATTACTCTGAAAACAACATCGCTTAAGTCTACATCTTCAACAGCCATTACTTGGCCTGTTTCGTTGCGCTTGTTTTTAGCGTACCGTTTAACAGCTTTTACAATATGTGGCTGAAACTCAACCCCATCATCGTCTACGGCTTTAGAGAAAATGTCCTTATACGAACCCTCGAGAATTCCTTCGTATCTCTGGTATTCTGGTGAAATGAAATGACAATAGGTGTATTTGCACTTGTTGATTTCCGCTGTCATTTCGCGGTTTTTCAGGTAGTGCGAATTATCGGTGTTTGACATTATATCCTCGATTTTTATTATTATTGTTTTTATTCCGCATCTGTGCACGGGAAGATATCTTCTACATTATAGCATAGATCCCAAACAGAATGCAACTTTTTGATAGCTAAATATTAGAAAATGGAGTATTAACGTGATCGGCAAAGGTGGACTATTTATAAAAAACGACGCATACGGGGAGTGGTTTGGGAAAGAACCCATGAGCTTCCTGTCGTCCAGAAACGAAGCCAACCCTGATCAATCAAGGAACGGCATCGCGTTTTTGCTACCGCCTGAGATAAACATCAGTGCTCAGGCTGACTACACCAGCAACGACTTGGTTCATACCAATCATAACATATATTCTTGGAAACGTAGTGCAGTAAACGACATTTCAGTGGTGCTACCGTTCGTAAACAACACCAAGCACAAAGCGCATTATTTTATAGGCGCGATCCAGTTTTGTAGAACAGTGACTAAAGGTTTTATAGGTAAAAGTCAAGGCGCAGGCGCCCCGCCGCCGATATTAGAGTTTAGCTCTAACGGCGACTTCATCTACAATAAAGTACCGGTAGTTATGAAGAACTTTGTCGTGCCGATTAACAACCAGGATTCTGATTATGTGGATACCGAGTACGGTCGAGTACAAGTAAAAGCCACCATAAACATTACCCTGTCTCCGGTGTACCCTGCAAACGAATCACTCACTGATTTTGATATAGAACAATACGCAACTGGACAAAACGCAATTAAAGGATTCTACTAATGAGTAACCCTTATAAAAACACTCCCCTTCGCGATTTCTATCGCGATTTGTGGCAGCCGGTTAGTATAGCTAAATCCCGTGATGACAGAACGATAGTCATTTCTAATGCGCATCACCAACGCCCTGATTTACTGGCTAGTGAATTGTATGGTGACGAGCGACTATTCTGGGTTTTTTGGCAACATAACAAGGACTTGCTAGAAGACCCTATACACGACTTCGTGGCTGGCCTAAGCATAAAAGTTCCAAACAGAGACAACATTCAAATATGAGCAATAATAAAGTAGAACCGAATCCGTTTAATCCGTTCACTGTGACAGAAACGGGGAATGACTTTTCACCGCTTGTTGATGAAAGTAATAGACGTCAAGAAGTTACTGCTTTCGAGAACTCAGGCGGCCGACAAAACGTACCTCTTGATGATGATATCACTCAAACAGACAGGGAACAAAGTAGCGAAGTACTAGACGACGGCAATCCGCTTTACAAATACCACACAAATATGTATAACCTTGAATGGTTCATGGCTAAATTGGACTTGGACGCTGCGGGTGATCTACGTATGGATCGGTACTCTGTTATTGATGACCTCACAACGGTAGGGAACCTACCTGACGACTCTAAATACGTACTTGCTAAAACCGGCGCCAGCGAACTGATCATTTCTAAGTTCGAGTTAGTTACGATTCATACATCTACTGGTTCTGAAAGTAGCATGCCCTCTGTAAAAGCGCGGATGACTATTACTGAGCCCAACGGGTGCACCCTGCCTGAAAAAATCATAGAGGGTATTAAGACGCTGGATTTAGGCTCCAGTCCTATATCAGTGCCTACGTATCTTAATATCTGGTTCACAGGACGTTCTACAACCAACGCGCCTGAAGTTGTGAAGTTCGGTACTGATCAAATATCCAAACAAACAATACGATTTAAAGTAGTTAGGGTCCGTACTAAGATGGACTCTAACGGCTCGCAATACGAAGTAGAGCTTGTCGGTCTTAACTCGCTCGCACTGCAAAAAACCGCAGTAGATCTAGATTATGAAGTTACTATAACGTCCCAAGAACTAAAGAAAATGAAATCTATCAAGGATGTTTTAGGTGCCACTGGCAGTAACGGAAACTATGAAGAAGGCGAACTGTTTAAAAAGATAGGTCAAACTGCTAAGCACCAAGCCCAGCGTGTGCTTGATGAATCAGACGGCGAACTAAAATACAATATTATTATGAGTTCGTTGCGCGAGAAATCAGTCGTAATATTTGAAGGGTTTAACGACCAAGAATTGGAATTCGCAATTAACTCCAAGTCTACTGAAAATAAAGCTTTCAATATAGAAGACCTTAAAGTTAATTCCAAGACTGATATTGTTACTGTTATTCGTAGTTTAATGAAGCATACTCGCCTGCACTACGCGGTAGTGGATCGACCTAAAAAGGAAAAGTCAGGGAACTTATCTAGTGTTGATTACTACACTATTGAGACTGATGTGCGTCCAGTGTCGTATTCAGAAGACGCTAATAGGAACATTTACGACTATTATTATATTGTGCGCAAGCGTAGAAAAGCACGAGTCGATGTTACTGGCCCGGCACGTTTTAAGAAAGAGTCTCTGCTTAGTAACGAATACACCCAATACGGTGTATATCTTTATAAACAATACAACTATATTTTTACTGGTAAAAACCAATCAGTAATTGACTTTGACGTTGAGATTGACTTCACATGGCATAGAGCTCTGCGCCCGGATAACCTTAGTAAATTTATGAACTCGGTTAACGCGCCTGGCAAAAAGGCACAGACAAATGACGTAAGGACCACAGCTGAATCAGACACTGCGCCTTCTGCTAATTTGGTAACAACTAAATCAACCCCTTCTCACAGTAGCGACGCGGAGTTTTTCAACACAGTGCCGTCGTATGTATATGATATAGCTGACCAGAAAGAAAAGTCGCACGGGGTAATAGGAGACACCCGCGACGGCGTAATAATTGAAAGCGAAAGTATTGTTCGTGAGTTGTTTGAAGACTTTGATGTCGCAGCAACAGGTGAGATTAAAATACAAGGCGATCCTGATTGGCTTAGTTTTAATTTGCCGTACGATCAGTACATTTATCTACAAGTTAATAATATGAAAAAGGACTTGGCATACGAGAATAAACCGGGCACAAAACCCGACCCGGCCATGACTAATGTATATCGAGTTTTAGAAGTAACACATGTATTTGATGAAGGTAATTTCACACAAACATTGAATCTTGTAAGGCCTGCTAGTTGGTACGTGAGTGTAGACGAATAATATGAGAAGTGTAAAGAATAACAAGCCGGATATGATTACTGATTCCGGTGATCATTATCCTGGTAAAAACAACCAAAGCATTTATGTAGGGCAAGTTAAAGACAACCGTGACATTCGTAGAAACGGCAGCTTGATGGTGTACGTGCCTGAGCTTTCGGGCTCAGCACCAAGCGACAGGAACGGGTGGATAAAATGTCATTACGCGAGCCCTTTCGCCGGATCAACCCCGTTAGACTGGATCGGTAACGATCACCAGTCGTATGTTGATACTCAGTCTAGCTACGGCTTCTGGGCTGTGCCGCCTGATATTAATAACCAAGTATTAATTGCGTTGGCTGTGGGTAAAACTACCAGAGCATATTGGTTCGCATGTATACCAGAAGCCCACTCACATAATATGGTGCCCGCAGTTACAGCCAAAGAACCCAATAAAAGACGCGACGGGTTCTATGACAGTACCAATTCAGAAAGTACACCGTTGCCCGTTGCAGAGTACAATAAACTCTATTCGGCTGTTACAGAGAGTTTTAGAGATGAGAATCGTCCTATTCAGCCGTATCTTTCTGCAGGCTTGCGCAAAAGTGGTTTGATACATGACCAAGTTAGGGGGCCTACAAGTGTTGGTTCTATGACGTCAAACGCAGCTGAAATATATGGTATGAATACGCCTGGCCCGCGCATAACTGACCCCGCAGCTGATGCAGAATATTATGCCGTAAAGGGTAATAAGCCTAGTTTCTCACAGTCAAAAAGCGAGGCAATATATAAGTCAACTACCAAGCATCAATTAGACCCTGAGTTAGAAGACACCCAAGAAGTACCTATTCGTAGAAAGGGTGGCTCACAATTTGTTTTGAGTGATGAAGAAGGCTCGGAGTTTGTGAGATTACGTACCCGTTCAGGCGCACAGATTTATATAGGTGAAACTGACGGTATTGTTTACATTAACAACCGTGATGGTAATGCCTGGATACAATTAAGTGAAACAGGCAATGTAGATATCTTTAGTGCAAAATCAGTAAGTGTTCGAAGCCATGAAGACCTTAACTTGCGTGCCGACAGGGATATTAATATTGAAGCTGGTCGCGATATGCAATTGAAAGCCGCTAAAGATTACAAAGGTTCTGATAAAGGCGAAGTTGCCGAGGAACTAGAAGGCCAAGGCGGCAATATCAAGATACAAGCTAACAACGACTATGACATTTATGTTGAAAACGATCTGCGCAGTGACATCAAGAAGAAATCAAACTTTGTTTACCAAGATGAAGTAAAAACCGAGTACCGTAAAAACACCCATTCAATTTACAGAATGGATTCATATACATACTCAGAAGCAAACGTAACCGTAAAAATAGAAGGCAACTCAGTTACAGAAGTAGAGCAGCACATAACAACTAAGACGCCGTCGTTGCGCGTGACTGGTGATACTACGACTATTAAGAGCTCCGGTTCAACTATAAACATGGCAGGATCAATAGGCATTACAACTGACGGTACTGTTGGTGTTACCTCAGGTGGAAAGTCTACCATAGATGCTTCAGAAGTAGGCCTTAACGCTAGTAAAATAGGTTTGCAAGGTACTACGCACTTGGCTGGTTCGGTAAAGGCACAGAACGTCAAAGACACTTTGGATGGTAATGGCTCACCTAACTTCCTTGCTGCCGTTGTGTCGCCCGGTGCATCTGGTGTAGGCGCAGCTGGCACGGGATCAGACGTAAACGAAGAAATGGTAGTCGATCCTATCGAGCCTGATGAAATACAACTTGCTGAATTAAATGAAAAATACAACGTATTGGGTGAATTGAAACCCGACGGCAATAAGGTATTTTCGTTGAGTTACATGTCAGAAGAAATCAAAACAATCGTTAAACGATTTATGACACGTGAGCCGTGCAGGGAGCATGAAAATACAGGTGATGTAGAAAAATGGTATCCCGACTACAAGACAGATAAACGGGGATAAAAAAAGGCGCTTTTAAGCGCCTTTTTTACCTAACTTCGACTTACTTTTCCTTTTCAGCCGAAGTGATTAGTTCGCGCATCTCTTCAACTGCGCTAGGAGCATCAAAATGATTAATGTACGCCAGAATGTACTTCTTCGACTTTGAATCGTAAACACCGAATTCGTTAATGATCCAGTGCAACTGTGGGCGGTTGCTATTACCGGTTCTGATGATATGGAACCGACGTCCAGGATGTTTCTTGTTGTAGTCTGCAAAGCGAGAGTGAAGATCAGTGATCTCTTGTGCTAACTTTTTAACTGACATGGGTTTTAAACCTCTTATTATTGTGGAAAAGTAAAAAAGTAAAAACTATAATAGTGCCAAAGTAATATCCTGTCAAGATATTTTTGAAATTTTTTTCAACTAAATATCCTTAAAGAGCAAGATATCAGGACTATGGCTAGATTCAAAGGACTCAGTACAATTAACAAAACTTCGGGGCCGTACACATTAACGGATGCCGAATTAGTGAAGCGCGATATTCTAAATGAATTGACAACCCGACGTGGATCAAGGATCGGTAACGTTAGTTACGGGTCTAACCTGCATCTGTATTTGGGAGAACCGAACGAACAGGCAGTAGTAGACGCCATAGAAGATGAAGTCAGACTAATATTGCGCAGAGATCCGCGTGTTACCGTGGTGTCAGTGTCAGCACAAGTAGGCGATCATTCTATCTTGATCTCGGCCACAATCAATTACGATCCGTTGGGAACAACCGACCAATTATACCTAGAATATACGGAAAATACAGGAATTTAACAGCATGTCACAACCCTTACGTCAATCAACACTTTTTGCGGCAGAGGACTACCTAAAAGTCTTTCGCAGTTTTAAAGACGTTAACTTCACAAACTATGATTTCGACGGCATCAAACGTGATTTGCTGTCGTATATAAACGAGCACTATCCGGAAGACTTCAATGACTTCGTGGAAAGTTCAGAACTAATTGCTATTGTAGACCTGTTAGCCTTTGTAACAACGTCAATGGCGCTACGTACTGATATGAACACTCGTGAAAACTTTCTCGACACCGCCGAGCGTCGTGACTCTGTTGTGCGTCTTGCTCGTATGCTTAGTTACGAAGCTAGTCGTAATATACCTGCTCGTGGTCTGTTGCGCGTTAGATCAGTGTCAACCAGCCAAGACGTATATGACTCAGCTGGTCGCAATCTAAAAGGCACAAACGTATATTGGGACGATGCGAATAACAGTGATTCAATTGAGCAGTTCACCAGTATTCTAAACGCAGCTTTTCTAACAACCAACCAATTTGGTAGGCCGCTAAAGTCAGGCCAAGTAGGCGGCGAAACTACTGAGCTATACGCAGTAAACACAAGCGAAACCGCGCTAGATAACTACTCAGTCGATATCAACGTTAACGGTAGATCATTGCCACTTAACATCACCAACGCCAATTTTGACGACGGTGGCTATGTTTATGAGAGACACCCGGATCCAGCAGACCCGTTTCATATGTTGTATGTGAATGACGGCCAAGGCACTAGCTCAATTAACAACGGGTTTTTCTTATATTTCAAACAAGGCAGTCTGACGTCGTCTAGCTTTGAATTTACATCGCCTGTGCCTAACCGTATTCTGGATATCAATGAGCAGAATATCAATAACCAAGACGTTTATTTCCAGCGAATAGATCGTTCTACTCAAGAAGTTATTGAGAAATGGACTAAAGTACCGACTGATATTGGCACGAACATTTCTTACAACGGTATAAGCGCATCTGAGCGTAAGATATATTCTGAAATTACTAACTTGAACGACACCGTTAGTTTGAAATTCAGCGACGGTGTAAACGGCGAGATGCCTAAAGGTAACTACCGAGTATGGTACCGCCAGTCACAGAACGAAAATGTTATTATCCGTCCTAGTGACGCTAGCAATATCCAAATAGCGCTTCGTTATATCGGTAAGGACCAACAAACCTACACACTTACGGTAACTGCTAGCTTGGAATATACAGTAGATAACGGCGCACCGTCTGAAACAACTGAGAATATTAAGCAACGCGCTCCGGCAGTATATTACACCCAAAACCGTATGGTTAACGGCGAAGATTACAACTCACTACCTCTACAAAAAGGTAACGAGATTGAAAAGCTTCACGCTGTGAACCGCACGTATGCCGGCCATAGTAGATACGTTAACACAGCGGATCCGACAGGCTATGTCAAGAATTTAAGCGTAGCAGGCGACGACGGGGTATTGTTTATTGAACGTGATCAGCCAGAACAAGAGATATTTGATATTCCTGTCGCCGCATCCCAGAGTAATAAGATACCAGTGCGGGATTTGCTAATCAACCGAGTGTCGCCGTTTGTGGATAATTATCGTTTACGAAACTTTTTCTTTGCGAGTTATTTGCCAGAGGCGGGTCTAGACGCTTTTGTCGTTGATACTGAAGTCCCTGTGCTTTGGAAAACAAAACCAGGCTTGAGCAAATATAACTATGGCTACTTATATTTTAGACGAGGTAACAGTGACGTGACCTTGTCCTCGCAAGATACAAATAGTTATGGTGGCATTTTGCCTAATATCAAACAAGGCGCTGCATTGACGTTTGTGAACCCGAACGATTCGTTTGATAAAATACATGTGAATGTAACCGGACTGACTCGTTTTGGTATCCCGTCGGACAATGAAACCCGTGGTCCGATTACGTTGAGTAAAGAGGTACCAGCCGGCTACATATTAACTCGTATCATTCCTAGAATGAATATTGATTTCTCATCATATTTTACTGGAATTAAACAACGAGTAGACGGAACAACCGCAAGTCTTTATGAAACCGTGTCAAGCACAGTCGGCGACAACTCAAATATCACTGACAGTGTTGGGATCAACATTATAGAGAATATAATTAATACCAAGTCATTTGGATTAGGTTACGACATCATTGAAGAACAATGGTATATTATTGAAAATATAGCTGACCCTGATGCTGACTTTGAAATTACTGGTGAAAACTCTTGGTTAATTTATTTTGAATCACTTAGAGAAAATAACCTAACGAAGTATAGGGTAATTACACGCGGCGATCGTTATGTATTTGAAAGCTACCAGCAAGCGGCATTCTTTTATGATGGCGACAATCCTGCGATTGATTTATATACCGGTCGTGCTCGTCGAGACCAAATTGTATTGACTGCTGATAACACGAGTCCTTACCCTAGTGAAACATGGGTTGGATCGGTAGAGAAAATACCGAGATATGATTCTTTCGGCGTACTACAAAGTACTGAAACAAAAGTGGTATGGCGCAACGGGACAGTCACCACGGATAATATTATTGTGATGACTCGCCCAGGTAATAGCAGTAACGTGACGCTTACTAAAACAGGCGCGTTTACTAATATTTCTATGGAAGCAAGTAACGGTTTTGTAAAAGTATCGGACAGTGATTTGGATTCGTTACCGCCTGTAACTGACGGTCAATCATCCGTTACAATTACTTACAGCGACGGTGCTCGTTTAGGTAATGATATTATTTTTAACGTGGTGAAACAGTATCTAAACGATGATGGTTCAGTTAATAACCGACGAGTGGAAATAACACCCGCGGATTTAAACGCTGATGGCGTGAGTGAAAACCCACTTGCGTTTGATAACTTTGTGCCACTTGCGTCTAAAGTTGCGTTTGAGTCTGTAATTGATTACCAAGGAAACGAGACTGAAAATGTATTAGTAGGCGGCATTGTTAATATTACCGCAACTAGCCAACTTAACTTAATTGACTGGACTAATATTGAATTTAACGGCCAGCGTATTCGTAATATTAAAATGATCACGATGCCTGATTACTCTTATATGACTTTGTTTGCGTCCATAGTGTCAAGCGGTGCAGTTGATAGACGTACCCAATTTACAGTTGCTCGTAATTTCGAGAACAAAGTTGTTTATATTGAGTCTGAAGATAAGTTTTATATTTTGCCGTTAATTAAACACGTTGATGATATTCCGGACGGCGAAACGGTTACGTCAAATATTGTTGAATCTACTTCGTATTCGGCAAAAAGGGGCAGATCATTTGCGGTAAATACCTTTAGCGATGAAACGCTTCCTGTTTACTTTAGATGGATCCATTATGCGCCAACTGATCACCGTATAGATCCTAGTCCAAGTAACATAGTTGATATGTATGTTTTGACGAGTGGATATTACGCACAAGTGCAGAGCTGGAAGCGATCAAACGGTAGTGCTAGTGAGTTTCCTGATTACCCGACAATGCGTGAATTGGGTATACAGTTTGGTGACTTAAAAGAGTATAAAATGATGAGTGACGAGATTGTATTTCGTCCTGCTAAATTTAAAACTCTATTCGGAACACAAGCTAATAAAGAACACCAAGCGAAATTCCTAGTAGTTAAAATACCAGGCGTAGTGGTAAGCGATAACGAAATTAAAACAGAAGTTATAAAGGCTATAGATGAATACTTTGAAATTTCTAACTGGAATTTCGGTGATAGCTTTTATTACACTGAATTGTCGGCATTCATACATCAACGTTTGTCTACAAAGATTAGTTCTGTTGTTATTGTTCCCGAAAAAGCCACTGGCACATTTGGTGACTTGTTTAAAGTACAGGCTGAAACAAACGAATTATTTATATCGACTGCCACAGTTGATAACGTTGAGATTGTAAACGATCTCACACCAGGTAATATGAGAAAAAGATCATAATTTATGGCTAAAAATAACAACATCAATAAATTACCGGCGGTTAACAGAACCCCGGTAATGGAAAAACTGTTTAGTTCAACTATAGACCAATTATCTAGTGAACAAGAAAGACAGTATTTCCAGGCATATATTGGCCAGCGTCCAGGCAGTGTTTATGACAATACTTCGGATTATTATAAACCAGAGCTAAGCAAATTTAGGCACGCATATCAGCTAGAGCCCGGCGTAATTTCGGGCACTGATACAAGTACTACGCCGACTGATATTAAGTCGTATATGGACTTCCTTGCGTATTTGCAGCGTAACGGTGGCAATATCGAGAATCATGAACGCTTGTTTGAATCAGACGAGTACGTATGGTCTCCGCCAATTGATGTTGACAAGTTTGTAAACCACACTTGGTATTACTGGTTCTCTGACTTGTATAACAATATGCCTGCAATTAAAGTATCGGACTTAACTGATGTTGATATTGCCGGCCTAGTCGGTAGTACGTCGTTAACCCTTGCTGGTTTTGACATGCTAAACGGCATGGTAGTTGAGTTTACTAACATTGCCGCTGGTGATTACGCTGGAAAAAAATTCATCGTGGAAGGCATCGGTAGCTATGTTGAGTTTATAGAAGTAGAGAAACAAGTATTACCGGTTGATCCATGGGAGTATCTGCCTTGGGATGAAAATGCTACTAAAATCGGCGTTGAAACTCGAGGCACTCCGCCGAACACGTATGATATTAACATCTATGATGGTCCGGATGGCTGGGACACCAATGCATGGGACGCTATAGAATCAGTAATCGGTAAAGACTATATTACTATTGAACGCGGCGCCAAGGATAAAAACCCGTGGTCTCGCACTAATGGCTGGTTGCATATTGATTCAATCACAGCACAGCAAAAAGCGCTAAACGAACAAGAAGCAACTGATATATCGCTGTTTACTTTTGCAGAACGCGCAAGTATGCCTATTATAGAGTTCACCAAGGATATTGAACTATATCACACCGGTTCTAATTGGTTACGATATGTCGACAACGTTTTGTCTGTCGATAGTATCGGCACGTTTAACCCTAAAGTAGACAACGTGTTCGTATTGCGTTCGCCGATTGATATTATATCTGGTACTGATTACGTTACCCTGTCTGAGTCAAACGAAGGATCACGTATCTGGCATGACGACAACCTTGATAGACTAAAGGCCGCAGCCAACAGTAGATATCGCGGACGCGACAACGTGTTTCGTGTTATTAGCCGTACAGTTGACAGCCAAGGCATGGTGCAACTTGACTTCGAGCCTGTTGTCATACACCCGGAATTGTCAGGTAATAGCCGTTATAGATTCCTTAACAACGACATAGTCACCGTACGTGACGGTGAGCTTGTGGCTGACCGTGGCAAAGATTTATTTTGGTATGTATACGAGGCGACTGAAGACCGCATCAGTTTGTTTGATACCGAAAGCGAGCTTCGCGCTGGCTTGCTCCACTCTGGTCAACAAAAATACGACGTTAACCAAGATCCGCTTTTCAGTCTTTATAATTCGGATAGCTTGGAAAACCGTCGTATAGAAGATATTCCGAATGTGATATTCTCGGGCAGTAAGTTATTCAGCTACAAAGTAAATGAATTCAGTTCAGTGCTTAATACCGAAGTAGGCAAGTACCTTACTTATACAGGTATTGGTCAGATTACTGACATTGTATTCACTGCTAATTTGGATAAGGATAGAATTTACGTTCAATCCGATACAGAGAGTGTAGAGATTCCTGGCTACTATTATTTCAAACGATACCCGACTGCTCGTAACGGATTTGCCGCAGCAGGTACGTATGAAAACTTCTGGTCACTTGGTGATAAACAAAAACAACCAATTGTAGATCAATTTGTAGCGACTGACGACCTAGACACTCGTGTATTAACTTTATCTTTGGTGCCTGAACCAACTACTGTCGATATAGAAATAAACGGCGAGAGGCTTTCTCCGGATGTTTACTCGGTTGTAAATGACCAAGTGTTTATTGACGCGCCTACATCTGCAAACGATAATATAACTATTAAATCAAGATCGGTTAAAACGAAACTTGAACTTAAGAAAATCCTTTTGTCGCAGACAGATTACCAGCTTATTCATCCTGTAAATTACAGTGATGAGGTTAGTGTATTCCATAACGGCACTAAGCTTAATTCTAATCGCTATCGTATCGTGAACAAGCGCACCTTGCGTTTCAGTAACTTCCCTGACACCGCGCAAGATAACGATACTATTTTTGTCCAGTACGAAAGTGATGAAGTATTAAAAGACAACACAAGTGCTTTTTATGAAGTGCCGTCATCATTAGAGACCAACTACAACAATGAAGATGTAGTCGAAGCATCTGTTAATGACTTGATGCCGCACTTCTTAAGCATTCTAGCCACCCATACTGAAACTGGGGCGATCCGCTACGGGCAGAAGAACCAGTACTTTAACTCTTCAAAAGACGTATCGGGCGGCAAATATATTAGACAGAGTTCAAGTAACCTACTGTCTGTTATGCTTACTGCCAACAGCAAAGACATGCCGATCATTCCTGCTATGAAACAAGCAGGCGGCGACTACGTTAGGTTTAAAAATAAGTTCACAAAAGCTGTTAAGGATTTAAGCGACTCTGGTGATTTAACTAGAATATCACAAAGCTTGGATCTAGAAAATACTAGCGTGATTGACCGCGTATTTAACGAGGCGGTTACTACTGTTCTTGACGGATCAGTGTCATACAACACCTATAATAATACGTATATGTTTCCGTTCGGGTCAGTGTATGAAGAGTTCAAGCTAAGTGATCCGTCAGTGTTTAGGCGCTCGGCGCAGATGAGTGAAGGCTTCGTTAAATATGACGCAATTAATCCGACGCTAACTGACATATCTGGTTACGATGATACGCGCTCTACTCTTATAATTATCGAGAAGTTGTTGGATTCAAACGCTCAGCGCGATTATGGATTCGCCGAGCGTGTGTTGACTGAGGGTGATGACTATGTGTTGTTTGGTACCGACGTTTACATGCGCGAGCGCTATGACCCAGATACGTATCCGTCTGATCCGTACTACCGTGACGTGAGTACACTTTATCGTGAATTGACAATCCGTGTTTATCGTAACCTGGAGTCATCTCGTATACCTGCAACGCCGAGTACATTAGGTCTTTATCCTGTATTCAAACCACGCTATGTATATGACGAAAGTATTCCTTTCCCTGGCCAAGCACCGGTTACACCGCCTAGCGAGTTTAACAAGCCGGAAAACGGCTACATTTTAGGCCATGACGGCAGTAAGACGCCTGTTTATGGCGATGTGCGTGACCAGTTATTGTTGGAGTTAGAGAAGCGAATTTACAACAATATCAGAGATGAATACAAGAAAAACTCTCTAGTTGATGGTAGTTATACACCGCCGCTACTGGTTAACGACATTGTGCCAAACCAGTTAAGAAAAACTGAGTTTTCCCGCAAAGAGATTAATGAAATATTAGTTAGACCTTTTAACACATGGACTACTGATAACGGCATACAGTGGCGCGAGAATGCACAGTACCAAGAAGGTAATGAGTGGACGTATAATTACGATGCGGCTAAAGTGAAAACTAATATGCCCAATTCATGGCGCGGTATGTATCGTTACAGATACGGCACAACTACCCCGCACCTTACCCCTTGGGAATGTTTAGGGTTTTCCGACAGACCAGGTGATTGGACTTCAATTTACGGTACTGATTATAGCGCACGAAACACCGCAATGTGGGACGAAATCACAGGTGTTACGAACGTAAGACTACCTAAGTCTAAGAAGATGGGCTTTACTGAAATCCCAGTTGACGATGACGGCAACTTAAAAACTCCGTATGAGTTGGGATTAGTGAGTGACCCTGACCTGGCAAAAGCATCAACATTTACCCGTGACTGGAATTTCGGAGACGGATCTCCTGCTGAAGAAAGCTGGAGAATGAGTTCTATATATCCGTTTGAAGTTATGCGTCTTATGTTGTTGACTAAGCCTGCTAAGTTCAGCGACTTGATGTGGGACACTGTGAACATTACTGCGTCAAGCCGTAGCCCTGAACAAATCGTGTTTAACGAAACCGGCAAACGTGTACAGCGTTCTGATTTAGTAGTGCATGGCGAAGTACGCGATGGCGAAGTAGTATCTCGTTACGGGTACCAGCAATGGTTATCTGATTACTTAGATCGCAACAATAAGAATGTGTCAGAATTACTAGGCCAGAAAGTACGCAATGCGCGTGTTCAACTAGTCCATAAAATGGGCGGGTTTACTGTGCCTGAAAACACAACTTACAAGACAAGCTCGATAAACGTATCAGGCGATGGTGCAAACTTGAACGTGCCGTCGGAAAACATTGACACTGTGATTTTAGACAGTGAAGTATACGACGTCAAAGCATATTCTGGTATTATTGTTCGTAAGGTTAGAGCCAACACGTTCCGTGTTTATGGTTATGACGTTCAGTCTCCTTGGTTCAAATATTACGGCAAGCTGTCTGACGCCAGGTCTTACACAATACAAGGCGGTGGAGAAGACGCACCTTTTAGTACCTATACTGAAGATAAGCAGTACAATATTGGTTCAATTATAGAAAGGAACGGTACTTACTACCGTGCTAAATCCACTCACTATAGTCAGGTATTTGATCCTACTTTATGGACTGCATTAAGTGAGCTACCTAAAATCAACGCAGTGTCTGCGCAAGTATATCCAGAGCGTGATTCAACAAGCGAGCTGAGCATAAACTATGGCCACGAGTTCACATCTGTACAGGATTTGGTAGACTTCATGATAGGCTACGGTGCTTACTTAAATGGCATTGGGTTTGACTTTGAAGAACGTGATCCAGTAACATCAGCACGTAGAGACTTTGTTCAGAGCTCTAAACAGTTACTAAACTGGATAGCGTCTAACTGGGAAAATAACTCGCTATTGGCATTGAGTCCGATAAGCTCAAAGGTGTCGGTAACATTTGACCAAGGTTACCCGGTACCTGTAGTAAGTGACAAGTCAAGTGAGTTTGTTGTGCTAAACAAAGCTGGCCTGCCGCTTAGTCGCAGTGCAATAGTGTTCGGCCGTACCGAAAAGCATATTTCACTTGAAACTGCGAGTGAGGACGCGGGTATTTTCTTTGCTCGGTTTGGGGTCAAGGATTCCGAACACGTAGTTGTGTTTGATAACAAAACCGTATTTGACGATGTTATGTTTGATGGCTTATTGCAGCAAAGAAAGAAGCGCATCATATTTGACGGATTTAGATCATTTGGCTGGAGCGGTAAGAAAGAAGCGCCCGGATATATTATAACTGAGTCTGGGTCTCTTATCACTAACTTGGAAAACAACACGTCAAGTATCCGTGATTACCATAACAGTGAAAGCGTGTTAGACAGATCTGGTATTACTAACGCAGCACGACACCTGATAGGCTACGATAGTAAGGATTATTTGACTGCGCTTGGCCTGGGAGACAACGCACAGTACGAGTTTTATCGTGGCATGATCCAAGAAAAAGGAACGGTTACTAGTAGTGACAAGATCCTGCGTGCCCTGGATACAGACGCGTCAGAAAATATCACCATAAACGAAGAATGGGCTGTTAAGGTAGGCGACTTCGGCGCAACTAATAATACCCAGCGCTTTGATATTTTACTATCGTCGGAAAAGGTAGTAAGTGACCCGCAAGCTGTGTTGATAGATACACCGGTTACTGATCATAAAAAGGTGCACTCTATTGAGATTGTTGACTTAGAAGAGTTCTACGCAACACCTCCGCATATTAGAATAATCCCTGCGCCTGATGATACGGGGCATATAGTGTGGGCAACTGCTAAGTGCGAACTAAGCGAAGATGGCAGAATAAGCGATGTTACTCTAGTTAGCTCGGGTGAAGGCTATACCAAGACACCGACTGTTATTGTTTCTCGTTCAGATTCATTCGACATCGGCGGGTTTGGCACCGATGCTTGGGATGATACTGATATTGCCTGGGAAGATGACATGGTTGCTACCCTTGAAGGGTTGTCTGATAATGACAGCGACAAGGATAATATTATTGTAGTTGACCAAGATAGTGTTGATAGCTGGCACCGCCGTCCGGTGAACACTAGCCCGATAGATTTGTTCCCTAAAACCGACGTAATTGATTACGATATGCCAACTGCGGGTTACGTTCATATACGTGATGTAGACTACACCGCGTTTAATGTTGAACAAGTCTTTGATTATAATAGCGAACCCGCTATTCCTAGTGTGAATTACACTTACGACAGCGAAGGTAATGAGAGTGTTGAATCTCGTGACACGCTATGGCTAGCACGCAATGCAAAAGACGACTGGGACGTTCTGCGCGCCACCGAGTTACTAACTCAACAAAACTCAGCAGTATTCAAGTCCGGTAGTACTTGGTATCTTGAAACTGACGTTGACTTGTTTGACGTTTTTGCGCGTGAAGTATCAAGCGAAGCATTCGTGCTTTATAGTCGTTTAGTGACTATTGACCCAAGCTTAGATACGGAGTCACCACGTCGCAATATTGCAGGAAAACAAGTACTTGTCAAACCGGTGATAGATGAAACGAGCGAGAAAGAGACTAGCTATACTCGTAGATATGCACTATATCGCGACTTAGCGGGCACTGACTTAACCGCTGCTGATACCGTGTTACTAGAAAACGCTGATATTGATGAATTAGACGAGTTTGCGCCAGTCCTTACTATGCGGGTTATATGTTTTGAATCTTGCAGATTTGACACACGAAATGACATGGAAGTGTATTCAGCTAACAGTCCTTTCTTAGAGGGTGAATTAGCATGGGTGGATCACGCAGCTGGCGAGAACGACTGGGCTGTTTATCAGTTCCGAGGCAACGTGTTTGTGCCGTACGAAATACAAGCTGTGGTAAACGATGTGGTACAAACCACGATAAGACAGCGAGAAACGTTAGTCAACACGCATTTGTTTGACCAAGCGTTTTTATATGACGAAAAGACCGCAGAAACGCTCTTCTTGTTACCTGTATACGATCCTTTTAAAGGTTTGCTACCAACAGTAGTCGAACAGAATGTAACGTGGCGCATGACGTCTGACCCAGCCAAATACACCAACTCGGATGTATATGAGCATGTTGACTTCAATAACTTATTTGATCAAGACAATATTGGTCAAGTTTGGTGGGACACGTCTAAGATGGCTTATTTGTATTACGAGCAAGGCAGTATCTATGAACGCCGTGATTACTGGGGCGCGGTATTCCCTGGTTCTGAGGCGGCTGTTTACGAGTGGATCGAAAGTGACGTTCCGCCTAGTCAGTACAGTGGGTCAGGAACACCACGCAACATAAACGAATACACTCAACGTGAAGTGTACAACTCTGCAACCAAAGCGTCTGTAATCAAGTATTACTTCTGGGTGTCGGGAAAAACAACGATTGCGGGTTCATTGCCTAATAGAACAGCGAGTGTGTACCAAGTTGCGAGTATGATACTAACGCCTACGAAGCAGAACTATATTTGGTTCTCGCCTATTAACGACCATAAAAATGACGTTGATAGACGCCACCGTTATGTAGAGGTTACTACTGATTATGAGACTGGTAACTTTATTGATTTAGGTGCAGACTGGATCAGTGACGTGCGCGTGTTTAGATTGCGCGACGGCAAGTTCTACGGTGACGGCCATAACTGGCGTGTGGTTAAGGGCGGCCTTGAGTTTGATAGTGTTCTTGAGCCAAACGAAACATTTGCGATTTCATACCAGACATCTAGTTACGCGGTTGATGGGAATAGCTTTGTTTTTGCTAACGTGTCTAGCGTAGCACGCAATAGAAACACCGCGTTCCAAATAAACTACAAGTATAAAGAAACACATAACCAAAATCACACTGAATGGGTGATTATAAACGAAGATGGTTCGGATACTAAGTTGCCAGAAGCGCACTGGGAGAAGTTCATTGACTCGTTTACCGGTATAACTAAGCCGACTGGTTGGGACGAAGTTAAACAAGGTCTTTATAATTTACGTGAAGACGGTTTCGCTTACACTGAATCCAAGCTAACAACCGGAAACGTTACTAGTCTTTTACTTGATAGGTACGACACACGATTCCCTGAGTCTCGTGGCGTTATTGAACTAAACGGCGAACGCATTTATTACAATACTCGGGTGATTGTCGACGCCGATGGCAACGAGTCTAAATACGGGAAAATAAAGCTGATTGGGCTGGACAGGGGATATCAAGACACTGACGTGGTAGAGCATCCGGTTGACTCGTATGTGCGTCTTGTTTATGAAACAAGTCCGGATGTGCCTGCACAGTTTGTGGGATCGTATGCGTCTAGTGCACTGCCTGATTTACCAACCCAAATAGAAGCAGTAACAGGCGCCAAGAGCACGGATTCATACTTGATGGTTCCTGATCCTTCCCTTGGTGATTACGAAAAATACGGTAACTCTAATACGCCTCGCCAAAGCTGGTTTAAAGACGTATTTGCTGCCCGTAAGGTTATATTCCAGGATATTAATGAAAACATTAAGAACCTACGTATTAGGTCTGATTATCCTGAATGGAACTTATTCTTAGCAGAGCAAGAGGGTACTTTATGGCAATGGGGTGTATGGTATGCTGACGGGTATAGCGCTGAGAATGTTAATCCTACTCGTTTAGTAAAGTCGCCGAGTGAACTAAGTGCCCTGAAATCTAGGCTCGTAACTGGGGACCAGGTAAGAGTTCAACCAGTAGTCAATGCAAATTACACTGTCTACGAAGTTAACTCAACTGGTAGTTTTGAGATTGTTGCTGTACAAAACGAAACAGTGGAAATTTTACCAAGAGCATGGACTGGTAAATATAGCCACCAACTACGACTTGAACTTAGACTCCTTATGGATCTATTGCGCGAGTACATATTTGTTGGCGACACTGAAAAATATATGAACAGTGCTGTATTCACTGCATTTGTTTATGTAATGAGCGAACAGGATCACGTTGATTGGTTGTTTAAGACTTCGTATGTAAGCGTGCGCCAAACCGGCAATACGTTCGACACACCGGCTATTACAACACCAAATAACATTGAGTTACTGGGCTCGTATATTGAAGATGTGAAACCGTATAGAACTAAGATAAGAAACTTCTCGTCTGCTTATACGGTTAACCGTGATGATGATAGCTTGGTTGAAATAGCTGGGCTTGAAGACATTGTTACTACGACTACGATAAACATTAACCGAGTTTGGTCAGAAAGTGTAAGTGATATTCCGCCTAACGACGGAAGCGTGACTAGCTTGACCTATGACGAGGCTTCGTTTGATCGTGTTAATGACATTAACGCAGGTCGTGTCTACGCTATTGACTCTGGCGAGTTTGGTACATTTGATGAGAACGATCCGGGCTTGATGAGCGCAAGCGATGCCGGGTATATGCACATTGAGTATAAGCCGGAAATGAACCAAACGTTTGTGGTTGAATTTGACGTTACGACCCAAGTTGTAGACGTAATGGGGCCGTTTGTGTTCGTTAATGGACGTGAAATTAATATGTTCAATTATGATGCGACTGAAAAAGTTCTGCGCGTAATTGTGCCTTTACATGAAGGCGATATCGTTGAAATTTATGATGTTCGTCCAAGCGAGTCGCGTTCATTTGCTAACCCTATGACACGTGAAGACCTTATGTCTGGCATAGCGCCAATTGAAGTACATGACGCGCTTGTTGTTACGGTTGAAACTAACCCTTCTCATATAATTGAGTATGTAAAAGTGACAAGTGACAACCTAACTCTTGCTGACGTTGATAGCTCTACATCACGGGTTTATGTTGCTAGGAAAGTACCTCGTTACAACGTGTCGCCTAATGTTACAACCGAGTGGATAGTAGAAGAATTATCCGACTTCTTCGACAACGTGCGCTCGGAGCCTTGGGATGAGTATGTTGACGGCGAGTATGTGCATAGGTGGGATAGTACCCCATGGGACACTGACGCGAGCATAACGTTTGATAACACTACTATTCCTGTCAATAGCTGGTTGGTAATTGTGAGTGAATCGTCGTTTAGTGACGCAAACTACGCGTATCGGTATTTGCTTGATGAGACAAGTGATCACCAGGTATTTGTAATGGGCAACGCGTCTGCGACTGTGTCTTCCAGCGAATTGCCGAGTAATAAATACAGCGTAAAAGTTGAAGGAGATTACACAAGTCAAGGTAATACAGGACGTTTTTGGATAAACGGTGAGATGGTTAGTTACTCGAATATTGCTTACGATGGCGCGCATACTACTTTCTACGGATTGAAGCGAGGCCAGTTAAGCACAAGTATAGCAAACCATGCACCTGGTTCCAGAATACAGTTTGTGTCTGATACACAATTTGTTGACCCTGACGTGTTTTATACAGGCGATAGCTTTGAATTTGACAGCGGTGTGGAATCGTTCGTTAAGAGTTCAGGCGCAGCTAATCCTATCACTTATAAATATCTTTAAAAGGGATTTATAGTGCATAAAGACAACAATAGCCCGGGTTTTTCCGGGCTAAATAGCAATAAAGAAACAAAGCCGAACGATAAATTCCAGGGCGACGTCAAAGATTTTATTTTAATTAGAGACAAAGAGTCCGGAACCGCAATCGTTAAAAGTAGAGGATAACAATGTTTAATATAGCTGAACTGCCAATGAACGGGCATTTGACAGTGCGTGATAAAATTACTGGCGAAGTATTAGTTAGTAAATCAAACGCTATTCACTACGGTAATATGAGCGCAGCTATCGTTCGTGCCTTATCCGGTGATGACAGTGGTCATATTAGGTATATGGCTTTCGGTAACGGCGGCGCAAGCATACAGACTGACGGAACCGTTTTATACGCGGAGCCCAATGTCAGTGAAGTGTATGACGAGCAAGCCGCGCTTTATAACGAAACATACCAAAAAGACGTGCAGAACAGTGGTCCGGACAGCTACGTCGAAACAGTAAACGGCGCTAATGCCGACTTACGGGTAGTGGTAACCTTGGCATCTGGTGAACCTAATTCTGAACAAGTAGACGAAGACGGCAACGCATACGGAAACCAATTGGATTTGGACGACTTAACAGATTTTAATAACGAATACGTTTTCAATGAACTAGCACTCAAAGACTCAAGCGGCATAATGCTAAGTCACGTTAGGTTTCACCCAGTGTTGAAATCAGCTAATAGAATACTAGAAATTGAATACACTATACGAGTGCAAATGAGCTAAGGATAATCATGGCATATCTAATTAATTTAAGTGATGGACGCGCTGTCACTATCAACGACAGCACAGTTGATACAGAACAATTTTCAATCCCGTTAGTGGGCCGTAACACAACCGGGTACGGCGAGCATGTTATGAAAGCCATGCTACAACTTCTTGAAAACTCAGCTAGCGGATCCGAACCTCTTAACCCGACAGAAGGGCAAACATGGTGGGATATTGCTGAGTCTGAATTTAAGCTACGTAAAGGTAGTGACTGGATCAGTTTCCCGTTTAAAGAAGGTCAGAACTATATTTTTGACGGTAACATTTTACCTTCACAAAACTGTTCAGGCGGCGAACACAATATCGGGTCAAGTACATTAGAATTCTGTACTGTATACGCCCAAGAGTTCTCCGGTACGGCAGCCCGCGCACGTTACGCGGATATTGCAGAAAAATATCATGCGGACAAAGTGTATGAACCTGGCACCATCGTTATGCTTGGTGGCGAAAAAGAAATCACCGAGTTCGGCCAAAGTAGCGACGTTCCGTTCGGCGTAGTGTCAACGGCACCTGCTTTCTTAATGAATGCAACTGAAGAGACTGGCGCAGATGAATGGCTACCTGTTGCTCTTGCGGGACGAGTTCCTGTTCGTGTGGTCGGTGAAGTTCTTGTAGGTGATTACTTGGTTGCTTCGCGCAAATACCCAGGTTGTGCAGAAGTTGGCCATCGCAGTTCTCCTGAAGTAATCGGCCGCGCACTTGGTCGATCAAGTGATCAGGGTGAAAAACTTGTTGAAGCTGTTACGAGGTTCGTGCTATAATGTACAACGTGCATGGTACTGAATATAATACATGTGCCATCTTGTTCAACAAATTAGTGGTTGATTCTGAAAAGCCAATCACTAAAGCAGACAAGTTTAGAGGTATCGGCGCACAGCCGATACCTCTAGTGTCGCCTTTAAAAGAGGCTGACGCGGATGCATGCGCTCATTTCGAGCGAGAAGTCGCAAAGCTATTGACTCTACTTGGCTTGCCTGAAAAAAGCACCATGCTCGGAAACATAGAAACAATCTCGCAACACTTTGAGCAGCAACAAGAAGCTGGCAAGGGCTTAAAAGTCAGCGCGTCATACATCGCAGCTACCGGTCCAGGTGAGCTAAAGATTATGAAGCACAAGAATCCCAAGTCTACATTTGGATCACATGCGACTTATGTGTTTGATGATTTCAAACATATGAAGAACTTTTTTAAATTGGGCGGATTCCTTGCTGTGACTATCGATGGTAGTCGTCTAGCCTCGTCGCTCTACTCTACTGAACTAGCTAAGTTTGACAGGGAAGTAGGCACTGTTCGTTTACGATTCGGCGACGCTGCCACATCGTATGCAGGTACAGGACATAATATCGGTATAATGGATATCGGCAGCAAGCGCACAACCGTCTATCGTTATGATGGCAAATACGTGCGTATCAAAATTGATGCTAGGGTCGAATGGGACAATGTATTTGTCTACACTGATATTGAGATTCTAAACAACAAGACCGTCCAAGGCACTGTGACAACTGGATATGATGTTGCTTATTGCCCTGCTCTATTCCCTGTGAAGAAACCTTCATGTAAATAATATCGGTCCGGTAGTCACTAAATACACGAAAAGATTAAAGGGTTTAGTGACTATATGGCCGATGATTCATTGCGCACACCTTACGTGCCAGGCGACGAAAGAAATGTACCGCCTAATCAAAATTTTGCTTATGATACGACGTATCACCCAGAAGGGGTCATTCGCGCAGAAGACTTCAACTTATTGGCGTCTGAGATCAACGAAGTTATAGGCGACAGTAACCAAGGCAATTCTAGCGTACTAGAAGGCGGGTTCGGCTACGGATCTCCTGTGACTATTCCCATTAAGCAAACCGACGAAATTATTCGTGCAGCTGAGTGGACTTCATTATTAGTTGCCATTGATAGAGTTGTACAACACCAAGGCACCGTGAGTGAGATGCCCGACATAGTAAACGTAGGTGATTATGTCATCTCGTATGATGATGCCCAGCAAGGTATGATTGCTGTGATGGAATATGTAAGGGCTAATCGTTTTGAGCTTTCACCTGCGAAGTCTTTAACCACAGTTGGCGGAACTATGCTTACTGAGTCTAGAACCCGGCCTTGGACTGATCAAATAAATCTGGAATTTGAGTTCGCATTCAACAACTTTGACGAAATGCGTCACTACTTTAACACAGGTAGTAAAATACTGCTTGAGTTCGAAAAGTCTGGCGGCACTCCGGACGGTACTGTATATTACGACACTCCGTACGAACAAAACTATTTTTACACCCATGAGTACAATGCTATATGGCAAGAACGCTTGGAAGATATCGGGCGTATTGTAATAAGCGCAGACCGAGTATACCGTGAACTAGGCGACAGTTTCGGTACAATAACACTAGGATCCGGTTTCTACGGAATAATGTCAGGCGGTGTGACAGCTTGGCGGGAAATATACAGGGTGGTAGGCGATTATGATAATGGTCAGGATGTTGTTCGTGTATATGCGCGACTAAACACTATACCTGCATCAGCGTATACGATTCAATTTAAGGTTGAGTTTATCAGTGAGCCTGGCGAAACGTATTCAGACGGTTTGCTTACTGTGTATGTCGATCATACGACAAGCGTTGACACTAACGCACCATCACCGTCCCCTACAGTAAACCTTATGACTGCTTTGGATGAAGCAGAACCTGACGTTATTACGCCACCTTAAAGGTAGAATATGAGTTATAATATAAACAATTTAATTGAAAACGAACACTTTAATGGCTTTCAGGAAACTGTGGAGAAGCTAATAAGTGATGTCGCTAGCAGAACAGCAAGTGGGGTAAACGTTGCGGGTTTCGGTTACGGTAAAGTCGAGACTTTTGCGACTAAGTTTGATGAGCAACTCATAACCGCTAGTGAATGGGTTGAATTAATTAACAATATTAATCGTATTGCGGCACATCAAGGCACAGTGTTGGAAGATGATATTTCAGTTGATGATGTGTTAACTGATGACAATAATCCGGCAGTAAACGACATTATTAGTGCATTCGTAAGTGACCCGAAGAAGATCACAGATGCTCTAGATCAAATTAGCGACAATAGGTTTAACGTTGCCGTTAATAGAGTTTCTAGCAGCTCTGGAGGCGTATACGGCGCATCTTCGAGAACAGAGCTCTGGGAAAGTGCAGTCCAACATGAGTCACGATTAGTGTTCAATAGTTATAAGGATATGCGTTACTTCTTTAACACTGGTGGCAAGATAAAGATTAACGCAGACTTTGCGCCCGGTAGTACAGGTAACCCAACAAGCAACGCGGCCTGGGAATCATTATTGCCTGACTTCCCTGAAATAGTAGTTGACTTTAATAACACAACATTGTCTAATAGTGAACAGCCTGTCGATAACATCGGGTTTTACTCGCTAAGTAGTACGTTCAGCACAATATATCGTTTGGAAGACGCTGACGGGAACTCAGTAAATGTGCAACTACGTAGAGTTGACAAGGATATATACATCCGTGTGAGGTACTTAGACATTTCGGGCAATCCGGTTGGTACTGAGTTGTACGTGAATATTGACTTGGTGTATGCTAATGATGAATTTAGACCATTACTACCTTCGTCTATTATTGTTACCGGTCTAGATTCGGTAGACGCAGTGGTATATCAGCCGGTGCAGGTGTCGCAGCAAGTACTATCAATAACTGAGGATGATGTTGACGTTGATATGTCAACGGTAGTTTCTGTACTAGGCGGCTCTGGCGACTTTGAGTTCATTTGGTCAATTCCGTCACCGCCTAGTGTACTTCCTGCAGGCTATACGTTAACTGACGCCGACAAATTACGCGCCTTGTTTACCCCGACATACAACGGTAGTTATTATTTCGCATACGATGTTGATTTTAATCTCAACGTCTATGATACAGTAACGCGCCAAAATTACGATTTCACTGTTACGTTGTCGGTCACTGATACTACGCCGGAAATGGATTTATCAGTCGACGATGTGACAATAGATGAAGGTACAAGTTACAACTTGGGGAGTCTTGTTACCTTAACTGGTGGCTCCGGTTCTTATGCGTACAGTTGGTCATACTCTGCTAGTTTCCTGACAATAGACGACAGTGCCAGCCTTAACGCGCAACTCACCGCATCCAACGTGAACAGTGATCGCGCAGTTCAAATGACCCTTACTGTTACTGATACCATCTTAAATGAACAAGTAACGGGCTACGGAGTAGTTCTTGTTAAAGATACAACTGCGCCATTCAGTGCGAGTTTAAATCAAGACTCGTACGATGTGGATGAAAATACGGTGCTTGACATGGCAGGCAAACTGAACCTTACTGGCGGTATAGGTCCTTTCACTTATGAGTGGTCCGTATTCCCTGACAATAACTCCTTGTACTCGTTCATAACTGCTAGTGATATAGAAGCACCGCAAATCCAAGTAACAGAAGCCATAGGCGACAAGGCGTTTACTCTTATTGTCGAAGTAACCGATACAGGTGACGGCACAACTGTTACCGATACAGCCACCGTGAACGTGTATGATTTAACGCCGCCCGTTACTGCGAGTGCGGGTACTATTTCAGTTGACGAGACACAGAGCGTTGACTTGAGTACAGTTGTATCATATTCGGGCGGGCACGGACCGTTAGACGTGGTTTATGAAATTCTAACGCCGGGATACGGCAATCTTGTAGGGTCAGTTTACACAAGTAACTATATTGGCGGCACCGAGCCTCAGACAGTTGATTACCAAATCACAGTGACTGACTTGGCTGAGCCCGGCGAAGTGGCAACCGCGACAAGCACAATAACAATAAACAACAATGTGCCGCCTCTTGAAGTGGTGTTTACCGCTAACAACATGACTGAAAAATCAGCAATAACTCTTGGTGATTATTTAGGGGTGACCGGCGGTTCTGGTTCTTACAGTGTAAGCTGGGCATACGATAAAAATGCACCGGTACTTGATTCAGCAGGCAACACTGCTCGTTTTATTGACGTGTATAACGTGTCCGACTCCGGTAGCACACCGGTAATTGATGTCGACTATGTTGACTATACGTTTGTGCTACCGGTACGCGTAACCGTGACAGACGATAATACCGGCGAAGTAGAGCAAGTTGTATCCGAGATTACAGTTAGTGATCAAACAACACCGTTATCTGTTACGCTAGGTAATGGTAATAACGCATCGCCTTCGTTTACTATGTTACATGATGCAACGTATAATTTGAGTTCGCTAATATCAATCAGCGGTGGTTACTCGCCTTACTCGTACGCATGGACTACCCCGGCTGACGTAAATGTTAACGGGACTGATTTGACGTTTACCGGTGCTATAGACGGTGACAGTACACCGCAGTCTAAAACACTAACATTAGTGGTAACTGACGACGAAGGCACAGTGCAGTCTAGTAATGAGATTATTTTCGATGTCAAATACAATTGGCCACAGATTACTGGTACACTAAACGACAAATCTGTCAATGATGATGACACTACCGTGATGTCAATTGATAATTTAGCTGGTGGATCCGGTGATTACACCTACGCTTGGTCATTTAATCCTAGTAATCAAGGCATTACAATTGATGATCCAGCCGCAGCTAACCCAACGTTAACTATTCCTGATCTTGGTGTATCGCAGACAATTACTGTTGATGTAACGGTTACCGATACTACTGCGAGTCGTTCAGCTAACTTCAGTGCTACGGTAACGATTGAAAACGCTAACTTTAGTTGGGTAAACTATTACAGTGGATCTGGCTTGAGCACAATCGACAATGGCGACTATCCTGCTACTATTTGGGTTGAGCCAAAAACTGAACGTACACAACCTTATCAAGAGCAAGATGGTTTCGCAGTGAATCACAATACATTTAGAGGCGGCATCCACGAATATGCCTTATTAAGTGTAACTGATAGAGGCGCATCGAATACTGATTTGGTAAGTTTAGTTTCGAACAGAATAGTCCCTGCTTATGAAGTATTACAGCCGTTTAATTCGTCAGCAACGCATGCAAGCGAAATAGTGATAGGTGGCTCGTCACGCAGCCAGTCGGTTGGCATATCGGCTATATTTAGGGGATCGTCTAATAGAGATACTGACACTGACTGGAAGACAAATAGGTCTAAATTTAAAACTATTCCTGATATTAGCACCGGGTCACAGATACTAGAACTGAACGAAAGGCCTGTTTATTACGATAACGCAGGTAATACAGCACCTGCAGGCACTGCACCCAACCAGATTTGGACAGAAGTTGTCGCGCCTAATGTAAGCTCATTTAATTGGGACTCGGGTAAAGAGTATGTAATAACAGTTGACACGAGTGCGCTCGGCAATACTGATATTTTATCCACACAGTATCACTTTGTTTTAGACGACAATATATTCAGCTCAAGCGGTATGACTGCTTATGACGTGCGCAGCACTGACAATTATGTCGCGGTTATTGAGTGCTCGCCAACGTATCGTTTGGTACTTACGTTTGATGGCACTGTTAGGTTATGTGAGCTATTGGATAATACCGGCACACCGCTGCCTAATATTGTTAGTGTTATGGAAAGGTCTTACGCGCCGGTTGACTACTCTGCCTTACTATTGCAATCGACATCAGTCGATACATGGAATAAGGTAAATGTTGAGTACGACTTGCCTGCATCAGTAGCAAGCGCAACAAATGACATAGAAATATGTGTATGGGCACAGTGTAGAGGAACAAACTCACACGGAGGCACAACACTAGAAAATGCAGAGTTTTTAACTTTTGGTTACTTTTATTTGCCAAGTAATTATCGTGACTTGTTTACTAATGTGCTCACTAATGCGAACGCCACTGGTAATAAATATTACATGGTAGCACCCAACGGCTATACCATGTCGTCTAAGGGTAACCCGCACACTGCGCCGAGCGCAGGTATATTTATCGAATGGGATTCAGTTGCAGACACTCTGGCTGTGGTGGTAAGCGGTACCGAGTATTATGAAATACGAGCAGTGTCTACAAGAACAATAAGTGAAAGGTCATAATGGCAGCAACAAAAAATAACATTTTAGAATTAATGGCGTCTTATGTAGAAGGCGGATCGATAGATGCTGAAGACTATAACGGCTTTGCGTTTATTGTTAACGAACTTTACAACGATCGTCACCTGGGCGAAACAGGCATAAACGACGGTGGCTTTGGTTACGGTCGTTCAGATGTCATTGCTCCTGAAAATGCGAGTGACGGCTCGGGCGAAGTAAGTGATATTTCAGACCTCGTGTCAGGCACAACGACAGGGTCTACTGCTGACTACAAGTACAAGTTTCAGCAAGAGTGGGGTACACTTGCAGGTATAATTCGTAAGTTAGTTAATCACATTAACTTGAGTGAAACTGAAAGGCAAACAATCACGGATTCGTTCCCTGCTGATATACAACAAGGCGATCTGATTTACGCCCACGATCAGCGCACCGCATCACCGCTTACTGCGCTCTTGGAGAATATTGCTGCGAAGCGCTTTACTGTAGAACCCGGCAACTTGCTAACCACAGTTGATGGGTTCGGCGCGTCTAGTACTCGTACAAAGTTATGGTCTGAAAGTTTGGAATTTGAGTTCGAGGCCGTCTGGGATGAGTATAATCTGGCTAGGTATTTCTTTAACGCCGGGTCAAGTATTATTGTTACGCCTACTTATACTGAACCCAATTCATACGATGCGCCTAGCTATTACGACACTGATCCGCTTGAGGGTGCACCGCCGGGAGACCCTGCAGAAAATGCAAAGTGGCAAACGCTAGTTGATAACGTAGGCGCGCTCAAGTTCACTGTGTATGGCATGTCTTCTGAGAACAACGTGGGCACAGGTAATATACTGGGATTTTATGACCTGACTAACGAGTATCAAACTGTATACGAGTATAGTTTACCAAGCGGATATTACGACGCGGGTACCTCCAATCGCATTGAAGTCCAAGCCAAATTTGGCCCGGGCGATCCTGGTATACAACTGAACGCGCTACAGACGGCAGTCCAGGCTAACTTTGTTTCGTTTAGAGTGTTATGTCATAGTGACCCGGAGACGCAACCGATAGGTGGCGAGTTCAGAATAAATGTTGACCACTCGTATAGTGTGGCTAATATTGACATGACTGACTCTAAGCCAGAGTATACGGTTGTTACGCACTTAGATGAACAAGACGGTTACGAGGTATCAGAAGCCGTAGTTACGTTGGAAGGCGCAACTATGGATCACCGCTCGTCGCTAAACCTGTCAAATTTGGTTACTGTTACTGGTGGATCTGAAGCGTTTAACTATGCATGGAGGATTTTGAGTACGAGTGAGCCCGGCATGGACCTTACTATAACAGATCCTGACCAACTCTCGGCCGTATTGAACGCAGGCACCAACCCTGTATTTTACCAGAATGAGTCCCTGGTGTTGCAAGTGCGCGTTATTGATTTGTATTCATGGGAAGAGTACCTAGCAGAGTCGACTATAAATGTGATCGACACACGCGGACGGCTATCTCTGCGTATGAACTCAATGTCAGTGGATGAGAATCAACAAGACGCAGGTCTTGGATTGGTGCCGGTTATTACGGGCGGCAGCGGTAATTTTAGCTACCAGTGGAGCCAAGTATCTGGCAATAGTTTTTACAGCATATCAGCCCCGCACTTATTAAACGCGCTTCTTACTACTTTTGATGTGCCGGATGATACTGAAGTAACTATTAATTTAGCAGTAACAGATAATGACACCGGAGAAGTAGTTGACGGCAACGCAACCTTAACAATACGAAACCTTGTTAACTATCCTAAGTTCCGTATCACATCAGCCACTGTGTCGGAACCAGAAGATAGTGCGTATATTGACGTTGACTTGCAGATAATTGCGAGTGAGCCTGTCGAGGGACGTAATATAACTGTTAATTACGCTACCGTAGATGAAACGGCTAGGTCTAACAGTACAGAATCTCGCCCGTTAGAAGCATTTAGTGACACCTCGGGAAGAACTGGGTTAATGTATTGTGACTTCAGCGATATTAAAGTTGTGTTTGATCCGTCTGTGCAAAAGTACAGGAACAATACATGGGATAACCGTCCTTCGAACAACACTGTTGAATACAAAATGTTTAGGAATATTATGGATTTCCTAACATACGGCACTGGCAAATCCAACGTACTTATACTTGGTGATAATGAAAGCTCGCTGAGTGTAAAGGATTCTACATCGGGTACGTCATATGGCAAAGCTATGCGCAATTTGTTAAACGAAGCCGGTTATACAGTGAACACCAAATATATTAGTGAAGTGGATTCAACCACGCTTACTGACTATGGTGCAATTATTTTCGTTAGTAGCTTGTCGCAGGATTACCCTGGCAACATATCTAGTTTACTAGGTGATGCTATTGAAAGTGCCGTTCGTCGTGATAAAGTGGGTCTGTATATAGTGACGTCTAACGGGAATGACACAGGATCATCCGGGTACGTTGCCAACGCCAATAACCTTGCTCGTAGGTTTTATGCTAACTTTAAGGGCAGCGTGCACCGCTCACTTGTCGCTACTAACTTTGACAACTATCGAGCAACATACGGTGGCAACCCTATTATAGACGGGCTAGAGCAGTTGACAGGTAGTCATGCTGGGTTGTCAAATACAGCAGAGATTGAGAACTACAACACCGTGCTTGAACCGGACTTCAATGTGACTAATGCGTCAGTAACGTTTAATGAAGGTGACAGCGTTAAGAATATATCCGTTCGTGTGTTGCGCGACAACGTTACCGAAACAGAAGAACAGTTCCGTGTGGCTATAACAAACTTAGAAGAAAGGATGTTGGCTTCCAATCATGAAGGTATAGTTACAATTTCAGCAGCGGTGTTACCTATTCAACAAGCTCTTATGTTCGAAACATTATCTGAAGCTCAAGCGTACATGCGCGATTACAACGCGCCTACTCCGGCTGAGGTGTTCAACAATTGGGACCGTTTTTCTAACGGTCACTTCTATCCTGGCGGCACCGCTGCGGCTAACGGCGCCGACTCATATTATTATGACGCATCGCTTGAGCAAATAATCGGAACAGAGAACCACCCTAACTTGACTGGCTTTGTTAGTCCGGATAAAACAAGTAGCTTGACTTTTGAGGCTACTCTTTCTTCTGACCACAACGATGACGACGAGATTGATATGATTGCTGCCTTTAAGCGTGAAGGCTCAGTTAACCATGCCATACTCGCATTTAATACACAAAACGGCGCTGGCTATAGAGGCATGAGCTTGGCCACCGGTTGGGCTTTTGTGTATACTCGATCAAATGCGGCAAACCCTGATGACTTGGTAGAAGCGCCGCTTACTATTAGAGCGACTTATACTGCTACACATAACGGGATAAACGAGTGGCGTCCCAGTGCAAGGCGCTGTCGTATAGAACGTGACGGTCCTATTATACGTATGTGGGTAACAACGCGCGGCAATCCAAACGGTGATCCCAAGGATAATCCTAACTCACTAATAGAAGTTAACACTGAAGAATACCCGGAATTAGCATGGGTAGGAAATGAGCCACATAGTTATGGATATGCGAACCGCAGCCAGCCAAAGAGTACTTGGTCCAACATATATTTAGAAGGCGCTTTTGACCAAGGCACTGTATATGTAGTGCAAACTGACCAAGTTTACGTTTATAACTTCGATACAGAGGTATGGGAATTGAGAGTAGATAGAACAATACCTGGCGACTTGGGTGTACTTAAGCAGATAGACAACCCAATTAACAGTGATCAGTTCGTAATCAATATAGACGGGAGTGTCGACAAAAAATAATTTTTAAAAAAATAGAAAAACTAGTTGACAAAAAAATATGGATGTCTATACTAGGTACTGTCTTAAACAAACCAACATTAAAAAGGGTTAGAAAATGTCAGAGAATAGTATAGACACCGCACGCAAAGCAACGCCGAAATCACTTGTTAAGTGCGTTGAAACAGCATTCCGTATCAAGCGTTCTATTATGATTATGGGACAGCCTGGCGTAGGTAAATCTCAAATTATTGCACAAATTGCAAACCGCTCAAACCGTCCGGTAATTGACATGCGCTTGGCACAGTTTGACAGCACCGATATTCGTGGTGTACCTTACTTTGACCCAGAAACTAAAAAGATGGAATGGGCAGAGCCGTCAACGCTTCCTACTAACGAAAAACTAGCGAACGCTATTATTTTCCTTGACGAGCTTAACACTGCACCGCCTCTTGTACAGTCGGCAGCTTATCAGCTAGTACTTGATCGCAAGTTAGGTGATTACGAACTTCCGCCGGGTGTTGACATTGTTGCTGCCGGTAACAGAACAGAAGATCGCGGCGCTACTTTCGACATGGCTATGCCGCTACGTAACCGCTTTATCTTTGTAAATCTTGAAGTTAACTTCGAAGAATGGCAAGAATGGGCAATCGAAAACGGCTTGGCACGTGAGGTTATTGCTTACTTGATGCACCGTAAGAGCCACTTGAACACATTTGACGAAGCGCTTAAAAACGAGTCGTACAGCTTTGCAACACCGCGTTCATGGGAAGTGGTTAGCGACATCCTACTAAAAGGTGAAGCTGACAACGAAACACTTGACTTGATGGTTGCCGGTGCTGTCGGTGACGGTATTGCGAACGAGTTTGTTGTGCACATGGAGTATATTAGCTCGCTACCGACTCCGCGACAAATCCTTGAAGGCAACTACGACAAGAACTTAAAAATCGAAAAGCAATCAGCGTTTTATAGCTTGACTTACGGTGCTGTGCTTGAGATGATTGAGCAGTACGACAAGGACAAAAAGGAAACGGGCATCGGTAACACTAACACAAGTGTCATGTTCGACAACTTATACGAGTTCTGTGAAAAGTTCTGTACTTCAGAAATGACGTTCTTTACTGTTAGTTCACTAATCAGACGCTGGAGAGCGAAGTACATGACAGCGGCAAACCGCGAACAAATTGTACCGCCCCAAAACAAGAACTTTGCGAAATTTATTACTGAGTACGGCCCAATGCTTGGCTTAGCTTAAGATTTCTGACAAGGGCGGCTACGCCCTACCCTTTGAAGGCTGCAATATTGCAGCCTTTTTTTATGTTTGAAAAAAACTTCACTTTTCTTTTAATCTTTTCTTGCTACCAACCACCTAATAGTCTACTATTAAGATATTGACGCGTTACAGCAATTAGGCAGTAACGCAGAATTTAAAGGTGAAATTATGTTTGTACGTATTGTTGATGGCTGGACTACTACTGGCGATTCTGAACTAAACGGTGTTTTAGAAACTACCTCTAATTCTGCAACTTTTCTTCCTGTTAAAAATTCATATTACGTTACTGTTCCTGTTCCAATGCAAAAGAAAGGCAAGCGTGTTTTTTCTGACGACGTTGAAAACTTCGAGTTTTTAGAAGAATATGACGGTGAAACAATTACTTTGCAAAGCAAAGCAATGAAAGACGCTAAAAAAGCACAAGCGCAGAAAACAGCGATCGCTGAAGCGGTTGGCGAAGCATGCGACGAAACAAGTTACGAGCTAGCATACCGTAACTCTGAAACTGAAGAAGAAGCTCTAGAGCGTATTGAACAGAGCTTTGATATATTACGCGACATTGCTTGGTCAGTGTGTGAAGGTGACGTGTCAAGCATGATTATTAGTGGCCCGGCAGGTATTGGTAAAAGCCACTTAGTGAACGCGGTGGCCAAAGAGTATTATCGCTTTTTGTGCACGAACGGCATGTTCCTGACAGGTGACCACACAGCAACCAACCCGTTTGGTTCTGAAGAACGCACATATCGCGTTATTAAAGGCACAATTACCCCGATAGCGCTTTATCAAGAGCTATTTCAGTACAGAGACAAAGGCCAAGTATTGGTGTTTGATGACTGTGATACTTTGTTTTATGACGACGTTAGCCTAAACATTTTAAAAGCGGCGCTTGATACTGACCATAAACGTACAATTAGCTGGATGGCTGAGTCACGTATCCTTGAAGAAGAGGGCGTTCCGAGACAGTTTGACTTCTGCGGTAGTGTGATATTTATCTCTAACCTTGACTTTGATCGTGTTCGTAGCGTGCGTATTAAACCTCACTTGGATGCACTTAAGTCAAGAAGCTTGTACTATGATTTGGAAATCGGTACAGTTGAAGATAAAATTCGCAGAATTAAAAGCCTTGTTAGTACAGGCCTGTTTGAGAAGAACCGTTTAGAGTTGAACGACGAAATGAAGCAAGAAATCGTTGACTTCCTGAATGTGTATATGCATGACTTGGATGAAGTTAGTATCCGAACAGCGCTTAAAATTGGCGGACTAGCGCGCCGCAACCCGAACGCGTGGAAAAAGAGCGCGGTGTACAGCTTGATGCGTCGTGAAGCTAAGTTCAGATTCCTGCTTGAAGAGAAAAAAGCAAACAAAGGAGCGGAGGCATAAGGCCTCCCTGCTGACTAAGGAGCATAATATTATGGTTACTGAAAAATTTACTCGTCCCGTTGTTACTGTTGAAGTTCTAGAGCATAGCTTTTCGAAACTCAAATGTACTTTCGATATGGCTGCAACCAACAACTGGCGCAGCGCCGCAGAAACCCTACTAGCTACGTTCGATATACCAGCGGACTTAGTAACTCACACAACTGATACAGCGCTAGAAGAAGCCACAGCTCACGCATGGTGCGGTGACAAGTTGCTTTGTGTTACGTTTGCTGACGAGGAATAAAATGGAATATTTAAAGAAGTTACGCGAGCTCAACGCAGCAACTACCACATGTCTTGAGCAGATGAAAACAAAGATTGCTGAGCTAGAAGATCTCCAAGCGCCGCAGGCACCAACAACGGATGCCTCGCCCGCTCGAGCTAACAGCGACTTGGAAAACGAATTGAAGTCGCTACGCGAAGAAAACGAGCTTCTGCGCACCCTAGTCGACGCTTTTGTTCCCACTGCGCGTTGCAGAGCTTGCAAGAAACCAACACACCGCTCATATATTTGTGTTCACTGCGGAAACGACGAGTAAAATAAAAAAAATATAAAAAGTGACCAGAAGTGTTTACTACTTTGGTTGCCTTTGTTATATTCGACGTACTTAATAACAAATAAGGTTTAAGATTATGAGAAACCCGTTTAGTAAAGACAAGCATGACGCGAAGTTTCGAGTCAAGCAGGCCGTAGTAAACATCATGTTAAGCGAACCGTTTTTCGGTGTATTAGTTAGCCGCTTAGCATTTTCTCAAGTGCCCGGTGATGACCCGCGCATTCATACTATGGCAACAAACGGCCGATGGGTTAAGTTCAACGAAAAGTGGACTGAGTCAATTGATGACCAAAAAGGCGTAACGTTTGTTATTGGCCATGAAATCATGCATAACGTATACGAACACGGTGGTATTGCTCGCGTGGGTAATCGCAACCACACGTTATGGGGTTGGGCAACCGACTATGTTATTAATGGTGAGATGATTGAACTCAACTCAACAATCTTTGGTACCTCGCTACCTACTATTAACGGTGAAACAACTGGCTTGTATGACCCTAAGTATAGTGGCATGACTTCAGAGCAAGTTTATGACTTGTTAAAAGATGAACTGAAGAACGAGCACGGCATTGACGTTGATGAATCTGGCTCAGGCCAAGGCGGAGGGTTGAAAGTACCCGGCGGCGGCCAAGGCGGCGGCCAAGGCGGCGACGGCGGTGATGGTAGTGATGAAGGCTCACAGCAAATTACGCGTGAAGAACTAGAACAGTTGCTCAGAGAAGCTTACGGTTCAACACTTGACGATCACGCAGAAAGCCAGTCAGGCGACTCCAAAGACGGCGATCAAGAAGGTGACGGTAAAGGCAACAAATTAACCCGTGCCGAGATTCAAGAATTGCAACGCGAGATCGTTGGTGCTGTACAACAGGCACACGACAACGCTGATATGACACAAGGCAAAGGAGCAGGCAACGTTCCTGGCAACGTGCGTCGTTTTGTGCGTGACTTGAGAAAGCCGCAAGTGAATTGGAAACAATACTTTATGGCTCGCACTAAAGGTTATATCCGCAACTTACACACATACGCTCGCCCTAATAGACGTCAATTTGGACGCGGTACATTTGTACTACCCGGGCAAGAGTATGACGATGAGGTTGAAGTAGTAATTGCGATTGACAACTCAGGATCAATTAGTCAACGCAACCTTAACGAGTTCCTTTCAGAAGTTAAAGGCATGCTTTCTCAGTTTAGTCAAATTAGCTTGAAGGTGTTTGCGTTTGATGATGAAGTTGATTCGCGTAATATTTTCCACTTTACACGTAACAACATCGCTGATGTAGAAAAAGTTGAGTTCGTGGGCTGTGGTGGTACCAGCTTTACATCAATCTTCGATTATTTGAAGCGTGAGCGTGAAGTACCTAAGATCCTGCTTGTTGCTACTGACGGCTACCCGTACGGCAGCTGGGGCGACCCGAAGTACTGTGAGACTATTTGGTTGATCTGTGACGATCCGGAGCATAATATCGAAGCACCGTTCGGCAAAACAGTATGGTACGACAGTACCAAGAAATAATGTTACAAGATCTAGTAACATTTTAAAATGTTACACATTTTTGCAAGCCGCTTTTGAGCGGCTTTTTCATGCCCTGAAAAACGCATCGCGTAAATAACACATACAACAAAACATATTCACAGTGAGAAATATAAAATGTCAAAACAATCTGAGAAAATTATCGCCGAGTTCAGTGATCTATACAAGCAAGTTCATGGTGAAGAACCCAGTATTGAAATTTTTAAAGGTGGTCAATACACAGTAAACGGCACGGAGAAACTCCGCCTTAAAGATATTAAGGTGATGATTTCCGACTTAACCGCGGCGCTAGAAACACAAACGTCTAATGATGCGCCTGCACAAGCCGCTGCCGTTAGTCAACACCAAGCTTCGTTAACAGTAGCTGACTTGAGAATATTACTTGAAGCGCTGTCTTTGGCTGCGAACAGAGGTGCGTTCCAGCTAGAAGAATTTGCACAAATAGGTGTCGTTGCTTCTAAGCTCAAAGGCTTGTTAATGTCAGTTGATCGTTCCAACGCCGAACAGTCGAAGGAACAAGAACAAGAAGAACAAGAAGAAACCGGAGAATAACATGCAAACAATTACTAAACACTTAGCCAAATGCGCGAATACCGGAACGAAGTATGTCGTGCTGTGGCACCGTGTTCCGCTTACACCGAATACGTATGATAACGAGCATGCGCTGGTATGTCCGTTTGAGTCTCTTACAGCCCCGTATGACACTGAAATGATGACGTTTGTCCGTAGCACTGCTGGACAACAAGCAAATGACGTTGCGACTTATCTTGGTTCTCGTGACTGTGTTTTCAGTACAAACAAAGGTAATGTGCTTAAAACTCTACAAGACTACGGCTACATTAAAAAGGTTCCTGTGGACACCGTTGTGATGATTTTAAACGATGCCAAGTCAATTGGCCTGCGTGAACTCAACGCAAAGATGCACGGCGACGATATTGGCGCAGCTGAAGCCGTCGCCGAACTAGCCCAAGCCGGTAAAGTAGAAAACATTCAAGAATCCGTGACGCAAGCTGACAACACCACTGCGCCAACTACTGGGTCATCCGGTACTGAGTTTGAGCTAACTACTGTGGTTGAGCAATACACTGCCAAAAGCGACGCTCGTGTTATTATCGAAATGGCACGTGACTTGGAAAAAGCAGGCAAAGAACTTCGCAAACGTGCGTATGAACTTGAGCCTGATTTGCGCAAAGGCGGCAAGCGAGCGTCTACTCGATGAACATAGTACTCGCCGCGGCTGACTTTTGTACAGCGGATCCATACGAGGCGAGTGAGCTCATATCTAGTTTGTCTATAAAGCAGCTATCGTTCAAGTTCATTGTCAGGATTGATTTAATACACGTAAGCGGGGAAGTAACTGAAGTTGATTACGAACCTGATGCGAGGGTTTCGTTATTAGAAATGATTAACGAAAAGTTAAGCAAGAATGATATAATGATGGTGAAAGTGGTCATAGACGTCGACCACGTTCTCCGTTTGGCGCGCGAAATAGAAGAAAAGGTATGGGCCTCAACCAGATAGTTTGGCCATGGCGTATGCGTTAGGGCCGTACTCAAAACCCGAAAGCCAGTCGCTGTACTTTACGAAGTCAGCGGCTGAATATGTTTTCCACCCCGACTTCTTCGGTAACGACCACAAGTAATCGGCGTTATATTCATCCCTTGCTGCCTTTTTACTTTCGTTGAGTAAGGTCACACCGTAACCTTTTCCTCTGTATGCTGGACGAACATACAGCCCGCGACTACGAGCCATGCCGTGGCCTGTATAATGCACACTATTCACACCAGCTAATAAGTCGTCATGCATGACTGCAATAAATACAGGCCTAGCAATCTTATCCATATCGATATCGTTACCGCCGTATGGTAGCATAGTACTGAAAGGATTCACATCTTTTCGTCCCGGCCATAGTTCATTCGACCATATCTCTTTGATTTCGTCAAAACTGATCTTTACCACATTTACTGTCATTCGAATTTACCTATTATCATCGTCTTAGATTGACCGGGAAAGTGTATAGTGCCATTGTAATATACGGTATTTAATCCAGACAAGCGTATAAGGTCATCAGCGCACTTTATAGGTTGTGTTGATCCTTCACTAGCGTGCGTTGCGACAAGACCAAATAATGGTTTTCTTGTAGTTCCAGAAAACCAGTCACCTGCATTTTCAATTGAGTCAAATGAACAGTGTAAAATAAAATCGCTGGACTCGTAATCATGGGTGTGGTTAATAGGTGTTTCAATTACGTTGGCGCGGTTTATGTGTTGTAGATCACTACACAGTCCGTGGCCGACCGTGACTATTCTGCGAAGCTCTGTAGTACTTGCCAAGTGTGATCCCAGTATACCGTTATCGCCGCATATAACCATGTTTTTGTCGTTTAGAATATCCATATCACGTATGGCGGCGGAAATCCAAAACATAGTGGCGAGCCTTGCTTTGTCGTTTAAAATATTGTCGTAGTCTGAAAAATTACTTGACAAGAAATTTGTCAGTTTAGCGGACATTGTGTGTTGTGCGTTGTATATGTCGACGTCACTCCAATTCAGAAACGTCATCTCCATATTCATGAACCTCATCATAATATCCTCGTAGCCACCCGTCGTTGTTTATCGGAGATATGCTAATCGTATTTAGTGATAGGTCAGCACCAAAACGAGCGCCTTTTAATGAAATGCTACCGTACTCGCCTTCACCTACCGTTAGCCATTGTTCTAGCCGACGTGCCGATACGAGGTCTTCTGGATTATGTTTTACTTGGTTCTGTAACTTTGCCGCTTCTCGAACGGCAGTACGCCACACATGCCAGCCGCTTTTATCGTACGCGTTGACGTTGCTCAGTACACTGACAGCACAGAAGTCACCTAAACTAGTAGTGAAGTCTACTACATCAGTCTCTGCATCTAGAACTCTGTTCCTTGGAAAAAGCTTGACGCCGCCGTGGCCGTATATTAAATTATTAACAGGGTTCTTACTCCTGAATACGTACACCTTGTGCCATGCGCTACGAGGCGGGATAAAATCAAACTTGAAATCTGGGACAATTACGCTGTCGGCGTCTACTACCCAGAACATATCAGTGTTGGCGACTTCGGCACACACTTGGTGTGCTTTGCCGATTCCCTTCACGCCGTTAACTCGTTTAGCACGCGGGAACCGTTCTTTCAATTGAGCGTAGTGATCGTCAGCAAACGACTCGTTGTTTGATAAGAATATGATATCAAACTCAGCAATGGAAGAGCCGATTGCTTTGCTGTATACTGACTTATTAGTGCCTTTGTTGACTAGTTTGACGCCGCCTCCGCCGATGCTAAAACCACGTGAATCAGTTTCCCTCATTAAGACAGATGCTTCGTGCTCGTGTATCTCTGGCACATACTCTAACGCAGTGTCGTTGACAGTAGATCCGATCGGCACTAAGAGTGCTTCGGTGTGATTGCTGGCTTCTAGTTTATTGATATCTTGATAAACAGGCCATGAAGCTCGGTTCACTACTGTATTAGGCGCGTGATGGTCCTTAACTTTTAAGTGTGCCAATTTAAACTTACGATTGGTGTCGATCAAGTCCTTGTGCATTGTGAAGCAGTAATTAGACCCGCGTCTGTGTATAGAGTTGGGGTCAAGTTTACTGCGCAAGGTAGTATCAGATTGAGCAACCGACACATGTTGAAAATGGATCCATGACTTTGGTTGGGTGGCAAGTGATGGCCATAATGCATCCTCGCCTAACGACGGTATGTGTATTACATCCTCACTATAAAAACGTTCTTCGGTGCCGTATACCACAGTAATAGAATCGGTCGGCACGTAATCAACCGGCTCTGTTATGTTTTGTAATCCTTCAAATTCGACATACTCTGGATTCATGTTAGCTGAAACAGCTATGCCGAAACCATGAAAGTCGCTTGTGACTTCAGTGTGCCAGGGCACAATAAGAGAGTTATTAAAGGTGTGGATTAAGTCAGCATCACTGCCCGTAGGCACATACTGTAGGAAGTCTTCGTCACCCTCTGCGATAAGGTATCTTACAGAAGTAAAAGTATTTTTTAAAACTCGCACTGCCTCCGCCATATCAGACGTGTTTACTATTAAGGCATGGGGCCATTGTTTTTTAAATGATTCTAAGGCAGACAACGACTTTGAGTAATATACAATATCTTTCATGGACGGACTCGTGTTTGTGGATTTTATAATATTTAGTCTTGCTGAAAACGTAGTTCGTCAGTATAATAGACTCAAAAAGCTACACATCAGGTATGAGTATGGATAACTACTCTTACAGTATACGTGAGTATACTAAATCAGATAACAAACACATTGTTCAAACTTTAGGTATAGCACCAAGCATTTTTATGGACGACGATGCAAAAAGGCCCCAGAAAATAAATGAAAAGATAGTGCTAGAAACCTGGATACGTGACAAGACAGGTGAAGTGAAGTCGGAGAACGACGAACCTGCGTTTATTACCAAGTACACGAACCAGACAAAAGAATACAGTATTGTCACCCACTCGTGGTTTAACGGATCTAATTTTGTAAGAGATGGCGGTAAAGCTGCCATAATTGAAGAGTATGCAGGTCCTGTTAAAAATGCTACTGTGGAGGTATACACTGACGAACTAGGTAGTGAGTTCAAAAAAATCGAACATAGCGTCTTTAATACTGCGCCCGGTGAGACTGAAGTTTATTATGAAAGGTTATCTACTTTCATTGCCGACACAAACGGGATGGATAGTAGGCACCCTTATAACAAAAATCGTTCTTCGTCTGTCCGCTGGCGCCCTCATTCTTTCAACGGCATCCCTTCTTTGGTACAATACGGCGGCACAATATATGTCAATTCATTGGGTACAGTAGATTGCAAAGAAGGGATTGTCTATCATCGTTTTGGTAGAATGCATCATACACACTCTCCTGCGGTAGTAGTTGAATCCGCTAGCGGCGATAGTATCGCTGAATTTCACTATAATGGTCTCTGGTGTAAAGATGTCCTTGAATTTGCGCAACACACTGAGCTCAGTGAATCCGAGCTTGCTATGTTGCGATTAAATTACGGATGAATAAGTTTTCCTAATACACTGTATTAGAAAATATAGTTTTAATTTTAAACAAAAATGCTCAAATCTGTAACTGATTTACGTAAATAAAGATAGCAACGACGTGATCGTAAAGTCTAGACAATGCTTGGTGAAATCAGTATAATTAGAGCGTGATATGTAACTATCACGCTCTACTCAGTTTTGTAGTAGAGATTGTTAAAAAATCTTATTAAAGAGGTAACAATGGCTCAACAAACAGATACTATCCAAAGAACCGATATCGACACTAACGAAGACTTTGAAATTCCTAAAGACGTAGTGGTAGTCATGCATAATGACGAAGTAACGCATATGGACTATGTCATATTCATCTTAGTTAACGTTTTCGGTTACAGCCAAGAAAAAGCTATAAACTTTATGTTTACTGTGCACAACGGTGAGCGCGGCGTTGTGGGCTCTTACCCCTACGAGATCGCTGAGACTAAAGTAAATGAAGTTGACAGTGCCAACAAACTCAATGGGGCAAAATTAAAGGTATCTATTGAGGAAGAATAATGCTTAAAAATCTTGTGAATAAGTTTAATTTTTCACAGGTATCACGATGGGAAGAAGCTGTATTGAACGGTACTTTACTAGTCGTGACGACTGTTATTGTACTTGCCGTTCTGGCTGTTTAATACAGGCTCCCTAAACTGGGGTCAACATGTGTAAAACACTAAGGCGAAGCCGGTTAGTTTACTAGCTGGCTTTTTCATCTGTGGCGTAAATACTTATTGTATAATGAGGAGAAGTTATATGAGCTCAAGCATACAAAGCATTGGTCGCCTAGTCCACGGACGCGATGACGCCGGCAGAGAAATTGGCACGTTTCTAATACTACCTATGGAAAGGCTCATTAAATATCTTAAAGTTGACCGAATTAAGTCTTATAAGGATATCACACCGAAGCTTTTCAATGAAGCGGTAGCCCTTGCAGGCCAAGACCTCAACGGTTGGAATTTTTCAGTTTATAACGCATATTATGGCACGGCTGAGACAGACATGGAAAAAGTCATAGACGCGATGAATACCGCAATTGCGGAGAAGACCAACACTGTAGTTACCATTGGTGTTGACGTCAGTAATATTAGCTAGGATACAGAATGACAACAATAACAACCTTGAAATCAGCGCTAGATATACCTGTACTTTTGATTTCGTTACGCCACGAAGAAAACGAACCTAATCGCCTTATAGCAGATGCGGGCGTGTATAATAACTTCAACATTGCCATGCAAGACGACCAGTTTAGTGAAATACTCAGGGATATGAAACCCGAACACATATACGCTTACTGGGACGAGAGTCATCGAGATTTTCCGGTAAATGATTTGGCAAGTGAAGTAGAATGCATAATGGATATGATAGAATCCAGTATTAATCCGTTTAGTGTCTTAAAAGAGATTGGCGCTGTGCGCTTGGAGAATGAAGCACTAGGTAAAAAACTTTAAAAAGTTTTTAAAAACAGTTTGACCGTTGACCACTTTTTGTGTATGTTGCACATAATGATTAAAAAAATTCACACATAATCATTATGTGCGCTAGATATAATAACAAACACAAAGAGTATATATTATGGACGACGATATCGAGTTTGACGATCGCTTAGACTTAACCGTATTTGACGACCTCGGCCGCGGGTCGGTAAACCACCATGTCTTGACCCAACTAGATAGTTTTGATCAACAAGTGCAAGAAATTGTTGATTACTACGCCGTTGAAGATCCTTTTAATCCGCGCTATAGTTACGAAGAATTGTCTACTAAGTCGGAGTCCTATATATCTAGACTACACACGAGAATATGTCAATGAATTTATTTGTTAAGAATTTCTATAAATCATTAGTCGTAATAGACTATGAGACCACCGGGTTGGACCCGTACGATGTCGAAGTTATTGAAACTGGTACTTCTAGTTTTGATGGCAATACGTGGTCAATGGAAGGCGAGCTATTCAACGTAGCAGGAGCCCTACCTGTTAAAACCCAATCAGTGTGCTTGATTACCCCGCGTATGCTCGAAGGGCGCGAAGAGTTCATATACAAGCGTAACGAGTTTTTTGACTCTATCAGAGATCGTTTTATTGTTGCACACAATGCAAAGTATGAATTCCTTGTATCGGACGCTTATGGCGCAAATATCCCTGAAGAACAGTTTATCTGTACTCTACGTTTAGGCCGCAAGTTGTTCCCGGAGTTGGAATCATACAATTTGCCTGACATGCGATATCACTTCGACCTGTCGGAAGACCGCCCTGAATTAGATAATTTGCAGCTTCACAGAGCCCCGCACGATGCGTATTTCACTGCCAGATTACTAGAGGTCATGGTAGAAACGATGCTCGTACGCGGTATCATAGAGCCCGGACCTGATATGCTCGCCGACGTTGTTCAGTACGCGCAAGAACCGACAATATACCAAACAGTGCCTTTTGGAAAACACAAAGGCAAACCGTTCTCAGAAGTTCCGGCTGATTACTGGTTATGGTGTATTGAGAATATGGATTCACTTAATCCAGAAAACAAGCTAGCGTTTGATCCGGATTTACTAGCTACTATTGACAAAGTTTTACCACAATAAGGAAAATATATGATTCCAATGATCATAGAGAATAACCGTGTAGTTGACTTGGCTTCACGACTTTTGGAAGACCGCATTGTACTAATTAACGGTCCTGTAAATGATCACATGGCTGAGTCGGTAAATGCTCAGATACTTTACCTTGAATCCAAGATGGAAGCTGACATTTACGTATACGTTAATTCACCAGGCGGCGCCGTAACTGCGGGCTTATCCATGTATGATACGATGAAGTTTGTGAACTCTCGTATTATTACAGTTGGCACCGGTCAGTGTTGTTCGATGGGTTCGTTCTTATTGGCAGCCGGCGATGTCCGTTACGCGCTACCTAATTGCCGTGTAATGATTCATCAGCCTTTAGGTGGATTCCAAGGCCAAGCATCTGACTTTGAAATACACGCCAAAGAGATTCTGTCTATTAAAGACAAACTAAACCGAATGCTCGCTGATTTCACCAAACAGCCGCTCGATAAGATTGAAGCTGATACTGACCGCGACAATTTTATGTCAGCAGCTGAAGCCAAGGAGTATGGCTTGATTGACGAGGTAATCAAGTCTATCAACGACTTAAAATAACTGTACACAAACATTAAGAAAGAAGCCGCTTTTAAAGCGGCTTCTTTGTCTTTAGCTAAATAAAGTTAAACAAAACGTGGTAAACTAAGTATGGTATCTACAGAAAAACATCCTATATTAGAAGTTATCATTGTCACTCAGTACGAAGAAGTCGTTCAAAATTTAGAATCGTTTGTCACTGAAATAGCGGTGGTATCTTTTAATGATATTGACCGTGCGCTCCGTTATGCGGATGGCGTAATTACCGCGGTTATCTTAATCGATCAAGATATGGTAACTAGTAATTACGCGACACTGATTAACAGTAAAGGAGTACCAGCGGCGTATATTACTAATGATGAACTGAAAGTAACTCGTAGTAAGAATTGTTTATTACCCGTTGACTTGTTGTGCACCAAATACGCCAAGGAATTGGTACAGTGGGCATATGATAAAACACATACATACCTCCAAAAAGCAAGAACATCACGCAAAAATCAACTCGACCTGATGTTGGAAGAGTTAACAAAAATTAAGTCTATGTGAGGTAGTCATGGCAGAACCAACAACTATAACGCTCGGCGCAGGCATCGCAATAGTTGGCTCGGTTATAGCTGTAGTAATTGGAATAATTACGCTGGTTAAACACCAGTCCAAAGAAAAAAGCTTGCAGAGCAAATCCGATTTCAATGAGCAGTATAAGAAGGATGTCGATAGTACATTAACAGAGTTAAAAGAGCGCCTATCTAAATTAGAAACGGGGTCTGTTAACAATTATAATGAGTTAGTATCTAGGATTGACGCGCTTAACGGTCGTGTTGATCAAACTAGAGAAAACAATAACGACTATCAGGCACAATTGCGTCAAGAAATTCAACGTTCACATGATGCGAACGATGTGAAAATTGCTCGAGTAGAGCAAAAAGTAGAAAAGACATTAGATATGCTTTTCCAGTTTATAAGAAGCGAAAGACACAACGAGTATTGACAAAAGTGATGCATTTTTGTATCATATAAGTTAGTACAACATTAAATATACGCATTAAAGACACACTAAGGATAATAATAAAGATGTCATCAACTCCTATTAAACAAACTGACCTAAGCACTCCGGATAACTTTGATATACACGAATACTCAAGATTTGTAGACTCGGTGTCATCGCTGCCTACAAAAGACAGCGATGAACTTCTCAAAGTTATCCATCGCTTAATCTCTTTACAAGAGCACGAATCACTTTCTCGTCTAATGACCGGTGTTATTGGCCTTTCTTCAGAATCAGGCGAAGCACTTGATATCATGAAGAAAGTGCTGTTCCAAGGCAAGGACCTTGACGAGAAAACCACCGACCACCTCAAGAAAGAACTCGGTGATGTTATCTTTTACTGGGTACAGGCTGTGATGGCGCTGGGTATGAAACCTAGTGAACTCATGGAACTTAACCGAGCAAAACTAGAAGCACGATTCCCGACAGGATTTGACGTGGATCGTTCTGAAAAGCGTACTAAGACGGATGTCTAATCAATGAACGGTAACGGCGATGAAAATCAACTAGATGTGGATAAGCTGAATACTCAGCAAAAACTCATGCATTTGAGACAGCGCCGTGCCAACGCGATGAGCAAGGGCTATCATCAAATGTTAGCCCAGCTTGACGTACTTATTTCTGATCTGGAAGAAAAACAACAGAAAGAAATTGAAGATAAGATGAACGGTGCAGATGAACGCAAAAGTAAGAAAGCTAGACGCTCTCGCTCGGCCAATATTCGACCGAGCCGACGTAGTGAACGCGATTCTAGAAGGCGTCAAACCGACTGACGTTGTAGTAGTAAGCGACGAAGACGAAGTCAAACGGTATCATGAAGCTGCCGACTTGTTCGACAAGATGGCAATAACCACGCCTGATTACGACTACGAAAAAACTTTACCATTCCTTGAAAGATGTAAGTCCGAATGGCTTACACCGCCTGAATTTGCTGACCTTGATTTGCTTGATTACTTATACGGGTTGTGCACAACTGACGAAGAAAAAGAACGCATTAAAATGGAATATGACTATTTCCTTGAGTGCGACTCGATACCGCTTCTTAAATATTTGCTTTACGTACTTTATGTATGTGAAGTTTCAAACGTAACGTGGGGAGTAGGGCGTGGATCAAGTGTTAGTTCTTACTTGCTGTATAAGTTAGGCCTACATGATGTAGATTCGATGCTTTACGATCTAGATTTCGCAGAATTTGCAAAAGACTTAGGGAACAACGATGAAGAAAGTTAAAACCAAACGCGGCCGTGATATTGATTTCGGTCAACTAATGCGCAGTAATGACACTGTACCTGCCGTAGGCAACGCATCCATGAACGCACGCGGTGATATTATCGACAGCCAAGGCAAAATTATTAAAACAGCCAAGCAAGTGTCGGAAGAGTATTACTCGCGATCTCCTAACTCGGTTAAAAACGTAAGCATTAAACCAGATGCGGACGAAGCGGAGATTAAGACTAAGGTTGAAGAGACCAAAGCCGAAGAGAAAACGGAAGAAAAACCTGCGCCGAGATCACGTTCTAAATCAAAGCCAAAGGCTGACTCCGGCGACGAAGCGCCTGACGAGATCGTAGGAGAATGACCGTTACTAGACAAGAGAAATGGGACCAGCGCTTCATCGACGTTGCTCGTCTAATAGCCACTTGGTCCAAAGACGAGAGTACCCAGGTAGGTAGTGTAATTGTAGACAGCAGGAATACGATGGTTTCTGCTGGTTACAATGGCTTTCCTAGGGGCGTAAATGATGATGTACCTGCACGTCATGAACGCCCGACTAAACGATCTTATTTTGAGCACGCGGAACGGAACGCTATTTATCAAAACCAAGGCCAGTCACTTGTTGGTTGTCGAATCTACGTCACCCACACACCGTGCGCTGATTGTGCCCGTGCTATCATTCAGGTACAAATAGCCGAGGTGATTGTAGACAAGAACGGTGGTGTAGGATCTAACTGGTACGCTGCAAGACACTCTGACGGCTATAGCGCTTCGCTTGAAATGTTTCACGAGACTGGCGTAATATACAGAGAAGTATAAGGGACACCGAATGGCAACCACTAACCCAAATACACTAGAGCTAGGAACACTACGGCTTAGGGCTATAAAAAACCCTGTTGATATGACTGTTCGTATTAGAGTCGAACAATCCGATAATGGCCATCAAGACTTGCCGGGTTTTAGCTCGTGTGAATTTCGACTTTCTGAATTGCACGGTTACGCGCGGTATGAAAATCATATCTTCGAAAACGACATGATAGATAAAGTATTCGGGCAGATTTGGGATCTGACGAAGGCTATGGCCAAAGCAACTGATCGAGCTTCGATGCAGACATTAAGTCAAATCCTTTATAGTGAGGAAGCCGCAAGTGGAAGGCCACGTGATATATATTCCCAGGGTCACTTTATCTTAAAAAGCCATGGCAAGACATTGGTTTACGAGAATCCAATGACCTTCGATATACCCACCGCGGCACTTTACTCGGACAACCAGTGTATCTTGTGTGTGTTGCACAGCCACACAATGTATTTCGACACAGTCGGTAACATAGGCGCCAGTGATAAAAATATCGTTGTTGAGTTCAAAGAGAACACAGACGATATCCTTAAAATATCTGTATTTGAACATAGTCTTGATTACCATGAGTTGGTGTATGATTGTGAGTCTGACTTTGTGTTGTGTGCTGCAAAAGCCAAAGAAACTGATGATTACATGACGCGTGAGGAATTGGGTTCCTTGTTGTTAGCCGGGCACTTAACCTATGACATAGTAGCAAAGGACAAAGTACCGTTGAGCACCCTTGTTTCTACGCGTCGATCGCATATCAAAACTCACAATATCAAAGGGCACTCATACACTGATGTTTGGTAAAACGCAAATTCATCTTGATAAAAAATGAATTTAGTGTAAAATAGACAGACAAAGTAATAATAAGAATAAAAATATGAAAACTTTGAATCCCATAGTAAAACCTCTACCCGGTAGAGTGCTAGTAGACAAAATAGTCCACGGCGAGCGTAAGGTGGGCAGTATCATTATCGCTAATGATGATGGTAAAGCGCACGGTGTACGTAATCGTTGGGCACACGTCTTCGCTGTTGGTGACGACGTTGTTGATATAGAACCTGGTAATTGGGTTCTAGTAGAGCACGGGCGCTGGACGCGCTCACGTAAAATCCCGGAAATCATAGATGAAGAAACTAAAGAACCTTTACGAGTCTATATGCTCGAGTATCCGAAGTCAGTCATCGCCGTCTCAGACACCTATCCAGGCGACGAATCATGGGGAGAGTTCTTTGAAAGCACCCCTGAGTAATAACGAAATAGCACGTATCGTTTACGGCATAGCGTTCGCTGAACCTACTTGGGAAACTCTTTCAGATGAAGACAAAGACATGTTTATTCAGCTGGTAGAGATTGTCCCCAACGACAGCGAAGCAGCTGGCGAGCTTGTGCCGCGTATTGCGTCATACGGTGTTGATATCGAAATTTCACGTGTTGTGGTACGCGCCATATCACAATTACATGAATACAACAAGAGAAACACAGGGGAGTAACCTCCCCTTCCTTAGAGGAATACAAACACATGGCAACTGATTTATGGGTTGAAAAGTACCGACCTGCTACCTTAGACGGGTATGTTCTTAAAGACGAAAGTCTCAAAAACAAAATACACCAGTGGGTGTCTGAACAAACCATTCCGCACTTGCTATTCCACGGCGGTCCAGGTACCGGCAAGACCACACTTGCAAAAGTATTGTTCAACATGCTGGGCGTGGATAAGTCGAACATCAAAATTATCAACGCGTCATTGAAAAACGGTGTCGAGTATATCAGAACAACGGTTGAGGGCTTTGCATCTAACATGCCTTTTATGAGCCAGTTCAGTTATATTCTGCTTGACGAGGCTGATCACTTAAGTCCGGAAGCACAAGCCACACTTCGTAACTTGATGGAAACATATGCACACCAGTGTCGTTTCGTTATGACGTGTAACTACCCTAACCGCATTATTCCTGCGCTTAAATCTCGTTTACAAGAGTATGAGATTTCAAAGCCAGACAAGCCGCAGTTTGAAGAGCGTGCGGTTCGTGTACTGCTTGAAGAACAAGTAGAGATAGATCCAGACGCGCTTGGCGAAGTGATAGACTCAACTTATCCTGACTTGCGTAAGTGCCTAAATTTACTACAACAAAACACAGTGAATGGCAAGCTTGAATCACCGTCGTCTAAAGGTGGTGATACAGAAGACTGGCGCGTACATGCCGTGGCTTACTTCCGTGAAAAGCAATACGTGGAAGGACGTAAATTGATGTGCGCTAAGGCACAGCCCAACGAGTACGACGAGATCTGGACTTTTTTGTATAACAATATCAATTTCTGGTCTAATGGTGATCCTAATATTGAAAGAAGCTGTGTTGTGGCACTGCGCAACGGCATGGCTAAGGCACCGCTGTGTGCTGACCCTGAACTTAATCTAGCAGCAACTTTGGTTGAGTTAGAGCTCGCAGTAGAAGGCGCGTAATATGCTGGGTATCTTTATGAGTGTACCGGATCAGATGCATTTCATGTCAACTAAGAATTGCCCACGGGTAATGTATGGCTTGGAACGCAACGATGGTTCTGTCATTTATGCGATGCCCAGACGTCCCTTTCACACGCCGTTTACGGATCCTTACGCTATGGTGTCTAGTAGAATTGCTGTCGGTAAATGGGACAGCCTCGAGCCCGAAATTTTCGCGCTACGGACTACTCCGATGATGCCTATAAATTCGCTATTTGTGTCGACTGGAAGACGCCTCGGCCCGCCCAGCAATGTTGCTTCCTGTAAGATGGATAGTAGACACAAAATGTATAACCTTGTTGGGTACTTGGACGAGGTTCGTGCTTTTAACGACGAAATGTACCGAGAGTTAAACCCCTGCGTGGTCGGCGACTTTGAGACAAACTTTTACAATAATTGCGGCAACATGCCTTATACGGCTAGGATGTCGCTTAAGGTAAAAGACATGATGTCAATGAGTTATGACCCCGCGATTGCTGCCTTAAGCTTGGCAGTTGACACCGTATCGTGGATCAACACTAATATGATGCCTGGCCAAATACTCAACAAAGGTAACATGTATGTGACAGATACATCGCGTATCGAGCGTGTCGTGAAGTACTTGACTCACGGCATCAAGCGCACTACTGAAATTCCGGCTGAACGAGCGTTCGCGTCAGTAGTACTTGAACACAACCCCGGATCACGTTTGCATATCTTAGGCCTGGATATGGATGGTGAGTTGTACGAAGGCCGTCTCGACAACAGACTCAAAACTTCAGACCCGATTAAGATTCGCCGACATTCGCGTCTTAAATCGGCTTTTAGCGACGAAGCTGTTGACTACTTAATGACAACAATAATAAGAGAGAGAATCTCAGATGAGTAAAAAACTATTTTTAACAGATGTTGATGGATGCCTGCTTGACTGGTTTGGCGGCTTTACCGAGTGGATGGTTGATAAAGGCTACACACCCATCCCAGATACCGGTCACCTTTATAACGTAAACGACCGATTCGAAGGTATAGATACTATTCAGGACGCCATAGCGCTCATTAAAGAGTTTAACGGCAGTGATAAGTTCGCACAACTAAAACCACATTTGGACGCAGTAGAAGGTGTCAAAGAGTTAGTAAAACGCGGTTATACGCTTGTGCCTATTACGTTAATGGGAACGTCACCTGAAACACGTCAACATCGCATCGATAATCTTACCGCTGTGTTTGGCGCGGTCGCCTTTGATTTTGACAAGCTTTGGGCTGTGGATATTCACCACCACAAAGAAGAAGCGTTTGACCATTATAAAGACACTGGTTTGTTTTATGTAGAAGATCATCTAAAACATGCACTAGCAGCGCACGAATATGGCTTAAAAGTTTTAAACTTTTATCAAGAGTATAACAGCGGCGTACATGTAGACAAATTTCCGGTTGTCAATAGCTGGTCTGATGTGATTGGCGCAGTAGACGCGGCCGCAGCATAATAAAATCCAAAGACAAAAAAGCCGCATTAAATGCGGCTTTTTCACATCATATTACTCGTCTTCGTATAGCGCCAATACAGTCTCTACAATCGCATCACGCTCCACGTCTTTGCGTTGAAAATTAACGAACTTAATACTGTCCGGTGCACGGTCGTTAGCTCGGCGTGCAAAGTCTTCTAGGCCGTTGATGCCTTTTTCGCGGTCACTTTGTTCTAAGTCACCTGTAATAAACGCACGCGTGCCGGTACCTATACGAGTTAAGAACATTTTCATCTGTACGTCAGTTGAGTTTTGTGCTTCGTCAAGTAAAAGCACCGCGTTATCAAATGTTCTGCCACGCATGAAACCAAGCGGGCAAATTTCTAAAACATCGGTGTCGATCATATCTGCTATCTGGGAATGTGAAAAGAACTTTAAAAATACATCCAAGATAGGTTTTGTCCACGGCTCTAATTTAGCGAATATATCGCCAGGTAGGAAACCGTGTGATTCTCCGTCTACTGCCACAGCAGGGCGAGTAATGATAATTTTGGTAACATGGCCTTCTAAAAATAGTTGAATTGCCTTCAGTGTAGCTAGTAGTGTTTTACCGGTACCTGCAGGCCCTGTGCCGAAAACTAGACGAACGCTTTCGTTATTGAGGTATTGTACGTATTCTTCCTGAGCAACGTTTCTAGGAATCGGACGCACGTCTTTAGTAGACGGCGGGCTCTTCTTAGTAAGCGAGTTTATATCGTAAACAGTTGCTTTTTGATTATGTTTACCGTGCTTGGTTGAATTTTGGTCGTACTTAGCCTGTTTTGCCATAAAATAGTTCCTTTATTAGGGTTAAAGAAGTGGTGACCCTTCGTTCTAGTAACAAGAGTCTTTGGCGTGTTGCATGGATTGTAAGTATATGAATTTACTATCATCCGGGGTTCCTTGAACACCGTAGTGTTCAAAAGTATTTACGACCAGAATCCATTTTGTAGATTAATCTTTCTTTACATTTGCTCAAGCACTAAATATGGTAAAGACTAAACAGGCGATATAATGATAGAATTTGATTCATTACAACAAAACTACCAGTATATTATGGGCGACATTACTGCTATGGATTACTTGCTAGAGTGCGAGAGTATCCTTGGCGAGACCGGTGTCTATGCGTATGAGAACTGGGAAGAAGGCGAAGTTATAGCAGGGCCTGAGATCACAGAGTACTGGGTTGACGTGTCTATTATGTACCCCAAGTCTAGGCCGCCTGATGTAAAGGGCCTGCCGCGTTTGGAGAAGTTCGGCATTAAGTATACCCTGCGAAACGAAGCGTTCAATATGACAGGTGTACCGACTGCTGAAGAGTTTGACGATAATCCTACTGCTCCGATTAAGAGCGAGCTTTATAGGGTATCAGTAGTTGATTTGAAATTCCCCAAACGTCTAATTGCCAGCAACATTGCTGATTACTTAAATCTGTCTACTGCGCTAAGCGGCGTTGATTATCGAGATGAGAAAATCGACGACACTGATGACATATTTGGCGATGACGACATCGATGATGACCAGGAACCAACACAGGATGAAGGCGACGATGAAGTATAAAAAAAGACAGTTAAACGAAAGGTTTAGACGCCATCAACTTGAGCATATGGTTGATCCGGTCATTCTAATTGATTCCTTTAAGCCCAAGTCAGGGACACCTGAAGAAGTGGTAGTAGTGACGTTTAATGTAGTAGACGAAGCTGCCGCTCGTGATTTTGCAATGTTTATTGAAATGTCGCCGTATGATACGATTGATACAGAGTTCACTGAACTTAGCGACACCAACAACATGTGGAAAGTGCACGTTGAGTATAGACGTGATCGTGACTTTTGGAAGAACTTTGACGAGATGATTGCCGACATTGAAAATATGACTGATAAGGTGAAATGGAGTCTTAGTTTTTATATGACAGGCGAAGTTAAGCAATACCGCCCAGGACATCCATATGCTGACTTACCTCTCGATCCTGATAAGTACATGACTCACAAAAAGTATTTGGCTAACAAAGGCCAAGCCGCAATAGCCAAGTTTCTTGCTAAAGCCGCTAGCCGTACAACTACGAAGAAATCTACATTCTCGTTGGAGGGGAGTTCTTATCGTGTTGTCGATGAAGGCGACTTTAAAGGATTTCATAGTCAGGTATCACCGTTTTCGAGCGGTACTGATATAGTATTCTTAGAGCGCTCGCTAGGTGCCAGCTATTCTGTATTCGGCACGGGCGACTCGCATATATTAGTGGTTAACGATGACAACCACTGTCTTAAAGTAACAAGGAACGGATAACATGTTAGCAGGACTCGCCGCATTAGGATCTAAAAAGACTTGGGGTACAATAGCCGTGCTCGCCGCCTTTGCGGGTGTTCTGTTTGCTGTTTACCTTGGCTACTCGTACTTAACTTCTGTAATTGAAGATAACACTGAGTTACAAAAAGAAGTTAATACCTTGACAACCGAAATCACTAATGTTACAAATAAGAATGAAAACTTAGTCAAACGGCTTGGGGTCCAAGCAACCAAAGTTGAGCAACTGTTGAAACAGCATTCTGAGTTACGTGAACTGTATAACGAAAACGTAGCTGAACAGAACAAGATCAAAGATGTGTTGCGTAAACATGACCTTGAATATCTAGCCAGCAAAAAGCCAGGCTTAATAGAAACTCGAGTAAATCGAGCCATAGCTAAGCTGGGTACTGACATTGAAGAAGTGACTAAAATCGATGAAGAAACTGAATAACGGTGTGAAGTCTATTATCGTGCTCGGTATAACCGTAGGAATTATTCTTACGACGCCGGCTTGTACTTTAACGGATGAGGAACAGACGCAGACTGTGGACGTCAGTGACGCTATATGCCCTATATACGGCACGTTCGGCAGACCCGAGCCAGTTAATATGGCCGCAGTCGAATTCAAGGTTGCCAACCGGGCTATTATGGTTGACTTAACTGATAATATGACAGACGATCAAGCGTACTTTGTATTGAGTGCAAAGGACTATGAAAATCTGTCGTATAACACCGCTGACTTATTACGTTATATTAAGGACCAGCAAGCTGTGATAAAAGCATATGAGCAACAAATACAGAATAATTCACAATCGGGTGAATAAATAGATTAAACACAAGGAGCAAAATATGGCTGATAAAGACTTACAGTTCATCAAGCGTGTTATGGAACGCGCTACAAACGAGGCGGTTAGCCGCTATCACGAATACCTACTTACCGAGCATTTGCTCTTATCCCTTACACAAGAAAAAACATTCACTGATTTAGTTACGCGCTGTAAAGGCACGCTTAACGGCCTTATCACTGATGTTGAAACTTATTTGTCAAGCGAGTCGCTACGCTCACCATGGACTGGCACTGACATTGAACCCAAAGAATCCAAGCGCCTAATTGAACTTATCCGTCGTGCATCAGCACAAGACGCGATTTCAGGCAATTCTGATTTGACACTTGTATCGCTGGTATTAATGATGGTTACCGAAGAGCGCTCGCACTCGGCCGCATATCTTAAAAAGCATGGCGTTACTCGTGAAAAGATTTTAGAAATCCTGGAGCCTGCCCTTCAATCCGGAACTGGTACTGGATCAAACGTAACTGATCCTTTAGGCGCATACTGTGTAAACTTGACTGAACAAGCTGAGAAAATTGATCCGCTTGTCGGTCGCGACGACATTATTGATCAACTAGTTCACGTGCTAGGACGTCGCAAAAAGTCAAACGCAATTTTGACAGGCGAAGCCGGCGTTGGTAAAACAGCAATCGTCGAAGGCCTGGCTAAACGAATTGTAGACGGTGAAATTCCAGATTCACTAAAAGACTACGAAATTTATTCACTTGATGTTGCTGCCCTGATGGCAGGTACCAAGTTCCGTGGTGATGCTGAAGAACGTATTAAGTCAATTATTGACGAGCTGTGTTCTAAGGACAAAGTTATCTTGTTTATTGACGAGATGCACTCTGCGATGTCAGCTGGACAAACTAAAGATTCAGCGCTTGACTTGGGCAATATGCTTAAGCCTAAACTAGCAAACGGTGAAATTAAAGTAATCGGCGCTACTACTAACGCTGAGTATTACGAACAAATTGAAAGTGATAGAGCACTTGTGCGCCGCTTTGCATTAGTTGATGTGCCTGAGCCATCACGTGATGAAACTGTGCGTATACTTGCCCAGAGCCTGTTCTCGTACGAAGACTTTCATAACGTGTCGTTTAACATGGCCGCCTTACCGAAGCTGGTTGATTTGGCTACCAAATATGTGCAACAAAAGCACAACCCGGACAGAAGTTTTGACCTACTTGATTTAGCGATGATTAACGCTAAGATTAAAGGTCAAGACGAAGTAACCGACGAGAACATCACTCGCGCACTAAGTTTGACTACAGGCATTCCTGAAAAAGACTTAACAGCAAACGACAGTGACAGCATGTCGACACTTGCTGCCCGTGTTAAGGATCGTGTGTTTGGGCATGACGATGTTATTGACACAGTGGTTGAAGCTATTGAAACGCGCAAAGCTGGCCTTGACAATTCCGAAGGACCTATTTACGGTGGTATTATTGCTGGTATCACAGGTACTGGTAAAACACACCTGGTGAAAGTACTTGCGGAAGAATGGGGCGTGCCGTTACTGCGCTACGATATGAGTGAGTATTCAGCTGAACACTCCGACGCGTTACTAATTGGCGCACCTCCTGGCTATAAGGGCCACGGCGAAGGTCGCTACAAGAATGGTAAGTTGGTTACAGAAGTATCTGAAAACCCTGTTTGCGTAATACTGATGGATGAATCTGAAAAAGCGCACCGAAGCGTATATGATTTATTTTTACAGATACATGATCACGGTAAGCTTACGTCGTCGTCAGGCGTAGTCGCAGACTTCTCTAATACGGTTATCTTTTATACCGGTAACCCGGGCGCAGCCAAAGCAAGCGGCAGTCGTATAGGCTTTGCATCTAGCAGTGCAAACATGACATCAGAAATTGACGCGGAAGTGAAACGCTTCTTTAAGCCGGAACTGATTAACCGTGTTGATGATATTCACGTGTTTGCACCGCTCGACGAGATTAGCATTAATCGAATCCTTAAAACGTACATTACTGAGTTAAATCAAGACTTGAGTACTAAGAATATCCAAGTATCCGTAACACCTGACGCTACTCGTTGGTTGCGTGACAACGGGATTGACGATAAGTACGGTGCACGACCTCTTAAACGCTTGTTTAAGACTGCGGTCCGTAAGCCGATTGCCAAGGAAGTCTTGTACGGTAAGTTAACCGAAGGCGGTATTGTGCGCTTAGAAGTTGCTAATAACGAACTAGTGGTTAACGTGACATTAGATCGCAAAGCGCAGCGAGCCAAGCAAGAAGAAGCCAGCGCAGAATAATTGAAAGGGGCAATTGCCCCTTTCTTCATCTTTCGTTTTCACACAACAAATAAAAGTTTTTCATTTGTGTTTTCTACTTGTAAAACTTTTCCCAGATGCTACAATATAAAAAAGTATAAAAAGGATGAAATTATATGCGTAAAGGCATATTCTTAGACGACGAACGCAATGTTGCTGACGTAGTGTGGGTTTCATTATGGCAAGATGTTGAATGGACAGTAGTGCGCACGTACGATGACTTCGTAGATGCTGTTCTTGATGTGGTGCAGTCAGAGGAAGAGTGTGTTTATAGCTTTGACCACGATATACAAGATTTTAAAGAAGGCCGAGGCCGCAGAGTAGAACGCACAGGACACGACTGTCTTAAATTCATGTGTGAGGAGTATATTGCCGCTGAACTACCGCTACCGCCGATCATGATTCATACCAGGAACCCAATCGGCGCTGAAAACATGCAGGCTTCATACGAGCACTACCGCAACTATGCAGACCAACTTACTGACTCAAATTAACCGACTTGTTTACGACGCCGTCGTAAGTCGGCGCGTATTCAGTGATCTATATACCGGAGCGCGATCCATGCAATCAATCAGTTCTTATACCGCAGCTTATGATACTTTCCCGTTTGCAATTCCTTTAGACGATAGTGAGATTGAAGTGATCTCTAGTTCTGGCGAAGTTGCCGACGGTGTTGCGGTGCGTGATGGCAATAATGTAGTTTTAAAAACAAAAGACGCAGTTTATGACCGCGATACGCGTGTTGTGTGGCGTTACAAAGGGGAAAGCAATGTCAGCTAAAATTAGCAAGAAGAACAGGTACTCCACTGAGTACGTGCGTGAAGTGACAGAGATAAGACCGAACATGTCTGAGCTTCGCAACACGATCAGTTTATTTCTGTCCCATAACTTATGTGCCGGCGAAAGGCTGTTCGTTACTGACTTAAAAGTCGAAGGTAGACATTTTGGTGAGCCTCCTTTTATCGTTGGTGTTTACCTAGGTAAAGAAGAAACAATCAGTGGCGAGACAATGGTTGTTCCGGCCACCGCTGATGAATTGTTGGATCCTATGCTTGTTGAATTTCTTGCTGTGTTGAGCAACGAGTGTGGGTTTACCGTTGATACAATGTACGTGCCATGAGCAAGAAGAAGCATCGGTCAGTCAAGAAATACGACGAGCTCAGTAATACTGAAGCCTTTGTATGGCTGTGGATTAATGACCCTGAAGAACGCTTTATGTGGTTTCAAGCCTACTTAGTTGCGTTGATTTGGGGCGGAGACGAATTACAACATAGTGTAGCCGACAACTTGGCTGACTATGGACTTGCCGTACAAGAAGGCAGTGTATTTGTCTATATAGATGAAATTGAGTACGAAGCGTACTTAGAAAAGGTGAAGTATGAAAAAAGTTAAAGGTGATTTACTCGAAATGATGGAGAACGCGCAGTTCGACATTATGGTTCACGGCTGTAATTGTCTGCATGCGATGGGCTCCGGTATAGCGGGTCAAATAGCACGACGACCTGGCTGGCAAGCAGTGCTGCAAGCTGATAAAGAACAGACTGAAAAAGGTGATCGTTCTAAGCTAGGCAGCTTTTCGGCTGCGATGTTAACAATAAACGATCACGAGTTTGTTGTCCTTAATGCTTACACACAGTACGCCCCGCGAACTTCACCTGAAGACTGTCCTGTCGACTACACTGCTTTGGTTGACTTCTTTAGGGAGTTGGGTAATGATTTACGTGACTCTGCCGCTGAACGCGAAGCTAACGGAGTGCCGCCGATACGAATTGCATACCCTCAAATCGGCTGCGGTCTTGCCGGCGGTGACTGGCGCATAGTTGAATTCATTATTGATACCTACTTGGTCGGCTTAGACCATACTTGTGTGGAGTATAGTAGATGATTTTAGATCCGGATGAATATATCGAAGCCAACCTAAAGGCGTTGGCCAGCGAACGTGTGGTGATGTTCAGCACAAACGACCACAGCGAGTGTCCTTACTTTTGTAGACTAATGTCTATACTATCACCCGCAGGCGCTCCGTCAGTTGGTGATCCAGCCATGCTTGCTGCGAGCCTCGTTGATCAAAAAGTTATACAGCGTTACTCTGAATCCGAATCAGAAGACGTACCGATTAACAGTGATGATCAAATTATCGCGTTCAGTGAAACCCTATATCGTAAAGTACACGGCATTAAGGTGTTAGACACTTCGGCCAGTATTCGCTTGTTACACGAGTATCTAGACTTCCTAGACGCTGCTGGTATACGCACTGGCGCAGACAATTGGCCTATGCTGGATATGAACGTCACCAACGACTCTAACATTACTGGATTCATACGCAGTAAAACCGATTCCGAATTTCACGCAGATTATCTTCGTTTGTGTGATGACTGGAACGAAATGTATGAATTATACCGTAAGTATTACGCATTGGTTGCGCGATACAATAACCCGGATATTGCTCAGCATGATATAATCCAGCCATTCAGAGATATATCCGATACCATACTCACATTGGTTAGAAAAAGTAAGGATAGACGATGAACACCGGAAACCAACCCATCGCATCGGCTAAGACAAAGGAATTTAGCATGCAAGAGATGAACGCACATGGTGTCTTAACACCGTACCGATTGGCTACAGAATTACACGACTCTGATTCGGTAGTGCAGCCCAGGGTCACCGTGCAGTCTATCAGAGAGGCGAACGAGAAGAAAGAAGTACTCAAACAGCTTGAACTGTCTAACGCACTTGCTGACAAGCTAGCGTCAGTTAACCAAGAACCTCATTCTGAAAGCTTTTTGGCAAAGGCAGCACATAAACCGGATCCGTTTATTCCTGAGCACCCGGGCATGCACAGCACAAATGATACGGAACGTGGTACGACAATCTTCCCGTACAAGCTTCTGTCGATGCTCGTATACGGAATGATCCGTGCTGATAAAACCGGTTTAACGACTGCTGAGCGCCTGCTGGCTGATCGAGAGGACTGCGGCACCTTTTTGAATAAAGTGAACTCTAATACTTTCTCTTATGCTGACTCGTGCGAGGTGTCACTGTTATTCAACCACGCGGCCACGTTGAGTGGCTTTTGTAACCTGACCAAATGGCCGTACGCCGACAATATAACACAAGCTTTGCTGACCGGGTTTTCGCCAATCGAAATGACGCAGTCATGCGCAAAAATCGGGCACCTATATGACTCCAGGGAAGCTACCCGCAGAACACAGTCTTTGGTTAACGCGTTCATGAGTTATAAGAAAAAATTCATCGGTTTTGACGAAAGCCTAAAAGCCGAGGTATTCAAGAACAACGAGTACTACCGTACAGATGCACACGCGTCCTTTCACAATACCATACACTGGTTTACTAATCCGATGCACTCGAGTTGCGGCCAGAGCGGGGCATTGCTTGGTCTTGCTCTTAGTGAACTACCGGGCGCACCTAGTGATCCGTTTATGTCATTCTCCGGATATGTGGTACAGACAGCATACGATATAATTGTTGCGACAGTTGGACTACAGGCTGCCAACGAGGGAATACAAATTCTTCGCAACAATGGAAGATCGATGTACGATTCTAGTTTCCGGCTCGATAACACTGTGTTCAGTATGATGCAGTACTACGGTTACTTGGAAGTGGCAGACAACTACGATCCTGAGTTGCATACACACCAAGCACAAGCGGCAATGATTAAAGCGATTCTCTTGTTGTCAAAAGAAAACAAGTGCAGCCCCTACGAAACCGTGCGCGAGATAACTATGTTCGCCAAGCGTCTTATTGATGAAGAAGCGAACGGCGGCAACAAGTTTGAAGCCCACTTGATTAATGACATAACAACGCTATGATTAACATATTCGCTGTCGTAGGAGTTACGTTGGGATTATCTGTGAGTAGTACACAGCACCAGGCTATAGATGAGTTCTGTGACGCGAACATCAGGATAAACAGCGATCAAGCAAACGTATTGGTAACCAGCTACGAGTTTGGCAAGGAGTACGGTCTCGAGACTGTGCTTCCTGCCATTGCGTGGCGGGAAAGTAATCTCGGCAAGTATTTGATGAACATAAATGACCCTAGCTTTGGTCCTTATGCAATACATATCGACACAGCTACAAGCCGTCTTGGAATAGACAGGGAATCGTTTATGGCAAACGTACTTGCCCAAGATTTGGTGATGGATCAGGGTCTCGGTGCGCGTCTAGCCATAAACGAGATAAACTACTGGTTACGCATACGTGGTGGCAATCATCCTATGGCCCTTGCGTCGTATAATGCTGGGTTTGTATATCGACGCGGTCTTGAGTATTCAGAAGATGTTACCCAAAAAGCAGGTCTTATCAAGCTATGTATCACGCGCATTAAGAATCGTTTTAATCTAGTCAGCAAGAAGCCTGAATGTACAAGCAGGTTCTGTTCACTCTTGGAGATGCAATGATTAGTTATGCAGAATTTGGTGACAAGAAAGTAGAGCTGTCGTCTAACTTCGATGACGTGTTGGGTAGTTTTCGCCGAGTGCGTAAACTGACACGTCATAAAAAGGACTTCGGTAATTTTGCTGATCAACTAGCAAATGATTTGAAATGCATCCACTCTTGTGTCACTGAACTGTCAGGGATAATTGTGAAGGCACGTATAAGGTATGTCGGCGATACTGTGTCACCAGCTTGGCCTATGACTGATTTAGTGATAAACGGAAAATCAGTCACCAGTAAAGATCAGGTTTGGGAGATTAATAAGTCAGAATATCTTAGTTTAATAAACCCAAATGATACCGCTCGTTTCATAACAAAGCTCACTCTGAATAACCATGCACACGGTATACCTGCTCTTGATGTGCGAATATCAAGCGGGAGGTCAGTATTATCTATATCCATAAGTGACTATCACCAACGGGTATCGTATCTTCCAAACCCGGCTAAAGTATTAGGTCGTAAAATGACTGACGCGCCTATGCCGTTTGGGCGGTCAATTAAACTCTGGATGCCTCTTCATGACGACTTTAGACCAAGCGGTAGAGTAAAAAACGTTGCAGTTGACGAATGCTTTGCTATGTATGAATCACATCATAGGCCACCGAACAGCGATGGACCAGTGCATAGCTCATATACACTGATTGATTTATGTGATTTGAAATCCGCACTCGGTGGCATGGGTGACTACTATCTTAAACGACACCTTAGCCCTTCAGAATACCTCTTATATAGATTAAATTACGGATAATCTTGTGTCTTGTTGCCGATTTTGTTAATCTAATAATATACACGTTTAACAAAGAAGGCAACATTAATGACAACGATGCTAGACACGGTATCCAGTTTATCTGCATTGCCTAGAAATCTTGAAGACCTTATCTTTAAGATGACTACAATGACAACCATAGTGGGCGTACCGCCTCTACATGATTGTGCAGTCACTTACATAAACGGCCGCGCACCTGCAATCAAACGACAATACGGCATCGTTGTGAGTGCCAATCGTAGGTTGGTGACTAGCGTAATGTTTACGAGTCCGGCCACGCGTACTAGTATCGGTATGACATTCCACACCCAGTTTACTCGTGAAACAATGGCAGCGATTGCCACCCGCTCACTTGAAGAGTCTCGCCAAGGAAAATGGCCGCCTACTGTAATGATTATTAAAGGTGTCGGTACGTCAAACGCGGTCAAGTATGTTTATAACTCGTCAACGTCAATGAACCTTGCCACAGAACACATAAACGGTACGAAAAAAATTGTTAACGGCCATACGCCATGTGTTACGTCATATGGTTATTATAGTAATACCGACCTAAATCCGGCTAATATGAATGCAGATCAAATAACTACTGATTTTGTCATTCATTCATTAGAACGGCCTGCTACTATGACAGTCCAGTACGATATTGATGACTTTAGTAAGGTGAAACAGGTACTAAGGTCACAGTGGATGTTAAATGACTCGCCGGTAGAGTTTAGTGACATACTATCCCGCGTATCAGCCGAAGAACGTATACGACTTAAATTGGAGTACGGTGATGGAAAATTATAAGGATTCCTACGTGTTTGGGTATGATGTTGTGGCCAACATAAAGGCTATAAGCAATGCACTTTCCGACGATTGCAAGATGACTCACCTAGCAGTAGCCAAACGTATTAACCGTGTAATGGATGATGAAGGCCGCCCGGTTGAACGCGCAGTGTTTCGACTTGTCGGCAGCTCATCGTTATCTACTTATATTGCGTCTAAGCTATACAACGTGGATTTCATTCCCAAAGTCGAACTTGAAGAAGTAGCAGAGTATGATCCCAAAGTAACTTTGCGGGACAGGTTTTCTCGTCGGGTAACTATTGTGGTCGCTGGTAATGTGCATGTTGACTTCACGTTACACTTTTATAAACACCAGCCCAGAAACGACTACATGTTGACTATAAACATGAGCAGCCCAAACAAAGACATGTCTATCGAGCGCCCTATTCATCTAGCGTATGCCTCCTCGAGAAGAGGGCTATGTGCGATCTGGGTGCGTGGACATTCACTTGCATATAAACACGGGTCACAGATAGTGTATATGAGACGGTTTGACTACGATAACCCAGGTCCTAATGCAATCTCGTGTCGTTACCACCCCGGGGCTAATATTCTCAACAATGAAGAGTCTGCCATGATGTTTGCTAGTTTCGACAAGTATTACGATACTAGTAACACCGTAATAGCAGAAAACGTGTATCTCGCTGATTACGAGTCCCTGCCAGAGATAAGCAATTCTTGCGAAACAGTGGCTGAGTGGTGCATCGGTGATCGTCTAACAGAAGAACAGTTTGCCTTGATGAGGTTGAATTATGCGTAATCCAGGAAACAAACTACTGACGCACCTAATGCGCCTACGCAAAGAACGTGTTGAAACTAGACGAAAGGTGTCGTTTAGATTTGGTCCACGGGAAGATGTAGGCGTTGTCGCTGTAGGTAAAGCAGTGCATAAGATGCTGGGCGACTTAATAACGTTCGTTGATGAAGAAATTGGCCCGGCCATCTTAAAGTCAGGTGACTTCAACCCAGTTTACTTGTGTCGTTTGCCTGGCACTGACGTAAAAGTAACATTGACGCGTAAGCGGATACACACTGTTGATCCCGTTAACGTATGTATCGTGGATGGTGATTACACTTGTGAAAGTTACGGTGTTACTATTGAATATAACGACGTCGTGTATACGGTGCAAATAACATTCAGTAAACATAGCAAACTCGTTAAGACAAGGTTATATGGACCAAGTGCGGTATTCTATAGGCGCTGGTCTAGGGCTTCATATGAGCATTATATGGAGCACCGTATGGTAACAGCAACCGCACGCACTGGATTATGGTCTAACTGGGACGGTATACCTTCAGCTGAAAGAAAGGTTCGTCTTTCGTCTAATATTGGCGAGATAGTGTTTGTGGCAAATAAACATACAGACGTCCGTATGATGTCATGTACTGTGACTGATAAGGCACTATGTACCGCGGATCATTGGATGTACGAATCACTAGAATTGTTCAGACCGTTTGTGCCTGTGGTTTCTACGTATGTGCAGGTATCAGGCACTAACAAACTAAAACTAAACCTAAGACGTTGGCGTTACGGGTTTGATATAACGCTAACATTGCGTCAGTATTTAGAAGAAGCCAAATTGGTTGAAGAGATGCATGGGCCTATACTAAAGCGGTCTACCGCAGCATTGTTCGTACTCGGAGAGCAATATTAACATGGACATTATGGATAAAGATACGTTCTCGCAACGAGTATATGAGCCTATTAGGAATCGTAGAGTATACGATAACACGCCTGGCTATAAGCGGTATATGAAAACCACTAAAGATCTGATCGAGTGTGTGTTAAAGAACAGGTTGTATCTGACTACAACTAGAGGCAAGTATAAGCGAACTAGACGCGCACATGTATCGATAGCCAACAAAGCCCGCAAAGTCGTGGAAGCGATGTCTTATGCTGAATTAGCACACTCGACTGGTTTATACCCTAGACAGATACAACTTATAAAGGATCCGTTTAAGGCAGAAAGCCTGTCACTATCGGTATTCATACACGAGATCACGTTGACAATAAGTACCTTTTATAATTCAGAGAGCGACAACGGCTTTACGGTAACAATATCCAACTCGTACCTAGCAAAGAAACCATTTAAGTTATCTATTCGATCAGCCAATGTGCCTGGTAAGAGCGGGTCTGATCCGAGATCAGTAATTCGTGTGTCGTACAGTATGTCTAAGTTACCTATTAAAATATTGTCGCAAACAGGCACCGCATATATGCAGTTCAAACGTAACGTAGGTAATGTAGAAAGCTATCCGTTGTTTTTGGAATCGCCGGAAATTGAAACATCGGTATTTAGCGCTGACGATAAACAGTTTAGCGGTAATGCGTATTTCATACGAAATGATATTGACATACACATACGCAATCGTCTAGGTAATAATAAAGACAAAGTTGACCCGTCTCGTATCGCATTGCTAAGGCTTCAACATGTATGATGAAATATTAGAAATTGTAAACCACATAGGCAAGCTGGTAACCAGCAATGTTCGTTCACTAAGAAGAGCAGATGATATCGATGCCATGGTATTGTTTATTGAGCAGATGGAAAGCTTAAGTCGCCTCGCAGTGAAAGAAGTATGCCCGAACGCGACTATGATGCGCGATGCGATCATATACGATACTGACACACATAAAGTAGGTGTGAGCGCACGTAAGCCCGCAACTCGTGTAGAGGCCAGGCGATTTGAGTTATTATCGATACAAAAACAAATACTGTCAAATGACGAAGAGCGCCATGTAACACGTAGGCTTACGGTGATCACAAAGCATAATAGCCCTACTACTGTGGTAATGAGTGACACAAGATTTGGTACAAGTTCCATTACTCTTGTTTTGTATGATGTGTCAGGCAAGCCTTATATATCGTGGACTAGAGAGGATGAATACTTACGATCTGAACTTGGTCTTACGTTTCCGCTAATACCAATGACACAAAATGCAGAAATCTGCTTGACAACCAAACAGACAATCAGTTATAATTCCAATTATAGCGGTGGCAGTGTTGTTGAACAGATAAAGAGATTAGACATTGCTGACGAAGAAAAGACTAGACTTATTACTCTTACAAGGTTGCAAGGTTTATGAAAGAATTAGCTGCTGAAATCAATACGTTTGTGAAAAAGTTAATCAAAGCGCGTCACCACTTTAGACTTCGTGATAGTGCATCGTACGAAGGCGCTGAAGAAATCCTTAATTTGATTCCTGGTTTATGTGATACGTTGCTCAAAGCTGATCTGTACCGCGGCGCCCCGATGACATTGCTTGATACAAAGCGTACCAAGTATTGCTTGACTTTAGATGTGGCTGAAAACAATACGTTTGAAGATTATCGCCCGGGCACCGTGCGAGTAACTGCTACAATTAGTATGTTAGAACGTTCAAACGGCAGAGTAAACTTGCATGACCGTGCATATGTTGAGCTGAGTACAGTGTTCAGTTCATATAGCGACGACAAATATCGTGTTAAACACGTCAGCCTTGAAGCAGCGACATACCACTTCCCATTTAACATTGACGCATCGTTGAAAAAAAGTCATAAAAAAATGTTTGACTCAACATCGCCGAAAGAAAAAATAATCAATATTTCACGCGAAGTTGGCGTTACAAACAAAAACGCACTGTTTATGGACTCACCGACACTTGCTGTATGGCGCTTACACCCGGATAGCACTATCGTTGAGCGCGGTAGAAACTATATGGGCGGATCGCTTGCAATGCAAGTATACGACAAATTAAAGCACGTAGCTGACCCCGCTGAGCGCTCAATGCTTTGTTTACAACACGGAGTAACTTGTGAAGCCTAGTGAAGCAATAATACAGGCAGCTGAAAGCTGTGCACTTGATTTCATAAAAACTGGCTTCGGTATTGTTACCGGTGTTAGTCAAGTCAGACGCCCCGATCCGCAAGCTACTTATGACACCATGAGAGCGCTTCGCACGAAATGGCACACTACTATTGTTGAAATCGCGACGGCTTGTGCTGAACTCAGGAACCAGAACGATGAAAGCACTGGTACTTGGGAGCATTCATCACCAAATTTGGTAGTCAATGGCCGCGAATTTAAAATACGTGTAGGTCGCTCTGTCCTTGCGAGCATGTACTGGTCTTTCAACGTTTACGCACTGCGCACGTATCCTAGCAAGCGTGGACGAAAAACACACCCGTATAGACGCGTTCTTGACGTTTCTATGAATGTTAACTTAACAAAGAAATCAGAACTTAGCTCTGCCGGTTTGTGCATGCGCACCGAGTCTGACTTTTTTGGATCTCGCTCAGTGACATTAACTGACGAAGGGCTAACTCTGGCCAATTACGAAACCCTATCCCAGCGCAGACTTTGGGAGGAACGGGTACCTTTACGAGTACACCTACCGCGCCAGTTTGTATTAAACACCGATTTCGTAAATGACACGCCGTCTAGCGAGCGCTTATTGCAGCAAGAATGGGCAATTGTCGGTGAACGTAGTTTCAACAGCGCTATGGACTATGTCGACAAAAAGCGCATACAATATAACCAACCACCTTTAACTTATCCTGAGATTTTCACAAACAGAATACAGTACACATAATCAATTAGAAAACTTTCTTTACTAACGGTTGTTTGTGTCGTATATTGTGCTTATGATAAAGGAGAGCATTTAATGTTTGACATGTACGGCCTAACTAAAGAGTTCTATGGTTACGTGATGGAGATACTACCTACCGTATCTCGTGCGCGTAAACCTGATTTCGATGCGCTTCGAGAAAAGCTTGAAGCAATAGTTGAGCACAACGCACGTATCCTTACCCAAGTCAAAAAAGGTAGTGTGTTCAGCGAAACGCACGAAATAGGCAATCGTCAAACACACCTCCGAATCGGTAGCAAAGTCAGCGACTACTTCAACACAGTTAAGTTATCAGTGTATCAAAAACGAGGCGTAGAAGAACGCGTATCGCATGAATTCCTTAAAGGCCGAATCGGCCTTGCTGCTTGTCGTAAACCCGCGCTAAGCCTTGATATAGTGTCCAGAGGCGGTAGATATAAATATATTTCGATTCAGTTTTCCTCATTGAGCGGTTCGAAGCTTATTATTGATTACGAAAACGACGAGATCACTATACGTTACCTATACCGCAACGTTACATTTACTGATGCTGCACCGATAAAAGCACATATTCCTGCAATACAAGTGAGTTCTAAGAACTTCGAAACAGGTGAAACAAGAGTTACTAGGGAATGGAGCCTACCGCTCGAAATAACTGACTTACCGGAAGTGTCTGGTGTTTTACGTGACTATGGTGAAGAAAGCACACTCGCACGCCGGATGTCGCTCGTTAACACCTATCGCAAAAGTACAGGAAAGCTAGCACCAGTTGAAACTAAAGAAATATGGATGGGTATATTAAATGGTTTCTAAAAACGAAGCATTCAACCACCACACACTAGGTATTATTATGTCCGGCTTGCGACACTTTGGGCGGATCTATATGCGCTGTATGAATGAAACATATACTGAATGGCGCATGAATACTGTCCGATACTTTGCTGAAAAATTATTAGAAGCGCTGCCGTATGCATCGGATAGCGATGGTGAAGGGTTTGAGTACGAATACAAAATGTGCGACTTGAATATTACCGTGCGCAACTCTGAGAGAATACGCTCAGTCGGCATATACATAGATGGTATTGATTTTGGTACCGGCAAGCGATATGATGCGGTTATACGCCTCAGCCCGCGCACATCTCGTACACGCTTGTTTATGGGTCTTCATAAGTCAATGCCAGGCGGGCACCGTGCCGTGGATCGTGGATCAAATGCCACACGCCATTTAACAATGGTGGTGTATAAAGCCGGCGCCGTTGAATTTCGCGCGTCGCGGTATGTTGCTATACCTGCGTATGTTCCGGGAAACATATACACAAGGCGCTACTTAACAAAGAACCAAGAATACACCGGCGTCGGCATACTGTTGCGAAGGGAAATACTACGCCGTCCATTTGCTGTATATGGCGATAACTATCCGTTTTCTAAAGGCACTAAATTTTATGTCATTAATCCGTACAAGCCGGTTCGCGCAGTAGTGGACTATGACATTGAAGGTCGTGTCGTAAACCAAAGAGCTGGGTTCGGCTACGACGAATTAAGTGGTGATTGGTTGACGCCTGTGCATCACTTAAAAGAAGTACGAGAGGCAGAAGATGAAACAGGCCTGAGAATACTAAACGATACTGACGCAACAATTATGGCTCTCAATTATGGTATTTGAAACACTTTGTAGGCATAGTGCTGCTATTGCTGAAATCGCAATGAATGATTACCGACAATTATATCGTTTCGCGTCTATCGGTAAAGGATCAGATGAACCGTTCGACTTTTGGATGTTTTTGAAACTTGTTTCTGATGAAGGTACCGGGATAGCCGCGATAGCAGATAAGTTATCCGTTTACAAGAATTTGAACGAAGCTTTCATGCTAAACGACTTGGGTACTTTTAGTATAAGGTCCAGACAGGCCAATTGGGCTGATGTCGGTATGACGGTTGCCTGGCAAATTAGCAAGAACTACCTAGCTGAAGTGCGGTACGTTGCGAATGTTAGTACTAGTATAGAGGCAAGTTACTCAGTCACTGTCGAACTGCGCAGAAAAACCCCGAATGGCATAGTGAGAACGTCTAGTATCGAGTACACGATTACCGGCCATCCAGCTATCCCGATATATGAAAGAATCAAGCAATTGGCCATTTACTTGCGTCATGATGGTTATAATTGCGACCACGTAGAGGCCGCAATACCTTCTGAGAAGCCTTTCTTAAAAGACGCTAATACACTAGCCTTACGAGTCACCGCGAAGTTCACAGTGCCGTTCAGTAGTATACCGATAGTCTGTCCTGCGGCAGCGTCATTGTGCATGCGAGAAATCGTTGTTAATAGGCCGGTATTTTCTGCTTACCGTGTTAATGGCACTGGCACTATTGTGGCGAAGGGGCTATACCGCGCAGGCGCGATAAGATACCGCCGGGATGATAATGGGCTTGAGATAGATTGCTTCTCTATGTCTGGGTTGCTTACAGCTAGCAACCCGCACGACTACGACTCTGTGCGTACGCACATCGGCCGCATACTAGTGGAACAGGAAAAACTCGGGACAGTATTAATGCCAGAAGAAGATATGGCTATGATGAGGTTACAGTATGGATGTTGACTTGAAACTGTTTGGTAATTTGTTCTCTACAATGCACGAACACGCCACGAACTCGCATAATGTGTATAGTCAAGTATTAGATGGCAAAACCTGGTACGCCGTGTGTCGTGCACTACTAAGGAAGAATAAACAAGGGAATAGTTCTGACATCGCGCTCAGTACATGGCTCTTAAAAGAACGCATGCTCAAGTCCTTTTATGCAGTATGCGGTGGCGGATCAGTCGAAAAGGTTATGAATACGACTATAGGAAAAGAAGAAACTTCTTTCAACACCGACTACCACATTACGGTACAGGTACACTACCAGACTGCTAGAGAATATGGCATTGATATTGATGTTTACTTTAAGGATCGACTTGTATACAATGTGTATTATTCGACGCATAGGGGCGTAACGTTAACAGAAATGGCTACCGGTGATGGTTTTGCTGTGGTCTTGGTAGAATTCATACGAGGTGGCCTGTTTAGCACAGGGCTAATGGAATTTACTGTTACTTCTAGGCGCAGCTATAAAGAAACGTCAGTTTACCGTATGAACTATAAAGGCACAACTAGAGACGGGTTCCCTTCGAAGTTGGTGTCGTACTCGATATGGACTACGGTAATTGACTGGAACACACTAGATAAGAATTACCACTCTTACGCGTATGACTCCGATACTGGAGAATTCACACTCACTAGCTCTATGTGGATTTACCGTGACAGTAGTGATGAAATAAGGACGTTCGGTAACATACGTGACTTATTGGTATTGGTACGAGGCTTCTGTTCAAAAGAAGTAATAAGTAACGCATTATTAAATTGGGATATGAGATGATTAATCATATATGGGACGACGTATATTTGCCGACTAAGGCTTATCAAGCATCGGCGCATAACAAAACGCGCAGCTTTAGAAAGCCATTAAAGTCTCTGCCAAATTCAGACGAATCGCGTCTAATGTTGTTCGTGCGCTGGGCGTTCCTTAACTTTCACAACAAGCAGAAACGTCCAATGGTTGCGATGATGATGCACATGCATCATAGGTGCCTTAGAAACTCGGCTAAGCAAACAAAGCCTCCTGTTACCCAATACGATGTGGAGTACAAGCGCGGAACAGTTACTAGCCATGTAGTTAACCTTTATAGTAGAGGGGCGCTCAAGTACACTGCTTTATTAAACAATAGCAAGTTCATCATTAAAGATATGGAACGTGATCGTTACCTTAGTTATAATCTTGTGGTGCCGGCTCACGGCTACCACGGTTCGTTTACGGTGACAGACACAATCGGAACAACGGAGCAAGGTTTTATTAAAATTACGTCTGAGCAAAACCGTGATGTTGATCGGGTGTCGTGGTCTACTGAATTTGATTTCAACACATTAGACAGCAACGCAGTAACACAGGAAAAGAAAAAAATCAGCGACTCGGTTGAACTAAAGACAGTTCACAGGTGGTTGATTGAGCGGGTGGAGTACTATAGTTTGAAATCAGTAGTAGCGACATATGAACCTTTACTAGCCAATAATATAGCACTGCCTATGTTACGTATACAGGGGATGGTATGACTACTACGTCTATGGATAGAGTAATAGCAGAGGCAGTTCTTGAAGCCCCTGCTGTACTCAAAGATTCGCTAGCTACAATAAAAAGCACAACTATCAAAGATACCATATCGGGTACCATTCTTGATTTAATTGGGTGCGTTACTGCCTTGCATTCGATGGGTACCATGTACTGGGACGTGACACGCGGTGATATACAAGGCACCGCATATTTTACCAGCAAGTCACTCACCACGCTTAGAAAAACAGTTGACTATTACCGTTTTACTACTGCGAATGTAATCGCCGCAGCGCATAGCACAGTGCCGCCTGATTACACTTACAAGCCAGACCGTATAGTAAGCTTCGTTATGGATTCAGAGATTACCTTATACGGGTTTGAATCTACTGGAAACAATATATCATGCTTTGTAGCACGCGAACCGCACCGCGGTGCATCAGTCGTATTACGTAGCCCAGGTGAAACACACATCATGTATATGGGAGACACTTCACTCTTGGTATACAGGATAGAAGAGCCGGACAAAGATGAACGAGGCATGCCGGTGTCATGTTGCGCAGTCTACCCGCAGGATCCGGCTCTTCCGGTCAAGCACATCAACGGGTGGTTGGTGACTAAGCATGCGGACAGTAGTAAGTTAAGAATAGTAGACGAGATAACACCGGATGTGGTACCGTTATTGACCTCTGTCGCAGGCGACTTGGATGGTGTATTTAACAACCAGTACCGTGTCATAGTAGGCGCCAATCGCTTCATGGAGATTGACAATTTATCCGATGAAGAAAAGGTTGCAACTATAGCGAAATTGCGTCTTAGGGGAGACTTAAAATAATGGAAAGTATTCTTGATATCGCCGAAGCTAACCTAAAGATTATTGTTAGGAGACTTGAAACGGTATTTTCGCTAGAACACCCGGCTACAGATGCTGCCAAACTGCGCCACATGATAGTACAAGTGAACACGGCTGCTAACCTATTTTTTGACTATGTAGAAAGCGAGTTTGAATGGAACGAATTGAATGAGCCAATATTGCGTGGTACTAAGTCTAAATTCACCACAAGTTCCGGCGCAAAGATAAACGTTGTCGCATTTAGTGCCATACGGCGTATCATGAGGATTAGCACCGGGTTTCCTGAGTCCGGGAAATGCTTCATAACAATAACGCGCACAGCCGACCGAGCAGGCAGTCCAGACGTGTCTACCAAAATGAATCTTACACCGGCAGGTGTTGATGACAGTCCGAGCTATGAGATACACGCAGTCAAAGGCACAGTCGGTAATTGTTCGCTAGTAGTGCGCAGCGACAGAAAGTTTGTGCGGTACCATACTGTCGCGCAGACGGGTCGTGTTGATACAATTCAATACTGTGAAGAAGTCCCGGATAGTGATATCACTGACGGTAACTCGAAGCTGGCATTGATAGACCATAGCTTTGGGACTCATGGTATCGAGTATAAGAAAGGATGGCTGGTACTCAGACGTTACGGTCCGTTGCTTGATAGCACCGTAGAGTACATAAGTGATGTGGCAAAACCAAAGACAAGCGAACTATTAAACGATCACGGATATTCTTATAACCAAACTATCAACATAAATGAGCTTGGCCGCGTTAAAAACCTTGACGACGAGGTTAAAAACAATATAATAGCACAAGTCAAATTAAACGGTATTGAGGATCAGTACCAAGTAGTGGATTAATTATGCATCAAAAACAGTATACAAAATCGATACCGTCGTTTATTGCTTGCTTGACTACCTTACTCGACGTGCACAAAAAGGAGACTTCTTATCTATCACCTGCAGAGGTACTAGATTTGAAGAACCACACCGCACGCGTAGAAAAGTGGGTGCGCGGCGCATCATATGTGATTGAGCAACAATTCAAATCACCGCGCGTAAAGATGTACCGCAGTTCTAAAACCTTTTTAGCGGCAGTACGGGAAGACGACTTCGACGGCAAATTAAAAATCGCATCCGACTTAATGTATGTGAATACCGGCGTTGATGGTAATGTTGCATACCAAAACGGTGACGAAAAGTATTACCTGCGTATGATGAACGGTACACTCGACATCTTAAAGCTGGATCCTGATTCAGGCAGCTTCTATATCATAGCACATTACCGTACATTTGGACTTCATAATGATAAGCGCAATGACGAGATATGTATGCGAATGGCCAACGCCATTGTTGTGCTTAACTTTAAAGAAGACTACGAGACGGTGGTGAAACTAGTCCGTGACGAGACCACTATCGGTATACCTAACACTGTGATCAGTCGTTGTAATGGTATGACTGAATCTAAATTAGAAAGTACAGGCTGGACTATCACTATGGGCAAGCCTGTGTTTATGCCATCCAAAGCTGATTTAATGGACTTCTATCGCTACGGTTGTTATATCATGGATCATGACATGAACAAAGGGCAACTACCTAACGAACTACGTGATGCCATCGAGCTTCATCTAGACGATATCACCGTACTAGGAATCCCGAAAGAATCACTAACACTAGCGGTAATACAATACGGCCTAGTAGCCAGCTAATAAAATGGTATCACTAAATACTGGAAAGATAAAACTTTCTAGTAGGATACCCAATGAGACAACCCGTTCTTCTTACATCTAATACAGGTCAAGAATGGAATTATGTAGGTGAGCGTGTACGCGCTGACGGATGGTACGGTAGTGTAGATGGCCTGCACACCGTGTCTATCCACTATCAGGATTTCATAGGCCGTATAAAGATACAAGGCACCCTTTCACTAAACCCAGACGACGACGATTGGTTTGATATAACGTTACGAGGCTATACGTGTTCTTGTGACGGCGCCTTCATCGAATTCCCGTTAAACGATGACCCTGAGTCTGGCGTTGCGGCATTTACCTTCTGCGGTAACTTTACATTCTTACGCTTTGTGCAAGACAGAAGTTACATAAGCACTGACAGTTTACAGATACCTGATCTCAAGCTTACACACGGTGCGATAGACAAAGTTCTGTTAAGTCTATAAGGAGGTGACACATGGCTATTAATGCATGCAACACTCTTTACAGTCAATCACTCGCTTTAAAGATCATGGCAGAAGGCTGTCTTGTTTTATCGGGCGAGCATGGCGGTACCTTGCCTGAAGTACCAGGCGGTACCAAAGAACCAACAATAAGTGAAACTATTGAATGTTTCCAACTAGATGTGATGAGCAACGAATCAAGGTTCACATTGCCTTGGAGCGCGATCTCTACGACGAGTTTGCTTGTTACTATTGACGGTGTTAAGCAACACGCTGACTCATTCTCTATAAACATCGGCGACTCGGTTACTGTATTAGAGTTCAGTGAGAATTTAGTAGAAGGCCAACGACTAGAAGTTTACGGGTTCCAAACTTTAACACCGTCGCGACTTGGCCTTTTCACACGAGTAGCGCCTGGTGGCCAACGCGACTTTGGGTTGCCGTGGTATGCGACTAATACCGCTTCGCTAATAGTGACACTAGATGGTGTCATACAGCACATCGGCGCATATGATCTATACTATCCGGCAGACGGTCAATCAGCAATACGATTTGTCGAAGACATTCCGGTCGGCGTTGAGATAGAGGTATTCGGTCTACGTGGTTATCCTAACAATACATTCTCGGTTGCCAACTATGTCGCTGATGGTGCGACCTCTGACTTTGTGGTGCCGTGGTCAGCAATTGGCTCTAAGATTATATTGACACTAGATGGTATTAAACAAGGTAGACAAACCTTTGAAGTAATACCGCAGACTGACGGATCTACTATATTCAGACTAAATGAGATACCAGCCAACCAGACAGAGGTTGAAATACTGGGCATTACGTTTGAGTCCAACGTGGATGATACTGACGGCTGCGCCTGTGCAATGGCGGCGTTCTATATAACCGAAGACGGGGCTCGAAACCTCAAGGAGTTGCGTAGAACTAAGACTGGCTATGAACTTCATATGCGTAGAATGCGGGGCGATGATGATATAATCGTGACCGAGAATGCCGATACTGTTGACTTTGCTTTATCACAGGCACTAAAAAACCAAATTAATGCGATACCAGACGTGCCGTCGATTTCGGCTGCTGATGATATTCGCATAGATGTTGACGTAAATGGCGACTTGGTAATCGGTCGCGACATTACTGCGCCTACACAATTAGCAGTAAGCAACGCAGGAAATGGATATCAGCTAGTCAACCAAGACGGTGATATCAGAACACTACGCACTGGCCCCGGATTGTGTATGCGTGTGGTCAATGATGTAATCGAAATCAGCAACAGACTTACTGGTGGCCACGTTAGTGTGTCTACCTCTGCTTACACCGCAGACCCTCTTGACGGGGTAATAAGTGTTACACAGCCCAACACAGTAATCACATTACCGAATATGATGATCGCTGATGCAGGCAAGCAATTGACTATCAAAGACGTTGCGGGCACTGGTAATATAACGATTAACGCTAATCAGCCAATTGATGGACAGGTGTCGCTAACACTTACGCAGCCATACGCATCAGTAACGCTGTATCACAACGGCACTGGTTGGTCAATTATCAATATGTATAAGGATTAATGACTATGGCTAGACGAGGATTAACAAGGGTAACCTCCGAAGTAATTAAAGACGGTGGCGTTGCCTCCGAAGACATTCAAGAAAGCGCGGTCGGTTTACGTGAGTTAAACGTACTGGGTAAAGATACGGCTACACCAAACCAGGTTGTTGGTGTTGATGCAAATAACAACCTCGTGTTACTGACCGCGTCGGGTACTGGCGGCAATGTACCGGTTGGTGTAAACGTCAATGACATAATTAAATGGGATGGCGCCCAATGGGTAGCAGTGTCAGACAGCTCTGTTCAAATGCCAACCAATGTCGCAGACGGTCAGGTCCTTGCTTGGGATGCAACCAACTCGGCTTGGGTAGCCGTGGATCAATTCCCGGCAGCAACAGACGGACAAGTATTATCGTACGACGCAGCAAGCGGAACCTGGGTCGCTGTAGACATGCCAACCGGAACAGGCGGACAAGCCGTTCCTGTGTTTGGTGCATTGCCGCAAGACGGTGACTTTGATGCGCCGAGGATAGCAGGCGGCAAGACTCCTGCTGTTCAAGGCCTACTAAGTACTAGTAGAATAGTAGACGCGTTTGACAGTCTGAATGAAATCGTCGGGTTGTTATTGCCTGACGCGCCTGCTCTACTTAGTACCAAAACACTTACGTTCGGTAACACGAACGGCCTAAAATATGCGAACAATTATATCGACAATACTGGTTCGGGTCCTGCTGCTGGTGATGATATACCATCACGCACCACGTCTGTTCCGCAAACTTCTATTATCAGTGGCTTCGGTTCTGGCAATAGCGGTGTGCTTGATGCTGTGATAAACGGTGTAGTAGACGGATCTGTTACACTAGACGGTACCGATAATAGTGGTACTGACGCGTCGCTTACCATCACGGCCAATAACGACTATCCTGCTACTACACCAGGCTTCTTCCAAGACTTGAGTGCGCGTATGCGCGGTGTAAACATGTCAGTTGGTTTAAACCAAGCCAAACTCTTGCACAGTGAAACTGGCGAGACTAATACAGCGCATGTGTTGTATGACACGGTTGCACCTGATACCACAGCAACTATCGATTCGTATACTGTGACGAATTCCGTATTAACACAGTCTTCCGGTATACCGCATTATGTAAACGGCACGACTATTACGCTAGACGGAACCGGTACTAACTTGGCCACTAACGCATATAAATCATCCGGGGTGTTCGTTATCAGCGCAACAAACGGAACAGGATCTAATGTATCTATTAATCCTGGCTCAAATGGCCTACCTGCTATATTTGATAAGGACTTGGCAAGTGCGTCATTTACAGGTGCAGTGTTTACGATAGGCGGCAATATACATAGCACTAGTAAGCTCGGTCTAGTATCGCATAACCCGGATAAAACATCCTCTAAAGCGAACGTAGCAGAGACCTTACTTGTGATGTCAGGTAACCCTACACCGACAAGCTCAGGCCCTGTTATTGAAATGCAAATACCAGTATCAGCATCGTTGGGGAGTATTCCTTCAGGTGCCGCTACAGACGGTTATCGAGTAAACGGCAGTGATTTTTCTGCTTGGGATTCATCAGCTAGTACCGCACCGGATGAAGCTTCAGTGGTCGGTGGTATTTTAAAACACGACAACACTGATTACACAAGTGGCTATCTACCAGCTGGTCCTGATTACAGCAACAAAAACTCAACCCAATATCTTACGTTTGAGTTTAGACGAACAGCCGTATCGTTATTCGATATACAGATTACAGGCTCGTATTCAGGCATAGAGGTGCAACTACCAGGCGTTGCAGGATGGTGGGACATGTACCAACTATACAGCGGATCCGGCGTACCTAACCCTGGGTGTGCGTTGGGTAGCATAGCAACAGGTTCAACAGGTACTTTCACTTGCACATTCGGTACACAGAGTTCTACAAACGCCACTGACAATAAAGTGTACGTAAGGATTAAATTAGAAGCAGGCGACGCAGTAAGCGGCATCCAAATTAGATCATAAGGATTTTGAATAATGGCTATTAACGATTCACAAAAAGTAGACTTTTTATGGAAGAAGCTAATATACGGGCAATCTTCCACATCTACTACCGCTAAGCAAGCGGCTAACGAAACTATACCGAGTCCGGTTATAGTAGACTCACGCAATGTCTGGAGCGAAGCGGCATCTATACCAGCGACACCACCTGCGAGTGATACTAGTGTTATAGAAGTCCTGACGGGCGCTAATGCTGTGGTGTTTGTACCAGATCCTACTGTGGCTAATGACAGGACTTGGATTGCGGTAAGTGATGTCAACGGCGACCCGGCTGATCCCGCTAACAGGCTTGGCAACTGGATCCCGGCATCATTTGGACCTGACTATCTTGTCAAAGTCTATAGTGATCAAACAGTGGCGCCTGGTAATTCCCTTAACTTATTAGCTGCCAATAATGAGTGGGTATTCGACTATGCTTCTGGTGTGTTACAATTCATCAATAATATCCCGCCTGCAGGCACTGGTATTATAGTAGAGGGCTACCGATATATCGGTGAGGTAGGCGGCACAGGATCGTCTGGCGGCGGCACAGGCGGCACACCTATCTTTACTGAGCTTCCGGCTGATGGTGACTTTGATGCACCTAGAGTAACTGGTGGCAAGTCCCCTGCTGTTACTGGATGGACAACGAATACAAAAATAGTAGATGCGGTTGATAGCTTGAATGAGATATTGGGTCTATTATTACCAGACGGGCCCGATGATCTGTCTACTAAGACACTGTCGTTTCCTAATACTCGACCTAACGGTGCGCTTTATTACGCAGACGGGTATACCGATAATACAGGCAGCGGTCCAGCGGCTGGATCTCCTGCGGCTAATAGAAGTACGAATAGTGCATCTAGCGCACTCGTTACCAGCTTTGGATCCGGTAATAGTGGTGTATTATCTGCGACGTTAAACGGCAGCTCGATTGACAGCATACCGTTAACAGGCGGCGATGATACTGGCACAAGCGCGAATGGCTTTATTACTATCACGGCCAACGATGACTTCCCGCAACAGACACCCGGCTTCTTCCAGGACTTGAGCGCACGTATAGCCAATATAACAACACTTGGTCTAAACAACGCCGTGCTAGAGCACAGTGAAACTGGTACGACTAATACTGCTGATTTCTTGGTAGACACTGTGGGTGACACTGTGACTGTGAGTGGTGTTTCTGTAACGGAAGGCTCAACTATCAATACATCACTTAGTAGTGGTGTACCGCATTATGACGCCGGTAGTGTGTTGCTTGTCAGTGCGTCTGCCACTAACTTGTCTACACAAACATATCTACAAAAAGGCATATTCGTAGGATCCATTTCAGGCTCGGTAGCTTCTACTCAAGCAGGCGCTGGTGACTATGGCTTACCTGATCCGCTTGTTGTGAATTATGCAAGTGGCTCAATCACAGACATGCCCCTTACTATATCCGGCAATCACCATCGTTCTTCTACAATTAGTGTTTCGGCACACAATCCAGATAAAGACGGCTCAAGTAGCTTTGGCTCGACTGTGCTAGTAATGAGTGGCAACCCAACATCACCGGTAAAGGAACTTAATATACCGGTTAGGTCTAGTTTAGGCAGTATTCCTTCTGGCGCAAGTACAAATGGATATCGCGTAAATACTAGTGATTTTTCTGCATGGGATTCTTCTACGTTAGTAGCATCAGATGAGGCGACGGTAGTGGGCGGCGTTATGCGCCACGACAACACTGATTACACAAGTGGCTATCTACCAGCTGGCCCTGACTACTCTAGTAAGGCTGCTGTGCAGTATTTTACAGTTGAGTTTAGACGCTCGGCAGTATCGTTATTTGATATTCAAGTCACAGGCACATACAGTGGCCTTGAAGTACAGATACCGGGAGTTGCTGGATGGTGGGATATGTTCCAACTATACGGCGGCGCTGGCGTTCCCACAGCGGGGTGCGCATTGGGTTCAGTAGCAACTGGATCATCCGGTACATTTAGAGCCACTTTCGGTACTGAGACATCTACGAACGCAACGGATAACAAGATTTATGTTCGTTTCCGTATGGAAGCAAATGATTCTATTACGGGCATAGAGATCAAGTAAAGGATAAGACATGGCAATTAGTGATAGTCAAAAAGTTGATTATTTGTGGAAGAAGCTTATATTCGGTGTCTCGAACACCAATATAGGCGGTAAGGCGGCTGCTAACGAAACGATAGCCAGTCCGATAGTAGTAGATGCGCGTTTCGTTTGGAGCGAGGCTTCAGTGATACCAACTACTGCCCCTCTTATCACTACGTCACAAATAGAACTTCGTACGGGTGCAGACGCGGTGACGTTAGTGCCCGACCCCACGGTACCTGGTAACAAAGCATGGCTTGCTCTAGTAGATCCGAATGGCTCTACTACTGACCCTGCTAACCGTGTAAGAAATTGGATCCCGCCGTCGTTTGGGTCTGATTATCTATTAAAAGTTTATAGCGACAATACAGTTGACCCTGCTAACTCGTTAAACCCGCTTAACAATGGTTTTGAGTGGGTATTTGATTACGTATCTGGAGTACTGCAATTTGTAAACAATGTACCTAACGTCGGTACAGGTCTGACAGTCGAAGGTTACGTATATGTGGGTCAAGTAGGCGGCACAGGCGGAAGCGGTGGCGGCGGCACAGGCGGCTCGTTTAGCTTGTTTGGTGATCCTGATCCAACACTTAGCGCACCATTAAAGACTAACGGACAGGCCATTACCGGTGAAGGCGGCATTATATTCGACACTGGTGCAGGCCCGTCTACCATACGTGCTGACGGCAGTGATGACTTGATGCTCGAAGGCGGTGATCAAGGGCGTGTCGGGATCAGTGGCTACTTATTCCCCGACGCTGTTGGTAGTGCAGGTGATATATTAGTTGTAGACTCGGACGGTTCACTAAAGTTTGACAAGATTCGTAATGGCAATTTGCCGGTCGGCACGTCACCTGGACAGATCTTTACCTGGGATGGGTCTACATGGGTTATATCAGACGCCCCGCAAGGCACAATTCCGCAAGGCACGTCTAACGGACAGATTCTAGTATGGAACTCTGCTACAGGCGGCTGGGTAGCACAGGCTAACACAACTGGACAAACGTACTGGAATCTGGTACAGAACAAACCGACTGATATTCCAGTTACCGGGCAGAATATTGATTCAGGCACACTAAACCTAGCAAACGGAACACTAGTAGTAAACGTCAGTGACTCATCTGCTAATCCGGAATGGTCAGCCATACAGAATAGACCGACGTCGTTTACACCGAGTGCTCACACCCATACATTTGGTCAGATTACAGGCTTCCCGCAAGGTAGCACAAGCGGTGATCTACTAACGTGGAACGGCACGCAGTGGTTAGCACAAGCACCACAAACCGCAGCAACATCTCTTACAGGGCTATCTGATACAGACGTGTCTGGAGCAACATCAGGTCAGGTGCTTCGATATAATGGCACTGAGTGGGTAGCGGCAACGATTTCGGCTAACGGCTTAACGGCAGTATCTGACGACACCAACCCTGTACTAGGCGGCGACTTGACTACCGGATCGTTCACTATAGACGGATTCAACTTACCGACTGCTGACGGCAGTGCTGGCCAAGTAATGGTAACAGACGGTAATGGACAGCTGGGATTCGAACAGTTTTATAACTTGTTTGACTTGTCTCCGTCACAAGGGCAGAGTATACGTTACGGCGTGCTAACATGGGAAGTATACACACCGTTTGATGGTAATTATAGTAACCTGTCAAATGTACCTAGTACGTTTGCACCTAGTGCACACACTCACTCATTCAGTGACATTTCGGATTTCCCTACAGGAAGTGAAGGTGATGTACTAACGTATCAGAGCGGACAGTGGGTAGCGGCTACACCAACAGGCGGATCAGCAACATATAGTTATAACGACTTGACTGATGTGCCAACTGAGTTCCCGCCAAGTACTCACACCCATGCGTGGTCTGAGATTACAGCATTACCTACATTGTCGCAATCAGGCGGTAACGTTACTGGTTCGATTGACTTAGGCGCAGGCACGTTCGCACTAACAGCACCGGCTGGATCTGGTGGTAGTGGCTCAGGCGGTTATGAATGGGCTGTATTCCAGTACCAAGCAGGTGACACATTTGATCAGGCAGCAACACAGCACTCTGCAGGTGTGGCAATTGAATATATCACCGCAGACGAGCAGAACTTAACAGGGTTTACATTCTCTGGTTATAACTTGCCACCCGTTGCTTGTATGATTTATGCTCAGAACTTGTTTACTGGTAAATGGAACATCATAGATACGACAGAGATTGTCGACCAACAATTGTTTATGACTGATCCAAACGGCAAAAGCTATACTGATCCAGACTTGCCTAAGACTACGCAAGAGAATGTGGGGCAATGGCAAATGGCAATGTCACGTGCTAACACGGGCGCAAATAACCTTAATGGTTTGCCGACGTACTATGCGAGGGTGTTTGTTCTTTTCCATATCCCAGGATAATTTTCTATTAAATAATAGAAAAAGGATTTATTGGAAATGGCCATTTCTTTACCCTCAAAGCTCATCCGTGCCGAAGTATCTAATATCTCGGGATACGAACGTTGGATATACGACGACGGCACTGGTGATCCTTATTGGAGCGGGGGCTCAAGCCCTCGCTTTTATCGCTGGACAGTAGATGTCACTGTCACTAAATCAAATCACTCTAGCCACTTAACACGCAAGCCATTCGAATATAATGGTTATGATGTAGCCATCGGTGATTGGCTAGCAAACACGTCAACTGGTACTGCGCATAAGATAGTAGGCATAGTAAGCAAGTCAGAAACAACACTGTCTTTTATCTTAGAGGATGTTGATCGTTATAACACGTATCGTGATCCTGGCGCACAAGGATCAGGTGCACCGCAAGCTGGTTCTGCTCTTATATTCACACTAAACGAAGAAGGCGAACCGTTACTAGACGGCCTGACGCCGGGGACTATTAGTTCTATATTCTTTGCTAACCTGATGAGTCGCTTCCAGAACATCAACCTCGAGTACGATTACCCGATGACACAGGAAGGGCACTCGTTCCAGATAGGCGATATAGTCGCGGCAGACCCCTCTACTAATAGTTGGGTTTTATCCGCGCCTGAGTATCCGTATATCGTTGGTCGTGTTAGTGCATTAGGCCCGGGACCTGACGGATTCTACGTAACACCTGTACAGCGCATAATTGATGATTTAGACTCTCTTCCTGGGGACGTTGCGTCTATTCTTTATCTTGACGAAAACAATGCTGGTAAGATAACAACCAATGTTACTGACCACATTATGTACATAAAGACTAAAGAAGCAACGGTAACCGAACACATTTCTGACGTAATAAACCCGACAACTACCGCGGGTAATAAAATGTCTGTGAACGGCGTAGAAGTTACTTTTAGTGTAGGTGATACAAGCGATATCATCAGTTCTATTAACGCAGTAACGGGCACGACTGGCGTTCTTGCGAGCTCTGTGGCGCCTCCGACTAGTGTAACTGGTAGTGTAGGCGACTTGGCTTATGGTGTTACGGGCGCAATAGGCAACACGTCACAGGCAGAAATAAACGGAGTGTTGGTCACATTCGACTTGACTACCAACGGAACCGCGCAATTTGGCACTACCGCGGCCAACGTGGATGATATGATTGCTGCCATCGAAAGAGATATGAACGCGGCCGGCAACGCTGACATATACGGTGAAGACAATAATGGTCTTTTGCGGTTATATGATCGCACAGGTGGCGCAATTAACATCACTAATATCGCGTCCGACGGTTCCGGTAATAACTTCGCAGGCCCTGCCTCGTCTACTGGCTTGCCGTTGAGCACATCTGGTACTAGTGACGTCCAAATCAAAGTAGAAGGCAGTGACGCCGGTCCTATTAGTACACGAAACGTTTCTGGTACTCCGGTAGAAGACACCGGCTTATATACAGTAGAAAACGGTGCAAAAGCCGAAGCGATGTATGTTGAGCAAGGCTTACGTGTCATATCTTCCGGATCGGGCGGCTCGAGCATGACTGTGGTAGCCGATGTAAATAGTCGTGACATACTTAATCCACTTGTTGGTGACCAAGCATATGTGATAGACGACGGCAATAGCGAATGGGCTATCTACTTGTGGACTGGACAAGACTGGGTAAGAACCGCAGACGAAGACAGTGCACGCACTGATGCTGATACGATGACTGTTGAGTTGAATTTTGACTCTCAACCTACCTTAATAATCGGTAGTGTATCGCCTGGTTCAAGAATAACGTTGATTACTGTCACGGTAACGACGGAATTCGACGGCAGTGCTGAACTTACACTAGGGCCTAGCACTGACCCTGACAGACTTATGGATAACGACTTGCTTGACTTAGCAACCGAGGGTACATATTCGATACAATCCGACATGGTGCTAGACAACGGAGACGGTACAGACTCGGTTATTATTGCTGCTTACAAGCCAAACGGCTCAACTGTGGGTTCGGCAATAATTAGCGTTTCGTACATGTAATCTTTTAAGGGATAAGAATGCCAATTAGATTCAAAGGCCCGGTGAGGCCACGTAAATTAAAATCACCTGATCCAATCAAAATGCCTGTAGTGAGGAACGACAAAGTGCCAAGAATTAAATCCGAAGTATTGTATTACAAAGAGCACGGCTCACTACCGACTGAACCTGCCGTGGTTTATGATATATCGAGTAACAACGAGACGGGCTCGTTCGATCCGTCGGGTGCATTTTACCTAACAGATGAGTTGCGCTCCGCTGAAAAGACTTATGGCAGTACCTACGTGTCTGTACAACACGGCGATGATTGGGCGTTTACGCAGCTAACTAAGGTATCCGATAATCAAATAAAAACGTTTCCGATTCTTCCCGGCCACGATTTTACATTGACATTAGAATGTAATCGTGCCGCGTACGGAGCAAACATATCCGCTTTCGTTGCTCTGGATGACCAAAACTATCAAGGTACGTCGTGTGCGCCGCTATTTTACTGGTGGTGGCAAACAAACAACGACGGTCGACTTTGGAACCAGATTACGCCGTTTGGAACCTATTACGCGAGTAACACAATTGGTGTACTTGATGCGGAATTCGACCCCACTAGTGGAGGCGGGTGGAACTTCGATTACCCGCAGACGTTTAAGATTACTAAAACCGGTAATGTAGTGACTGTATTCGTTAATGCAGTGCAAGTCGGAACCACATTGTGGACGTATGATAGTACCTTCGCTCCTACTCTTAGATTAGGGGCTAATAACAGTACTACCCGTGTTGGCAACTTTAGGCTAACCGTAACTGACCCGAACGCATAAGGATATCGTATGCCAATTAGATTCAGAGGCCCGGTGAAGCCGAAAAAACTAATAACACCAGACCCGATCAATATTCCGGCCATAAGGAATGATAAAGTACCGAAGATTAAATCCGAAGTACAGTATTACAAAGAGAACGGCGAGATGCCTAGTGATACCGCTCACTTGGTATTCGGATCTACCCTGGGTAGCGGAACATACGTCGATGAAAATACAGACATGACCCGCAGTTACGCATTGGACGGAAATACAGATACTGTCACCGAGCGATGGTATTGTTCTATGACCAGTAGTTTTGTTAAGGCACAGTGGTCAACAACCTTGCCTTTTACTGGAACAATACGATGCGTATTTGACGTGGGGTCAAATACCACGAGCCCGAAAACCGGACTATTCCGTATATCGTGGAATAATACTTCTGGTCAAAATACATATGCATATAATAACACTCATATGCCGCTTGCGGTTAAGGGTAGCTGGACAAGATACGAGATGGATTTTTCTGTTACTGATATGAACCTTATTGTATTTAGGGGCCAACATACTGGCGGCGGCGGCCCAGCGTTTAGAATACGATCGCTTGAATTAATGGAGTAACCATGCCAATTAGATTCAGAGGCCCGGTGAAGCCACGTAAACTAAAATCACCAGATCCAATCAATATGCCTTTAGTGCGCGACAATAGGTCTACGAGAGTTAAGACCGAAGTACAATACTATAAAGAACACGGTGAGATGCCAAGAGTATCAGACCCGTGGACATCTATAAGTGAGTATTTTAGCCTGCCTGCTGCTGCCGACGGCTCACGTGGCGCTGACTGTATAGTCATAGACGGCGACGTCATGGCGCTACACGTCGGTGACGTTGCGGCTAGTGTGTACTTTTACAAATGGGACGGCTCAGCATGGCAGCAAACTGACACGTTGGCGTTGTCTAATATCATAACAGGCCAGACAGTATTTGATCGTGAATATGATTGTGTGTATATTGGCCGCCCGACTTTCTCTAGTAACTCTGGCCAAACACGTAGATACGGTTTTGATTTTACTACAGGTACAGTAACTGATGCTGGTGTAGTGTGTGCGGACCTTACATCGTCTGCTGGACTAGAAGGACGACAGAGCGTAGTTTACAAAGACTTGCAAATAACGTCGTCGCCTCATTGGCGTCAAGGTACTGATTACGGCGGCATGATCGGGTACAGGCTTAGAACTGATCCATCTGCACGCAAGTCAATTACCCATACGCTCGTCGATTCGTCTACATATACGTCTACGGCATTGATAGGGTATCAGTTTCCGAACGATGATTTGCTATTCGGCGGCTCTATGGGTGTTGATCAAGATAGACTGCTAGTGACGGCAATCGCAAGTCCATCAGAAAACTCTGGCGCCCATGCCTTTATATCTGTGTTTGAGTATGACGACGTAGCTGCAACGATGACGGAAGTTCAGCGCATACCTAACCCGTACCCATTGCCGGGCAACTCTTATAGGCCTATTGCTGTGCGCGGCCAAGGCGGTACCATGTTTGTGGTGTGTACCGGTAGTAAAGAACAAGATAACGCAAACGCTTTCAGTATTATTGAGTATACTTGGAATGGCACCGAATATGTCCAAGACAGTTGGTATACCTTACCGACTGAAATATATACAGGAACACAGGCACGCAGTGGCATGATGTACAACATCACCATGCTCAGTAAAACTGAAATCCTAATCCCGTTTCAAGATAGTACTGGAAGAATAATGAAGGTAACAAAGTAATGCCAATTAGATTCAGAGGCCCGGTAAGGCCGAAAAAGCTAAAATCACCAGACCCGATTAAGATGCCTGTAGTGAGGAA